CCTCATCTCTACCATCGTTAGCATCTATCAGCAGTGAGCTGTCAGAAATATCAAATGTAAATTCTAACTTAAATTTCATGATACATTACAGCAAATTTTACTAAAACCAGAAAGAGAAAGAGAGCATTGCGTTACTATTGTGCCTATCATTTCACAATAGGACTTTGTAGTATTAAGCTCTTCAATATACTCTTGTAGGCTTATAATTTCATGGATATACTCAGAGTTTTGCGAGGCGTACTTCTCATAGATTTGAAGCCTACTTGTGCAACTCTTTAAGTCTTCCTTTATGCTTCTGACTACCTGATCTACCATTTCAGTAGTAAGATTAGTATAGACATCACTGTTTCCAGCCCAAGCAATGTTTATTTCATCACATATCGCTCTGTATACACAATGAGACCTACTGAAACTTACAATTTCTATTGGCTTATCTCCTTCTTTAGGAATACCATAAATATTTAAATAACTACTCATAATTCTTCTATTAGTTTAGTTAGTAGTACCTTTAATTGTTTAATAACTTCTCCTTTTGAGGATTCTGTCATGCATGACCCATAGACATCTAGAGAACCTTCAATGGATTCAAAGAAGTCATTTTCAATAAATTTACCTTCCCCATATAGTAACGTCTCACCAAAACATTTAAGAATTTGGTCATCAGTTAATGCTTCTGTTGTTATAAAATCTACAGTCATTTATTTAATATTTTAATTGCTTGCTCAATATGTTCTTTCGTAATACCATGCATATAATCTATATGGATAAAATTATCCTTTTGGGAGTATAGCATATCCTGATCGTCATCGAAGATAACGTAGCTAGTTATATCTTTTGACTCTAATACGTATTGTATTTCGTTCCCTCTACAAAGTGTACTTCTGATGTCATCATTCTGGCAAGTATAACAGAAGTGAGGAGTCTTTCCTATAATTGCATCACAGTATAAGCCATTGTCATACAAATACTCGCAAGAGTTTTCATAGTCAGACCTCCATGATGAGGACATAATTATTTTAGCACCAGTGGCATCTATTAAGTCATTTATAAGCTCGATACATTTTGGGTCAACGTCTCCTCCATTGTATCCTCCGATACCACGAGTCTTAACATACCAATCATTACTATTCAATACTCCATCAATATCTAAAAAGATTACCTTCATAATGTTAATCAAATTCTTTTAAAAAGGCTTCTATTATCTTAGAGGAATCTTCCTTAAAGATATTTTGCAAAGCCTTAATAGCATCCTCTTTCTTTATATAATCGCCTGTGCCATTAGCACAGACAATCATAGCTCTCATTGGTGTATAAGTATCCATAATTACTTAGTAACACTTGGTTCAGTATAAGAAACTGGTTCGTACAGTTCCCAGCCAGTTAACCATACTGGAACAATTACGGTTTCTATAGCAACAATATCCCAAACAATGTTCTCAAAACATGCTTCATATGTTACTCCTTCAATCTTATTAGATTGGTAGTTAGCCCAACCATAAGGTTCAGCTACAAACTTAGTCCCATCAGCTCTCTCAAAAGTCTTGCTATCTGCACATGACATCATAGCAAGAACCATCATAAATAAAACTATAAACTTCTTCATAACATTTTAATTTAAAAAAGATGCCCTAACTGCACTCCTACCTCATTACAAGGATGGCTGTTCGGCTGATCGCTCTTAAGCCTACTCAGGGGCTCAGGTTTGGCATCACTACTATAGCCCCTTATTCGTTAATGAATCCAATAATTAGGCAAAGGCCCATCAGCTTCAATGTAATCCTTATACCCTTTTACCTCAGACTCTGGATACGTAGTATTCTTAGTTATATTATAAAATACTCCATCTAAACAATCCACAACATCACCATTCTCCATTATGACTTTATCTGTCACACTGAAATTAGTATGACATTTGGACATTCTAGCTACGTCAGCTCCAAGATGTACTCTAGTACAGAATGGTTTTCCTCCATCAGCTAAACATTTAACTAGAACATTAGCCATATCTTCTGCTATAGATTCTGGACATTCCAAATTTATCTCATCATATGGAGTAACGCATAGAAGAACAATATCAATTAGATTATTATTCATAATCCAATTAAATAGCTTTATCATTGCCAGCTTAAAAGCCATTGCTCCTCTATTCTGAATCCTATAATTAATAGATTGCTTTTCAGAATCTGATTTTCTTCTGAAATACCTAGTTACCTGCTGGACAGTATCGCAGCCTGGAGCATCGCGCTTCATTTCTCTATAGTATTCCCAATATCCATCCTCTTTAAACTTATCTTGCATTTTGAACATCCACTTTGCATCAAATATGTGTGCCCTATGCTTAGTTATAGGATTCATTAGGATATATCCATTTCGCATTACTGCTTTTCTACAATAGTCCTGGTATTCTGCAATTCCAGAAAAACCTTTCATAAAGTTATCATAAATGTTCTTCGCATCTTTCTTGTCAAACCCACTATTGACGTGTAAAGTATTATCATCGCCTCCATAGAAAATAGCAAATTCAACAGCTTTGGCATTTTGTCTGTGTCCCTTATACTTAGTTTTAACTTCCTCAACAGTTAATTTTCCAAGAAGATCGGGCCAGCACATTTTTGCTACTTCACTATGCATATCTCCTCCAGACTCAAGAATATTAATCATCTTTTGGTCATTAGATACAGAGGCAGTAATAGCACTTTCCTGTCCAGTATAATCACAAGAAACCCATAGATTACCTTTCTCTGAGGTAAAGCACGCTCTAGTCTCCTTATCTCTAGGAAGATTCAACACATTCACTTTGTAAGGACCTCCTCCAGATGATATTCTACTTGTATCAGTTCCTATTACATGCAAGTCTGCATGAACTCTTCCAGTTTTAGGATTTATCGCCTTCAGCCAGTTTTCTCCATAGGTAGAAACCACCTTTGCGGCTTCCTGATACCTCAAATAAATAGGAATAATAGGAAACTTATCCTTTTGAGGCTTAAGCATTTTAGCTTCTACGGACTTCTTTTTCTTCTTAGTCTTTTTATCGAAAGTATCAACTTCAATGCCTAAGATTTCAAACAGTTTGATTACTTGTTTAGAACTACTCCAATTTATAACGCATTGTGGCTTATCATTAAAACCAGAAAACAGGTCTCCTTGCAAATCTATCTTGGTAAATAAACTTGATATCTTCTTCTTATAAGCTTTCAATTTTAAGCTCTGATAAGGCACTTCTAGGTCATCTTTTGGAGAGCGTATATACTTATCCTTTAATAATCTTCTTTCCTCCTCTGCTATATCATCAGGCTTATCATAATCCATTTCTGGATAACGAATATCCCAATCTCCATTCTTAACTCTTTTAGAATCCCACTCTACTACCCAATCATTCAACTCTTGCTCAGATGTTTTGAGTTTAAGTAAATCCTTAGCCATCTTGTTTTTCCATTTAGCAACATCAAGATGAACTCCACAATGCTTAACATAAGCTAAGGATTTAGCAAACTCGCACTCAAACTCTGCAGCCAAAACTAGGTCTTGAAGCTTAAGTTCCTCCATCTGCTTATCTAGAATGTCCTCCAGATACATAACATCTCCAGCAGCATAAACAATTACATCCTCAGTAAGACCATCATTTATGATTTTACCTCGGACTGTTTTATCAATGTCTATATTAAGATACCTCTTAGCCATAGCTTTCAAAGAATAACTAAGCTCGTAATAAGGAAGTTTTCCTGCCTCTTGTATAAACTCATATCCTGGAAGTTCTACTCCAAGTTCATTATACAGCTCGTTAGTTATAATCTTCGGATATCCTAAATAGATTAATTGTTCAACCAACATTATGTCATATATCTTCTTAGGATATATACCTTGAACATACATAAAGCACAAGTCAAACATTAGATTAACTCCAATAACTAGTACTCCACTTTCTAGATAGTCCTTTAGAGATCTTTTTTCACATTCTGTTAGGGTAGTCCAATCGAATACAACTTGGTTATTTTTATTTCCAAGTTGAACAGTTAATAAATCTTTAGTATGAGCATCGAGACCCATAGTCTCAGTATCAAACTGAACCCTTTTCAAAGGCAACAGAAAATCCATTGCCTTCTCAAAGGGAATATGTTGATACTTCTCAGGGCGAAAGAGAGTTTTATTTCTACTTACTAGATAAATCATCGTGACTATAGATTGTTATATTGTTAAGGATAATATCCTCATTATCTATATTCAGTTTTTCGATAACTTTATCTTTAACCAACTCTTGCATTATGTCCTCTGAGAGGTCTCCAACTACTTCAATATCTACCATTGTCCCTAGTTCAACTCCTACTTCTACCTTAACATTTCTTGCTAATGGTTCGTTATAGGGTGCTCTAGGATCGTCAGCTGCTCCTATTGGATAATTATCGAAAGTCCTCATAAGGGTCATATGACATAGGGTCAACCAATTCCCAATCATCTGCATTCATATCTTCACCATCAAAGGGATAATATGTACAACTTTGGTCTGAAAAGTCATACATTATGAACTGGTCATGATAAGTAACCCCAGCTTCACACTTTCCCATAAGAACCTTCATTTGGGTAGGTATAGATTTCATCTTCAAAACATCCTGTGCAGGAATTTCTGCAGGAATCTGCATAAATACTACAAGGCTACTTTGAAAGACTCCTCTTCTTACTACTTCTCCTCTACGCAATGCTGGTAAAATTTCCTCGAATTTCATTATAATAAATTTTTAAGTTGATTAGAAAATCTACGTCTTAGTTTAGCTAATGCTCCTTCTTTCATCTGTCGGATTCTTTCTCCTCCAACGCCATACATATCGGCTATAATTTTCGGATTTACTGGAGCCATTCCAATACCGAACAGCATACAGATTAAGTCATGCTCTCTAATAGTCAATTTTGAGAGCAAATTCTCGATTTCCTTAGCTACATAAATCTTATTCACCTGTTCGTCTAAAGGGTCTTCCCCATCAGGTATAACATCACAGACTTGGCTGTTTCCCTCATCTCCTCCTATAAAATCATCCACAGATACTAGCTTGTTAGAAAATTGAGCAAGATAATCAATCTGCTCTCTAGGAATATCAGTCATTTCCGATATTTCTTCCGAACTAGGATTTCTATCGTGAGATTGTAGGAATTTATTAGTTGCATCGAGTATACTAATTACTAGTAATTGCTGAGACATTGGCAAGCGGATTTCCCTAGCCTGCCAATATATAGAGTTATAAATACTTTGTCTAATCCACCATACAGCATATGATAAGAATGTGACACCTCTTTCTGGGTCAAACTTATCAATAGCTTTCATTAAACCTTCATTTCCACTAGAGATTAAATCCATCAAAGGAATACCTCTGTTTTGAAATTGCTTAGCAATAGTTACAACGAATCTTAAATTAGATTTTATAACCTGCTCTCTAGCAACATCATCTCCCTTTTGGGCTTCACAAATAAGACGAGTTACCTCATCACTATCCAATATTTTATATTTGGATATATCTTTGAGGTAACTAGTCAATAATGAATCCGAGCGGTCGGTGAAAATGATTTTCTTACTCACCTTCTTTCACAACCTTGGCCTCTGAAATTTCATCTTTCGGAGCATTAAGTCCTATACGAATTGATAGTACAGATACATATGCTTCCATTGCTTTTAGTTGGGCAATTAACAAATCACGATTCAGATTATCTACTTCTTTGCTCTTATCGCTCAAAATAAATTCTCTAAGTTTGTTAGCACGTTCATTAACTTCATTAAATTCTCCCAACATTCTCTGAAATACAGCTTGTTCCATTTGATTAATTTTTAATATTTACAAATGAATCTAGACCCGTAGGTTTCAAGGAAGTCCTTTTCTTCCTGTATTATCTCATAAATTCCAACTATTACTAATGACAATACTAATCCTCCAAATATATAGACCAGAATAGTATTAAATATCCAAATATAAAGGTTCATAATTAATATCGTAAGAGTCATCGAGAATAGATACATTGGCGGTCTTTGTCTCGCCTGCATCTAGTAGCCAATGATTTCCTTCGTGGATATGTCCACAAAAAGCATACTTCGGTTTCTTATCTATAATAGCCTTAGCCAAGACCTCATTTCCTGCATTTATGGGAGTAGAACTCCACCTACCAGGCGGAATCATACCACAATCATTTAATGCGGGAGCATCATGACTAATCAATATATCGCAATTTCCTGGGATATGTGAATAGATTTCTTCCAGTTTCTCATCAGAATACATGAAAGCCCAATTACCAAATTCATGGCAGGCCGGAGTTCCATAAATTCTATATACCTTTCCTTCATCACTTAGATAGTCTAGATGAGAATTATCAAGAAATTCAGCTTTTCCTTCTGTAGGAAATTTAATCACAGAGTTATTCCAAAGAAAATCCCTATTTTCAAAAACAAAATCATGGTTTCCAGCTGTAAATACTACCTTCTTACACGGCAATGATTTAATCCAATCTGCAAATACAGTCTTCAACCACTTCTCACACTGTGGCTTGTTTCTCTGCATATAAAGAGGAACAATATCTCCACATATTAAAACAAGTTCACATGGCTCTATATAATCAATTAGAAATCCATGTAAATCACTTATTGCACATATTTTCATATCTTATGAGCTAATCCGTAAACATTTTTAGTCCATCTATTCATATGCCCTTTGTTATTTCCAATAAGGCATCCTTTGTTTGAGTCTATCGCGTATACTTTATGAGTAACGCAAGCGCCTCTAACTTTACAAAATACTACATCTCCAACATTACATTCTTGCCACCTTATAGGAGTGACAAGATGCTTTTCATTGCTCTTATACAGAGGGAGCATTGAATTTCCCGGCTCGCTTGTTATAAACGATTCACCAGCCTCCAATCTCTGTATCTTTCTCAGTGTGTTTGGATTCATCAGAATATTTATTTAGTCCTTCTCTAGTCATATTAGGTACTATACTAATATAAACCTTTTCACCATCACGGTCATACGACCATATATGATTGTCTACTACATAGCTTAGAGATTTATCATATCTAGTATAGTCTAGAATAGCTTCCCAAGTAGCCATGCTGCCAGTAATACTATCCTTTTTATGTTTAGTAGCCCAGTTAAATATCCATAATAAATGCCAAGTTCTGAAAAATGTTATACAAATCATCGGGTCCCATTCGTGTCTGGGACTGTCCCATTTATCCTTCCATCCTAATGCATGAAATCCTATATCTATCACCGGACTATAGTAGTCTCTTCTTATGGGAAGTCCAAATGTCCAAAAGTTCTTTCTAAATAGAAAGTGGGCCTTGGGGCGTTTAAAGTATTTTCTGGCTTTCCACCAGTGATACCATGGATTACGATACTCGTTCCAGCCAGGAGAAAGGAAAGGAATTTTACTATGAAAAAAGTACGACAGCTTGTAACGCAAACTGCCATACTTTTTACTAGTTAAATACTCTTTAACATTCATATCCTTGTTTTACTAGCTCTTTCTCCATTTCGTCTAAAATATCATCAATGACATAGTCAGTTAGACAATCAGAGTCAGGAAAGCCTAAGTTCCGCAGATGATAATCTATGTTATCTCCCGCTTCATTAAGTATCATCCAGCCTTCAACTTCTCCCTCTTCATCTTCCTTAAGTGTTTTCACCACTTGGTCGATTAACTTAGGGATATTCACATCGTAGTTCTTAACTACCTCTACATTATAACTTATTATCATGCTTCGTCTTCAATATTAGTTTCACCTTTGTCAAGTTCCTTTCCTTCCTTATCTAGGAATTTAAAACATTTAAGCTTAAATGCCTCAGATTTCATATTCTCAATCTTAATAACTATTCCCTCATGAGGCACTTTGTTATCGCAAGATGGCGAAGTTCGCTCCATATAGAATCTAGCGTCGTTAGCTAATTTCTCCATGAAATTTTCGTTCCAGTGCTCAGCTTCGTTAAGTTCTGGATATAAGCTATTGGCAGTACCATAATACCACTCTTCCACTGGGGTAAGCCCAACCTTGGCACACCATTGTTGAACTTCACGAGCAGAAAACTCGTGAACAACTCCATCAACATTAGTTATAGTTACTCGATAGATACGAACCTTAAAGTGTTTCTCTGGAGTATATGCTTCTCCTTCTTTAGGAGGCATACATCCATAATCATAGTTCTTTTGGATATAACCACCATTCGGTAAGAATCCTACTATCTCATAATATGCTGTCATGCCTTTAGACAAACAAGGCTTTACTATTTTATCAGCCTCTGCCCAAACATCACATCCGTAGAATCCTGGAGTAACATTTTTGTTATAGAACTGATTCTTAATTACAGTTCTAGAGGCATAGAGATAGTCATACTTATTAAACTCTTCTCCTGTCAACCATTTAGCAATCTTCTGTTTCCAATCTAGGTCTTGCTTACACAAAACATATGCTGAAATACCAGAAGTACCATGTATTTTCTCAGTAATACTAATTAAGTCATTAGGATGAATTACATTAGGACATTTCTTAATAAGAGTTGTGTCGTAATGGAATCTAAACTGTTCATCAATAACCTTGCTGATTCTTTTGACTTTCTTCGTTTGGTTGTTACGTGGAGTTCCCCCTTGTCCCTGTTGTCTCTTGGGAATGTACTTTTTGTTAATCCAAAATTCTTTGTCTTCATGTTCTACAATATCAAATTCAATACCTTCTTCAACTTCAATCTCCTTATTAGTCACAGACATTATATAGTTCTGAAACTGGACTACTGGAAGAATAAAACCTTCAGACAGCTCATTCTTTAATCTGATAGCTTTTACTCTACCATTATCCTCAAACATACCAGTTTGTTCTGGGTCATTGTTTAATTCTTTATGACGATAAAGATTACAATATCTCAGAAAATCTGGATTTATACAACAAGCTGTTGGAAAATATACATATAGTCCTGGCTGAGAATCAATCCCAGTAATGATATTGAAACCATCAATGGTACAACACTTAAGTCTAGTAACTTCTGGATTACTATGCGCTCTGAAATTTTTAATGTCTACAATCTTCGCCAAATAATTTACATTGGCTCTTTTACTCTTAGATAACTTCATTTATTCTCTATTTAAAATGGTTCTTCTGTAGTTTCTATAAATTCACACATAAAGTTAGCATATACCTGAGCCTGTGTTTCGTTAAACTCATTATTAAAGTAAAATTGAAACACATGGAATAATTCGTGATAGAAGGTATTTCTTATCTGTTCGTCACTAAGAGAAACCGTTCCATCATGTTCAGAATTAATAGTTCTAGCTAACTTAATGGTATTAGTAGCATCACAGAAATAACCATAGTTATTGTTTGGAAGAGAATCTTCTATGACTACAGTTATTTCTTGATTAGCTACTTTAAATTTATCTGGAAGCTTTCCTCCCTTATTCAATTTCGTCATAGTAAGCTGAATATAGCTTATTTAAATAATTTACAAACTCCTCTTTGCTCTCAAATAAGTTATCTACGTCTGGAAGCTTTACCTTGTTGGCTATTCCATCATTATCATAGTACACAATGTCTATACCACTCACACTATGACACATCGTATCGCACATTCCAGCAAAGATTAGAATGTCATTTTCTGATAAGTAGTCACTCAACCAGGGAAAATCTTTATTATCGTCTACATGATGTCCAGGTTTCCTCTTCTATATCCTGAACCTTGTGAGACATATTAATCATTCCTATTTCGTATAAACTACACTCATCTGGAACTTGTAATTCCATATCGGCATAGTTACCTCCATAGTAGTACTGTCTGTAGTTAATCTTTTTCATTTTTACTCATAGTCACGAATACACTTTAGAACAGGCTGTAATGGTGTTCCTTCATCAGATAGATAGAAATACTTAACAGTAGCCATCTTTCCAATAAGCTCTTTAAGTCTTTCTCTATACTGCTGCTTAAGCTCTCTAGAACCCATCGGCTTAGCCTTAAATTCTATACCATCTTCAGTTATTAACGTAAAACACATATCCTCTTCTCGAAGACCTTCTGATAAGCCAGTAATTTCAAACTCTGCATCTTTATAGAATTTAAATTTAAGCATATCATTAGTACGTTTTCCGAAGCCATACTCCTTATCAGGATTTCTACACACTACACCTTCCCAACCTTCTGATACATACTGGTCATGGAGTTTCATTATATTCTCATATCCAGAAACCTTCTCTTGTGGAACTAATTGCATTTGAAGTTCTCCTTCTTCCCATTCTCTATTTGGGTTAAATCCAAGATTAAGTTCCTTTTGCAACTGCTTAAGAATCTCTAATCTATCTGAGAACTTCATTCCAGGAATCATGATGTCGTAAACATAATATTCAAGCCAGTCACAGTCAACTGCGTTCTTCTCAAGACGAGCTGCTCCACTGATTTGTTGGAGGCTTTTACCATGTTTATACAACTCTCCATCAAGTATATAAGCGGGATGAGATTCGAAGAACTTAAGCAATTTCTCATTTCTTCTGATATGACCTGTTGAATAGTCATAATTTCCCCCTCCCCTAGAAGCAGATAAAATCTCACCATCCTTGTAGTAGAAGGAACACCTAACTCCATCAATTTTTCGGCTAGCATACCAATACTTAACCTTATTGATTGAGGATTCTTTAACCTTATCTGCAGATTTTGCAAGCATATGCTTTGCAAATCCATTCTGGTCCGTCTTGATGTCTCCATAAAACTCCTCCAATTGCGTTTCACTATAGGTTTCTGGATCATTTTCCATTTCCTTGTAACCTTTATCTAAATATTTCTTAAGCTCAGACTTAAACTGTAACTCAAGCTGCTCTCTATGCGTTCTACCAGCCTTACCCTTAGTAATAACGATTTCTGGCTGTTCTGTCATCTTTCCATGTAGCTGTCCAGTAACTCTATTTATTACAAATCCAGCTTTTTCTTCATCCCACTTTTCAGTAGTAGATAGGTATACAACTCTAAATTTACCAGTAGAGGCTTTGCTTAACAAATATTTAATCATTCTTCACAAAATTTGATTGGATAGTATTTATTCAGGTCAGAAATTATATCTCTAAAGTCTACATTCTCATTTATAGAATATTCTTCATCTACCTCACTAAGTAAATCTTTGCAAATATCAACGATAGTTTCTTTAGATATTAAGTATGATTTATTTTCGTAGTTATATCCTAGAAATGCAGCATCATAGCAATAGTCCATGACTAGGCCTTCGTTATCCGAGATAAAGTCATCCCAATTATTTATAAATTGTTCAAACAATGTGTCGACTATACTCCATTGAACTTCTTTAATAATTGAATCTTCAAGATCCTCTGGACATTCTGGGATATTGTCCATAATTAAACCTAACTCCCAATCAGAGTATGATTCCAAGGCTCTCATTGTTTCCTCATAGCCAGGAAACAATCTCTCCATTATGTCTTCTCTTGTTTCTGTCATTTCTGATAGTCCTTAACAATATTCCATAAATCATCTATGGTATCTGTAGGAATTACATTCCCATCCTCATCATATGCCTGGTTTGGGTCTCCTCCGAATCCGGGCTTCTCAAACAACCACCAATTAATCCAGTCTACTCCTTCATCAGAGAAAAGTTCTGGAAGAACAACATTAAGGAAATTCCAACCTAGTTCTGAGATAGGCAATTCAAACAAATCAATACCAAAGTCACTCCACCTATCCAGTTCCTTATTATAATTCTGAGCATTCTCAATCAGTTTAATAAATCCCTCTTTAGTCATAACAATTACCTTTTTATAATTTCCTTTTTAATATCTTCTTTCCAACCACAATCACATTCCTCTGCTGCTACAGTAAATGCTTTCTCTAAATCTCCATTATCCATATATTCCGACATCAATATGTCTGTGTCAATGTCATACCTTTCGATAATTTTCTCTGTGATTACCTTTAAAGCCATTCCTTCTAGTTCTTCATATAGAATGTTCTCCAGATTGTTAGACAATTCTTCCCACTCATCGTTCATTTCAGAGACAGCTTTTCTGCTATCCTCTTTCGACATCCTATCTTCTAGTTCTAGAATACGCTCTCTTAATTCTTCTTTTGTCATGGAACTTTCAATACATTTTTAATAACAATCTCCTTCTTCATCTTACCAAACTGCTTCTCTATTTCATCTGGAATATTCACTTTTATGTCCGTCAACGATGTTAGGTATTTAACTTTATCCCTAACATCATCAATCAGAGCACCATTAGTTTTTATTCTCATTCCAATATCTTCAACCCTTCTAGATAAGCATATAATTAGTAATATATTACATAATCCTATTACTGCTAAAGCGTACACCATCATACTCCAGTATGTCCAAATCCGCCTTCTCCTCTCTCAGTAGAGGGTAACTCTTCTACAACTTCCCATTCAACAGTTTCATGCTTAGCAATAACCATTTGGGCTATTCTCTCTCCGTCCTTTATTCGTACAGGTTGATTAGATGTGTTAACCAACACTATTCCTATTTCCCCTCTATAATCTGCGTCAATAGTTCCAGGAGAATTTAAAACTGTAAGTCCCTGCTTCAAAGCAAGTCCACTTCTAGGACGAATTTGTGCTTCGTAACTCTTAGGCAAAGCGATAAATAATCCAGTAGGAATTAAACATCTACCACCAGGTTTAATCTCAATGGTAGAAGCTACTGGGACTGTAGGAATTTTTCTATCAGTGGGATTTCCCTCTTTGTCTAAGACAAACGGAGCATCTGGAGCCTCTATGAGACCTATAGCTACAACATCGGCATCAAAGAAGAATTTCTCTGGCTTTCCGTCTACTAAAGTAATTCTACTAAAATCTCCGCAGATGTCCATACCTGCTGAGAGGGAAGTTTCATACTTAGGAAGTTGGTGTCTTGATTCGTTAATTATTGATACTTTCATGGAGCAAAATAAATTCTTTTAAATAAAACTTAGCATCTATGATACACTTGGGAACTAGTCCTTCTAACTCTAAATCGTTTCTTATGGCATCCCTCACAATGGTAGCTGATATTCCTTCTTCTACCTGTTCTCTAGCCATAAGAGTCATAGATATGTAATCCTTTAGCATGAACTTTGGAAACCATGTAGTAATGATTTCATATCCATCACTATAGTAGATATTAAAAGAGGATTCTTTTATAATACTAACTATATTAGCATATAAATAGAATCCCCAATCCTGAGAGTTGTCTGACTCATCAGTTAAATCCTTAAGAGGATGTATCACACATTTATTAAGCAGACCTTCCTCTTCTAGTGCTGTCTCTAATAATCTCATTCTAATATTTATCGGAATGGGATTTCTAGCATTTATCTTATCAGCACTTCCAACCAGCAAAAGAACCTTATCATTCTCTAAACAGGCTTTTCTAATTAAAGCTAGATGCCCATTATGAATGGGCTGAAATCTAGCTAAAATAACTCCGTATTTCATTTGGAATCTTTTTGTTTATTAGTTATCTCTGTAGTTTTAATTATCTCTCTAAAGTCTAATAACTTCCAGTTTTGTCTCTTATATTTCTTATGGTCTTGTGCAAAATCCTTTAAATCAGATTTATTACAAAACAAAGCAAAAGCATAATCAACTATAATTTCAGAAATCTTTTCGTAGTTCTGCTCCTTATTTGTAGTCAAGTTGAGAATTACATCATCAATTTCTAAATCTGGACAGTTGTATTTAGCTGGAATGTAGTTTTTGTCATTATAATAAACGCAAACAATATTTGTAAATTTTCTAATCATATTAAGCTAGTTAATTCTCTTAATTTAATAGGAGTAAATTCAAAGTTAAACCAATCTCCATCTGTGGTCTGAAACATATGAGAATCCCAATCTATTGTTGTAATCTTTGGAACTGTTTTTACAGGATTACAATTAATGATTACAGGAAGCCCCACCTTAAATGCTCCAGTAATACCATCATAGACCTTTCCGACACCAGATTTGTGCCAAACCTTTATTCTACCATGTTTAGAGTGAAGAAGGTCTTCTTCCTCACTAGTGAAATCTTTGAAGATGTTCTCCTCCAAACCCTTTATCAGAAGACACTTTTTACTAAGAATATCAGATACGTCACTCTTTTCTACCATATACAGTATAATTATTTAATGTTTTAAGTATCTTATCTATAGTACAAGTATTAGCCTCACTATAAAAAGCCATTACTGGTTCTGAATCATTATTGATGAGCACTGCAAAAGGAGTATGTCTAGCACTAAAGCCTCCTTTAATTTTAAAAGCCTTCTTTCTCTCCTTAAATAAACCTTCATGATAAGATTCTAATTCAATTAATGGATAGTTAGGAAGAATACTTTTCAGCTTGTCAACCAATATTTGACTGTCGTCGTCATACACTACTTTAAGAATCATTTCCAAAAACGCGATGTGATGTCTTTAGTTATGGGTTTTCCATAGCTATTATCTATTTGAAGCATTACTTGGTTAGTAGTTCTACTGCTGAGGGGACCTTTTTCTTCAATATATGGTCCAAGTTTTATATAATCAAAATTATTTAGATTAATACTCTTAGGTAGACTTTCTCTACCACTATACCAAGCAACCTTTAAATCTGGATAGAAATCCTTAAGGTAACTAGCTAATACATTAACTAGTGTTGGGTCTGAATCTCCTCCCATCATAGAAACACATGAAATACCAGGGGACTTTTCTATTAGTTCATCAATGTGAATTACAAAGTCGTCTGAGTATCCTTTTGGATATTCTATTAGGGGATTGCCAATATCCTCTGCCAAATATGAAGAATGACACCCCGGACAATGACATGGACAATTAGATATATTTATTGCTAAGGTAATCTCGTCTGGAATCTCCTGAAAAACTACCTTGGTGTCTACATACTTTAACATATCTCTTCTATTTTTCTATTATCAGTGTCTAATAAGAAACACCTTCTTACGTCCACATTTATCAGTGATAATAGGCTCTGACTCTAGTTGAGTATGTCCAAAGATTTGATAGCAGGTATCTTCTCTGTCTCCTTCAGAGACATCACTCCATACCATACTTCCAGTATCTTGGTTTCCACCTCTTAGAAATGATACCTTCCATAAGAATGGAATTAACTCTCTAGTAGTTAAGGTAGTAAATCTTTCAATATCATATTCTGGAAGATATGTTCTCAACCAATCTCTGGTAATGCCAGCATGGGTGAATAAATAATTTCCTTCTCTAAAATAGAGTCTAAATAGCCCTATATTTGTACTAAATAAGTTTTTGATTTCAAACTCATTTTCGTAATCATATCTAGACGCACTTCCAAAATCGAAACAGTAAGCACAATCGTGATTTCCCAACAATAGTACAACCTTGTCAGGATTATCGTTTTTGAACTTAATTATTTCCTCAAACTCTTTAATGGTATCGAGTCTAGAGATACATTCCCAAGGGTACGGATCTAGGTAGTCTCCTAAGAAGACTACCTTATCCACACTGTTTATCATTTCTTTGGCTTTGTGCCAAAACTTCCTCCCATGAACATCTGGGACAATTAAAATTTTACTCATTTATACACTTTTTGAATAAGTTCTCTTTTCAGCCTCTATTCTTCTATCCTTACCAAATGCAGTAATAGGTCTTAGATAGCCAATAATTCTAGTATACTGGGTAATATGCTCACTTCCACACTTTGGACATACTTTGATTGGAGCTTTTACAATATGTTTACAATCCTCACACTTACTGTTCGGAATATTAAATGTAAAGTAATTAGTTCCCTGTTCAATAGCAAAATCTATGAGCTTCAAATACTGCTTCTTAGATAGATGTTCTTCTAAATTAATGTGAGCTGCACTTCCGCCATCTGTATACTGATAAGTTTGTCTTCCGTGAAGTATGAACTTATCTAATACAGATGTGTCATCATGGGCATTATAGAAATAACTATTGTATAGATTTCTATCTTCAGGAACTTTATACCCGTCCTCCTTATCCCATCTATAATTTTTACCACCAAGTCCCTCTGCTGGAACAACTTCAGAATTAAATAGGAAAGGTCTTTTCTTATCGTGGATGGAATGAATCTTATTCTGCTTCTTAATAGTTCCGAGGATTAGCTGCAAGAACTCGAAATACTCTGGATTATTAGATACTTTCAGTCCCAGGAACTCAGCAGCTTCATTCAAACCATTTAAACCAATAGTACTGTATAGGTCTTTAATATTGATATATCCACCATTAGAAGAAGCAAACATCTTCTTTTCTTCCCATTCATAGAGCATAGTCTTATAAGTAATGTGATACTTATAAACTCTTTTAAGTATATGAATTAGATATCCTTTTAATGTAGCATATGCCATTGATTTACCTCCTATCCACATAGTATTAAGTCTATCTTTACTATCATGCATAATACCTTGAATATCATAATCTACTCCTTCTTGTGGTCCGTCCATATTATACCAATCTTGAACAATTCTATTAATATTTAATGTGATTACATTACAACTTCCAGTTTTGCGTAAATTTGGGTCATCTCTTATGAATATGCAATATATTCATTGTGCTATTTCGGCATTTAAAGTACTTCGTTTCCTAAAATACTGCTACGTATCAATAGTAGCCCTACTCCCCTGCTCATCACTTAGGGGATGACCTCCACACACATTACCAATTTTTATATCTTTGTCTGGTGGCTATTAAATATATACTAGGTTCTTTATAATCAGGAAACCAATTTTTTATGATTTCCATAATTTTAACCCCGCTGTCATATTTTTCTCTAATAAATAAAACTTGTTCCTTTGTTAGTTTATCTTTTCTCTTTTTACATTTATTAGATTTTTCTGGCATCGGAATATCTGTATAAGTATTACCCAATACAATTTTTCTAAAACCACTTAATGAATACTTATCTTTAAAATTTTTATATATTTCTTTCATTTCCAAGCCTTCTACCCAATATTGATTTCTTACTTTTATAACTTCTTCCGTTGTTAGTTTAGATAAGAAATGTTTTTCTCCTTTTATAGATCTCTTATCAGAACTATAAAAGTCCCGTAATTCTTGGGTATTTAATTCTGAAGCTATTTCAGGTCTAGATTCATATAGCCAAATTTTTTGAAATCCTGAATAAGACATTAAATCATCATAAAACGCATATACTTCTTTTACAGTGTATATCTTTGACGCTCTAATCTCTCGAATTTCTTTAATTTGGTTATCGGTCAAAATGTGATTAGGATGACTTTCGCCGTATAACCCGTTACCACACTGACCTCCTTTTGCTATATTATATCCGTTTTTAATAGAATTAAACTTTTTAATATAATAAGTTTCTTTTGAATTAGCTTCATCTTGAGATGTAATACCATCTTCTATAATCGAAAACGCTTCAATGGTAATATTGTATTTTCTCATAGCTCTATAAATTTTAAGATCATTACCTTTAGCAGCTTCTCTAAGATGTTCTCTCCATCTATTTTTATGATTTACACTTTGACCTATGTAAACTTTTCCATTCGGAAATTGAATTTTGTAAATTTTAAAGATTTTCTTCATTTTAATAAGATTTAAAAATTAGTAATTTGGTTCGGGATTCCAACGCTAGTTCCCCGATGCTATTATACTAATAATATTACATAAATCAAAGAATATTGTAATATTACAAAAACCTTATTAAAAATCAAACATTAATTTTTAAATTCTATATAATAACATTGCTTGATAAAGCAATTAAGCACATAAAGGGCCAAAACTGACCCCAGTCATACCAGAGGTAGGACTAAATGTATTCTCCGCCAATTCATTACGAAGTCTACAACACGAAGCTAGACTATCCGCACTATCAGAAATATAAGTAAAGAAACTATGACCTTGTGCATACATTTCTGCACACAAATCTTTGTATTCCTTATCTATAATATCTTTTCCATCATGCACCATAGCGAAAGTTTCAACTGGAAAGGTTAGTACCTGTTTCAGACGCAGCTTGTTGAACCAAGACATAAATAGTCTTTGCAACGTATCAATCGCACTCCACTCCGGTTTCGTTCCGTCTGGATAATAAAATTCTCCAAACAAGGACTCGAAGTATGTCTTATCATAATACGACACGTTAGTAAAGGGTGATTGATAACTTCTATTTCCTGCGGGCTGATTAATTCCCCAAACAAACTGCTTGAATGCTTTGAGAATACTATCTTTAATAGTACGCTTAATGAGTGAATGCTCGGAGGTACATATACAGTCAAGCTTTTCATACCACTTTTCTCCATATTCAGCTATGATATAATAATTAAGAGCAATGAAGTAACTTCCTACAGCAACTGCTCCTTTACACTGAGAAGATAGTAGAAACACTAGATTAGTAACCTGTCCACTAAACGACTGCAAATCATTAGGAGGACCAGGAGTAACTCCGTCAATATTACCTACACCTTCCAACATAAGTGGATATAATGAAACTGCCATACAATACTGTTTAAGTACGGATGTAGAAGCTTCATCATGAGTATAGATAATATGACTATCTAAGTCTCTAGAATATTGAGAGGCTAGTTCTGGATAAAGAAGCTTCAACTTCTTTTTCATACGATAGCGTTGAATTTCTCTGTTTTCGCGCTTTCTGTCTTCACTTTCTAATGTAGCAACATTCTTAGATACAACATTAGCATTTCCATCTGTTTCAGATGAAGTGGCTGCATTTTCAGAACTATTTATATAGTTGTCTTGATAACTAATCTTAGCTATGATTTCTCTAAGCCTAGATTGCTCACTTCTATATTGAGAATAAGCCGAGGCTACATCATCATAACCATAGTCTCTCAAGGTCTCAATTACAACATCTTGAATTTCTTCAATAGTAATTCCATCCCATAAATGCATATCTGATACCATAGCATTAATAACGTCTCTGTTCTCATCTGGGCAGCAGGCGTTAAATGCCTTAGATATTGCTTCTACTATTTTATTACTATCAAACTCCTGTAAACTTCCGTCTCTTTTTACTACCTGCATATTAAATACCCATTACGTCCTTAATTAACAATGTCTTCTCAAATTTATTAACCAAATCTCTCTTATCTTGGGTAATCAGGTCAGTAAATGCGTTATACACAGTAAATCCGTCTACAACATTGTCCGTCGTATAATACTTAGATTTTTCATCATAAAATAAATCTTTATAAACGTCAATCGGAGCAGATTCAGCTAATTTTACAGAACCAAATCCCATATTGATTTTAGAATTGATGCAATTATCAACCCAGTGGCCTAGGTCAGCGTATATATCATCTTTCTTATATTCCATCTCTGAAAGCTTCTTAAGCATCAAGTTAGTTTCGTCTGTCATTGACATAGCATTTCTCAAAAAGCTATAGTTAATAGCAGATTCAGGCTCCAGCTCAGAAACATTTAACATTTCTGGATTAAATACACAAAGATTTAGACAAGCCATATTCAAAGCTCCTACATAGAACTTAACTAATGGTTTACGAGTATCTAGAGCATAAATCATACTGATTACTCTCTTATGATTGTCCCAAGCATATTCGTCAGGTAAAACTCCTTGAATCCAAACTCTATTGTATATTACATCGTCAAAATTAATCTCCCCGTCTTTAGTAAGTGATATTTGGTCGGCAGGCTTAGCATTAATGATAAAGTTATCAGTCATCTTAGATACTCTGTCTATAAACGGAGTCACATAAGCTTCTGTAGTAAAATACTCCTTATCCTTAATTCTAGTTGCCTTTCCCTGCATCAATTGTTCAATCGTCAATTCCATTTATTTCTCCTTTTAATATACTATTAAGTATCTCTCCAGTGTCTGCCAAATCTACTCTGTCTGGCATCATCTCAAACGGTAGGTCATCTGCATCAAAATCCAGCATAATTTGCTTCATATTAGATGTCTTATCTCCCCAATACTCACTTGGGGAACTTGTAGCTTTAGATATTGAATCTTCTAAGGTATTAATTAATCTTTTAATATCTTCAGTCATAGTTGCATGACATACAAACTTCGGAGTTGTTATCAAAAACATCCCAAAGTGGTCAATAATGAATTTATTGATATCTGTATAACCAAACTCCTCCGCCAAATCTTTTAATTTTTTACTAAACTTGGTATATTGGTAGTTCTTTATTTTGAAGTAATAACCTATATCTTGAAGAAGTGCTTTCTTTAGGCAAGTTTTGTATCCTCTCATAGTCCTACCCACAACAGAATCCCCTACTTTGCATTCGTGCAATATAAAGGTTATTTTTCCATCTTTGAAGTACCATCCAAATCCATCTGTCCAATAAAACTTTAGTAGTATACATTCCCCATTAGAGGATGTGCTTATACCTAGTTTTACTGCATCTTCTAACATAGGTTCATTACTGACTACCCCATTCTCGTCCAAAGCATTATACAGGATTTCTTCACCTGTGTACCGCTTCCATTTATCCATTTAATCGTTAATTAGTTGTTACACTTTCATAATTAAATTACGTTTTATATCTATCAAACTTAAATTTATCTCAAAATAAAAAAGGAAGATCACCCTAAGATAATCTTCCTTTTAAAACTTATATCTTTAAGAAATTAGGCTTCGATACCGAAAGCAATCCAAGTACCGTTCTTAGTGTTCTTAGAAGGAGTATATTGTGCAGTTGCTACTACAGCTTGTCCCTCAACAACATCCTTAGTCTTTACTAACTCAGCATTTCCTTTGTACTTACCGCTCTTATACAGCTCCTTAATTGCATTCTTAGCGTCAGCCTTGTTAGTATCAACCTGACAAACTACTGTCTGAGTTTCCTTGTCAATCCACTTGTAGAATGTTTTAAACTTACGTTTTCCATCGCCCTTAACATCGTCAATCTTATATGGACGCTCACGAGTGTCAGCAACAGACGATTCAACAGTAATCAAATAACCAGCACCGGGACAATTCTTACCTTTCTTTGCAAGATATTCAAGCATGAACTCTTTCACATCACGCTCTGTGATACCCTTAGTCTGTTTAGCTTTCCAATTTTTGTAAGCCTGTGTTGCATCTCCGTTTACATGGAACAATGTGCTTTCTACTTGTGCGATTGCTGCTTCTTTGCTTTCTGCTACTACTTCTACTTTCTTAAAATTCAAAATCGTTGTACTCATAATAAATAAAAATTTTAAACATAAATCATTAACATATAATCTAGAACTATTTTTCTGTATCTAATCAGTATCGTTTCCCTTACTGATGTAATCAATTATACTTCGTAATTTAGGGAAACCCTAATCTTTAAATGTTAATTTTATGTTAAAGGGTGTTAAATTGACCCTAGTCACACACCTTATGCTAAATAATAAAATTTCCGACTTTTGTCTTTTTATTAGTTAAAGCATTCTTTATATCCTATATCGGAAAACCTAAACTCTATGAACATTCCTATATGGAATCGTAATCCTTATAGAATATGCCCCTTGAGGTCCAGACTCTGATGTATTTTCTCTACTTGGCAATATTTTGAGACTATTCTACTAGTCTCTCTACACTATCATGAAAGTGTAAGATAATATAGTTGTTATCTTCAAACCATTCCTTAGCTACCTAGTATTTTCTAAACATCTTATGGAGTAGCTTTTCTACCTGTTTATCTCCATCCCTTACATCTAACAATTGATATCCAAAGGCGCAGGTATTATAGCACTTCATTCTCCTCTAGACATCTTTAGCGAAGCCTATCTTCAAAAAGTTGTTGTTTCTTAATAGATATATCATAAAAAATTTTTAACATTAAAATGGTACATAATTGTTCAGCAAAATTTGGAGCTGTTTGGGCATGTCCTTTGGCTTTATTCCAAAGTCAAGGAAAGTATCACACCCATACATTAAATCCTCACAGATAGCCCCTAAGGACTTCAGAAAGGTATCTTTCTGTAACTGACCAAAGTCTTTTCCGACTTTTAGTAGTACATCATAACACGTCACTTTCTGCCCTTTTTTTCTTAACTCATTAGTTATATAACAAGTAAGAGCAATACAAGCTAATTTATCACCCATATTACTGTTTAGGTAACTTAGGGTAAAGTATTTGCTATAAATTGCTGACAATTTTTCAAAGCTGATATTTTGAAGGTCGTTCATCCAGAGAATAGTCTCTATAACCTATCTGATATGCTACATACTTCAATAGAGTTTTAAACTCATGAAATCCCTCACGTAATTCTCCATAAGTAACCGGTCTAACCTTACTATAAAAGTTTGGAATAGTAGAAACTACCAAGTAATTAGCTTGGATTTTAGGATTCTTTAGGTGATAGAACTTCTCAGCACATAGCTTCAGAAGATATAAATACATTGCAAACTCTCTACTGTAATGAAACTTCTTGATATTATTGTCAATTTCACTGACAATCTTACCAATAGTTTTTATATCATTCACTACAATAGTGTTAGTCTCCATATCTATGGTATAATTATCTAATTTGGACTTTAAGTGCAAAATGAACTTCTTGCCGTTGGGACAAGTAGCTTCCACGTCCAATAAAATAGCTTGCTCATTTTCAGAAATAGGTGTTTTAGTTATCCCTTCAGGATGTAAAAGTTTCTGTACTTGCTTATTGCTATTTAATGCAGCCACACAAGATTTTACGATTTCTAGTGACTTATTATCAAGGTATATAATTTCCTTATCCTGAGCCAAATCAAATTCTTTAAGCTGTCTATTCTTCCAATAATTGGTAGATGCTTCAATAACAGACTTAGCTAGGTCTTTGGTAAGTTTTCCTTTGTAATATTCAACTTTATCTGAAGCAGCCTTCACATCATCAAATTTTACATCTCCCTTAAGGAAAACTGGATAAAGCTCATTAGCCATCGCTCCCAACTTAGCAGTCGGTTTACCAATGTCTTCTGAAAGCTCAAAACTATCTGGCTGTAACACGAGTTCGTGTACGGCACTACCAAGCTCAAGTGCAGAAGAGAAGGTATTTTTAAATCCAGTGAAAAATTTATCTGGATTTCCATCTTGCCTAGGATTAATTAATCCCAAACGAGAATTACTTACATATCCACTATATTGCTCGGAAAAATACACCTTATCACTTATCTTCTCTAACCTTAGCGTGTCTAGCAGAGGTCTAAGCTTGATGTCTTTTAATTCCATCCTAAAGTCTCTAATTCTAATTCATATGCAAATCTAATTTCGTTAATATCTAAACTATAAATGCGAAATAATGGGTCTCCATTCTGATTATGGGGTCTGTCAATTAACAGAGCTGGAAGACCAGAATTGATAGCCATTTGTACATTACTAATACTATCATCAATTAATACATCGCATTTGCCTTTTATCAAGTCAGCCTTATTTCCATGCTGATAATACATTTGATAAATAGGTCTTATGGGTAAATTGTATTTAGCTAGACAATTCCTAGTATAAACCTTACTATTTATTCTCTTTGTGGCATAAATATATGGTTCAAAATTTGGTTTCTCTAGCAAGGGTAAATTTTCCCAAAACTCCCTATTATAGCGAAGACTTACTACGTTTCGTGTAATTACGTGTTCAACTAAATCAGATTCTCTTGGAAATAGAGCCTTATAAGCTCCCCAAAAGTCAAAGATAGTATCATCCAAGTCTAGTGCTATTCTCAATGGATTACATGAATTCATTTATCTCAGATACTTCTCCTAAATATATTCCATGTTTGTCGGCAAGTTCCTCACAGAAGTCATCATAATCCAGAAGATCATCTAAATCGTCGTACTTATTTATATACATACTCTTTATCTTTTCTTCACAATCCTCGTAGCTTCTAGCTACTACCTTACCAATTCTACAGACTTCATCTGTATGCCATGGAAATAAATATGTGTTCATAACTCGATTACTTCAATAACATTTAATCGCTTCTTAATTAAAAGTTCAAGGTCTTCTCTATCCACGTAGACAAAGTGACTCTTTTTCAAATCAGATAATGTGGAGTCAAATTCTAGAGAAAATGCTTCCTCAGTTCTCCAATTCTTCTTAGCTGTCCTCAAATAGAGAGCATACTCGTCATCAAAGTCATTAACTACACAGTTCTTAATCGTAGGAATTGGACCTTTAACTATTAACTTTTTCATTTCTTAAGCAATTCATAAAAATATTCTATAGGTATTACAGCTACTTGACCCACGCTAGGTGCTCCGTTCTTTCCTGCCTTCTTCCAACATATACAGAACGGTTTAGATTTATCACTACAAGCGTCCCTAATGTCAAAATAGTTTGGCATATTTTGGGTGAATTTAGCTTGGATATTAACTGGGAGTTCGTTATTCATATCTACAATGTCTATCTTATCAGCATCAGCCAATTTATTCTGACTTCTACTGGATACACACCCTTCATATCCTATGTCTCTCAATTTGTGAATTATTTCTAACTCATACTGAGAACCTTTCTGCTTACTTTTCTTAGCTTGCTTGCTTCTTCTTACTGCTGGGTCAGCCCATTCAAAAGTAATTCCATCTTTTGACTTCGCTCCAGAGCCAGGTTTATTAGCTCTGGCTTTAATAGAATTTATCTCTAGACCTGTTACTTCTGATGCTTCCTCTATGGTTTCAAAAGTTTTCTTTTCGCCATTTTTAAATGTGGCTGTAACACTTGTATTAGTCTACTTTTTCATTCTTCTTAAATTTCTTTATGTAGTTAGTAATAAATTCTTGTGTACCCTTTCTTCCGTACATATGATAGTAATCACTTATATCCTTAGCTCCTGTACTTCTGGGAATCATTGATACAATTAGTTCTGGATGTTGCTTTCTAATCTTATTAGTAAAACGTACTCCAGTTAAATCATTATCATATAGCAACACAACATATTTGAATCTCTGCTTTAATTCTTCTAATACTTTATCAGAAACAAACTGAGTTTCAGAGTTGGGAGCTATAGCTGGTATTCCTAAAGAATATAAACACATAACATCTTTCATAGACTTAGTTATCACAACTAGTTTACCACTCTTAACTAATTGTTTATAGCCTTGAATGATTTTAGTAGGAACATTGCCTATGAATCTAAACTCCTTTCGTTTTGGCATATAAATACGCCATTGCTCAATGTTTTCTTTCTTTCCAAAATAGTAACCATAGATAGGACTATGTTGGGCAGATTGTGCATATATATTTCCGTTAAGAAATACAGTATTACAACTGTAGACCTTGAATTTATACAGAATATCTTTAGTAATACCAAAACTTCCCCACCACCTCAACTCAGATTCTGAGAAATCCTTGGCTTCTATTTGAATAAAGGTTTGTTTTTCCTCTTCAAACTTCGGCTGGATTTTAACTGCAACTTTCTTTACAGAAGAGTCCTTAGTATATCCAAAGTCTTTAGCTATAATCTTTAAAGCAGTGTGGTAGTTACAATTATACTTTTCCATAACTACTCCTTCAAATGTCAGACACTTTCCAGAAGCAAAGTCTTTAAAATACAAGTTTCCAGATTTTCCTCTAAAGAAACTGCAGGTGACGTGACTGTCACTACGCAAAGGAGACTTAAACAGTCCTTTCTTAACTGGAATACCCAGATAATAAGTCATGTAAGTCTCCTCATTGTTCTTAGATAGAAGAAATTCCTTAGTAATTTTGGGTTCAAAAGTATAATCAAACATAGTCACTAAGGAATTTATGAATTACTCTACTAACAAATCATTATAGCAAGTTGTCAAGATCGAAGTCATTTCCTGGTGCAGCATCTACACCGGCAACATCTGCAATCGGATCTTCTGACTTCATTTCAGTAGGTTTAGCTTTCAGATACTTCTGACGTTCTCCCTCCTCATAATCAGAGAAGAACAGCTTGTCACCAATATAGTTATCAGAGATGAACGACTCACCTTGTTTGTTAATACCTACGATACGAGGTATATCAGCAACTACTTTACCATCACGGTTTCTACCAATCAACTTCAACTTAGTCTCTGTACCTTTAACTTTTTCAGTTATAGTAATCAGAGCCTTAGCTACATCATCGAAGCTCTTAAATTTAGAGCTAGCTGCTTGCATCTTTTCAAATCCTGCAGGATTGAGAACCTGTGCAGTCTGCTTAACTACAGCCATCAAAGTCTCGAAGTTGGAAGGCATAATAACCTTTCCACCATTCTTACTATCAAACTCACGTCTCTCATCATCACCAGCTTTAGGGAAGAATTGAGTCACAGAGAAGTAACCCTCTTCGTTCTCAAAGTTGATTGCCAGAACTTTATAATGAGCCGTTGGATCCTTTTTACCATCAAATTCTTTGATTTCACATCCCATGAATTTTACATCATGGATGTTCCAAGGAATTAAAGGACGACGTATGTTTCTTACTGCTGAGTCTGCTGATATACCAAAATTAAATGCCATAATTAATTCAAATTAAAATCAAATTTTTCTAAGTCTTTGTCATCTTCGTCTATGTTTATATTATCTAATGATTCTATATCGAGTTCATTCTCAATATCAATTATCTCATCAGGTACAGAGTTTTCTTCCTGTATCTTATCTCCTACTAGATAATAAATTCCTTTATCCTCTGTAGGCTCTAGTTTAAAGGTAGTACCATAAGCTGAGAGCTTTTCATTAGCTGCACCTCTATAACTTACAGTATTACTCTTCGTTAACTTGTTTCCACTTTTAGTTCCGAAAGCGGCATCAGTTCCAATAATAGGAACTGCTTTCTTATCCTTCTTCTTATACTTGATGTCTACTCGACAATCTGCACAAACCTGTAACAGGTCTACAGCTCCCTGAGTTAATATTAACTTGTTGGAATCAAGCGTAATAATAGGATCTGGATTAGCATCTACCTTGGCTGTAGAAGCCTTAGTAGATGTCTTGGTAGCACTTTTCGTTGCCTTAGTGTCAACAGAAATTTCTTCTTTCCCAATATAGGTGATTTCACCAGTTTGTTCATTCACCTCGTAGTGAAACAGTATGTCTAACTTCATTACTCTCCTTCATTATAAGCATCAATAACATGGATAATCTCATTCAAATCATTATCAATCTCTAGGTCTTCAAACATACCAAAGGATGTCTTAGCCACACAAGTACCATCATTATTAGTGATTAACTTGTATTCCATTCTACCAGAATCTCCCTCACTTACCTTAGTGAAGAAAATATAAGTAAACAGACCTTCCAGTGTTACCTTTTCAGACAACAACTTTCCAACAGTTTTAATGACAAACTTAGGATTTACATTGTCTCCAACATTCTCCGAGTGTGTCAAGAAAATCATCTTACAATCCTCTCTCATCTTTTCTGAATATCTCAGAATTTCCATAGCGTGTTGAGCTAGCTCACTAAATTTGGTATAACCAACTTCTGTTGCTCTATCAACGAACTCATAAGAGAGAACATATTGGAAGTCATCGATAATTACCTGTTTAATTTGAGGCATCATCTTGTCAATAATTTGAAGAATTTTCAGAATTTGATCCCATTTGGAACTAACGTAATAGTTACCACTTACGTTCTTTCCCTCTATTTTAATAGGGATATACTTCTTTTTCCATGCTCTAAAGGGGAGCGGTTTACCCGTAGTACTTATAATAAAAGTCTCTTCGGGATTAAGATTTCTTAAACTTGTACTCTTTCCAGTACCTGATTCACCTACGATAGCAATTGTTTCAGCAGCCATTATTCTAATGCAAAATTAAAGTTTTCATTTGAATCATCTAATTCTGTAATATCATCTAGCTCCTGTTCTACTATAGAACTACTATCTTCTAATATATAATTCGGATTTGTATACCTTTCATAATCATAAATTTCATCGGGCTTTGGAAGCTCGTGGAACATATTAATCCAGCCGAAGAAGTTCACTCCAACCTCAACATCACAATCACCATATCGGTTCTTAAGTACCATTATGCTTCTAAAATAAGAATTTAGATGCTCGATATTATAATGTTTATAAGTTTTCAATCCATCCCTGTGCGGATTATACAGTGCAATCATGATATTACAATCCTGCACAGTATTACCAGAGTCTTTAGCATCATGAATAGTAAACGCACTCTTTCCCTGCTTAAACCTTTCAATGTTTCCTTGCTCTCTATTAGCTTGTTGTATTACTACAGGACTAACGCCACACTTATCTCTAAAGAAGAGAAGATAGCTAGAAAGTAAGTCTATGTCAGGTTTAGTACCAACTAGACCAATATGGTCTACTACAATATTATAGATAAGATTAGGATTATTAGGCTTATATAGAAGTCTTGTCTCACTTTCAGAAAAAGTTCCCATTTCTTCTAACCTAGTTTTCAAGATAGCATACACCTTTTTTGGAGACACTTTCTTGTCATAGATTTCCAGCTTTTTACTAATCTTATCTACCCAGGGCATACATTGCTTAACTAGGTCATAATGTTCCTCTGACAAAATATATTCCTTTTCTCTTGAAAGAATCTTCTTAAAAGATAATTGTATTCCATACGTTTCGAAGATGTATATGGATAATAGCTTAATATATAAGGCTACTTCTCCCATCTCTAGACTAAAATATAATACCTTAAAATCATCATCATCAAGATGTTCCATTAGTGGTCTATAAACATAAGCATAAAGGGCAAATGAAGTTTTACCTGCACCAGAGTTAGATAGAATCAGTGTGTAGGTTTCCCTAGTAACTCCATCAATAATACTCTCTAGTTTAGGAAGCTTCATAGATATACCATGATTTAACCCCAATCTACCTCTATCAATTTCATAAAGAAGTTTCTCAGAAATCATAGTAATCTCATGGAATCATAATTAACTCCGCCTTCATCTTTTAGTGCTTCAAGTTCTTCCCACTTATGGTCTATTACAAAGTTAGCGATAGTGGTACATAGAATATTATGCTCTCTAGCCCACTTTACTAGCTCTATAATTTGATTATGAATTTCTGGCTTCCATCTGATGGTCCTACCATAAAACCTATAGAAGTCTTCGATGGTGTCAAATTTCTTAGACACGCTTCTAAGACCCACTTGTGAATTATTAACTATCCCGAATTGAGGATAGGTATCCCATAATTCCTTACCTAGCTCAAATGAGCATTTGTAGAAATCTTTAACCACATTTTTGTTTAGTGGAATATCTAAGGGATTAAATACACTTCCTTTTTCAGGAATTTTATAGGATTTATGAATAATTCCAGCATTGCGAAGCCCAGTTAATAGTTCTATTGTAAAACCACGAGCACATACTCTAGAGGAGAAATACTCATGGACAATTTCTGGTTCGTCGCCTTCTTGGGCAATAAGAATAATTTCTAACAACAACAACTCGCTCGGATTTATACTATATTTCTCACAAAACAGAAGCTGTTGTTTCAATTCAAGATTTCTCACGTGTACAAATTAATAGATTTTCTACTAATCTATACACTAAGTCTAGTTTACCTGTTAAGGTGTTAAAACTTAGTTACGTGATAAACTTTAGTCTTCAACTTTCTCGTTGGCGGTTTCAAGAAGTATTGCATAATCCTTCTTTAATTCCTTCAACTCAGATGTCAGTTTACTAACTTTAGCTTCTAGCGACTTACATTTCTTAGTAAGTGCAGATTTCATCTCATTATACTCTTTCTTAGTGTAATAAGTTTCCATAATTAAAAACGATAAGTAAAATTTTGTATTTTTTTCTTATAAGGCTCATAGGGTTCTCCCCTTAGAACTTTCATAAGATTCTCTTCATCAATAGTTATATAATTCACTCCTTCATGTGACTTCTTGTACCATTCACACTCTACAGTGTTTTCAATAACAATTGTGAACATTTCAGCATACTTAGTAGGTTCTTCCTTACGTATTACCCTACCAGTTCTCTGCTTACTCTTTATAGGACTGGAATCTAGACCAAGAACAATACCAACAGATAAACCCTTACAGTCCAAACCCTCATTAGCTAGCTGGACGCTATTAAGCACTCCAGAGCTAAGTGTGGAAAATTCCTCTATAGTTATTCTGTTTTTCTTTTTACTCTCTCTTCCAGTATAAACGTATCCTATACCTATGCTTTCAGCCATTTTCACATTAGCTGAAAAGGTAATGATTTTCTTATCGGACCTATACTTGATTATCTCCTTGGCTATTTCTAGCTTCTTAGCATGATTGTATATGAACTTTTTCCTACTCTGCAAAGCTCTCATAAATGCCGTAGCATGAAAAGTAATTTCTTTGAAAACTTCTTTCCTATCCAGCTTGCTGTTTCGGTTACATAGTTCGTCCCTATACTTAGCCCTATTGACAAATCCGTTTTTACCTAACATACTCATAACTAAGTCAAAATCAAAGTTAAAATATTCAAAATGTTGAACAAACTCCTTGTTATATTTTCTATACAAGTCTATGTCGTCCACCGTTATTATAACTTGATATTCTGAAAAGTTTGATACCCAACCATTGGCTTTGGCTACTTCTATAGAAATATTATCAATCTCTGGACAGTATTTTTCTATGATACTGTGCTTTCCATCGAGTCTCTCTATAGTAGCAGTTAAGCCAAGAATAAGTTTATATTTTACCCTAGTAAATACTGAAGAGAAAGTATCAGCAGGACATCTGTGAATTTCATCCAGAATTAGAAGGTCACAATCATACCCGTTCTTTGCCATGGAATTAATAATTCCAACTTCGACATTCAATCCATATCCCAAACTGTCTAGGATTCCAGACCATTGTTCTTGCAAAGTAGAATTTGGAACGACTACTAATACCTTGATAGAAGGATACTTAGAAATAAGTTTTCCTATAATAATAGTAGCAACCCTAGTCTTTCCATACCCAGTACAAGCAACTATTGTACCTCTTCCTTTGGACTTAATCCACTTTTTGACGGACTCCTCCTGCCGCTCATCACGAGTGACAGGAGTAAAAAGGTCCTTCATTAGTCTATATTTCTAGTGATGTCCCAACCTTTAAGTTCGGCAACTTTCTTAATTTCTTCCATTTTGTCCTTCCACTGTTTGGCTTGACTTTCACATTGATTCTGGAAGCGATAAAGAACCTTGCTCGACAACAGTCTCAACTGATCACTAGTTAAGTTTGCATATTTATCTCGTTTCAGTCTACACATCGATCTAAACTCAGCATAACTTAATCCAGTATCACAGATTTTAAGAGCAATAGAAGGATTCAAACGAAGTTCCTTACTTACCACCAAAAGTCTATTGACAGCTTTACCTGTTACAGGGTCTTTACGATACAAGTCCTTTTGCATTTCTTGCTGTGTAAACCAAAGTCCCATCTTGACAATGAAATTCAACGTCAAATGAGAGTTATCAAACAATCCCAAAGAATCCAGACAAGCGTCCATAACTAAACTTACAGGTACTTCTCTAAACTCTACAGGGATACCATTAAGAATATTTCCAATAGGATAAACTTTAATAGCCTCATTGGTCAAAATCTCTTTATTATTCTTGATGGTAATTCTCAGGTCTTCTAAACAGCGAGTGTTTGTGTATTGTTTCTCAGCTCTAAGCCATCTAATAAGAAGCTCTGCTCGACATCTCTGTATTTGGTCGGACACTATATCGAGTAATGTTAAACGACCCGGATTCTTGGTATCCGAGTTGTACAACATTTGTTCACAGTGGTTATAGAAGCGTTTCAGCTGGTCATAATCAGCATCCACTAACTTTATTTCCTCCTGGACTCCATTTACTTTAGGTCCTTTCCATACATAGCTATTAACATCGTTTGCTTTATCATTCAAAGCCTCTCTCAGCTTATCTCCTAATACAGTCATAAATTATTCTTTAAAAATACTTCATAGTTCATCTAATTTTAATGTTAATCTAATAATATTTGTCCACATTCTAGAGACGGTTTTTCATGAATAAATTTCAGGAAAATTATATTCGTCTCCTTATATGGAACGAAATCTGTACCATCGTACCATTTATCGATGCCTTCTTCTACATATCTCAGAGATACATATCCAACATCACCTAATTTCATAGAACACTGGTTCCAATTCGGAAATCGAACACACATTATGTCTTTATAATCTAGATTATCATATTCTAGACGTTCAAAGACATAATTTGCATAACCCATTCCGTCCTCACATTCAGCTACAAACTTAACATGGTAAGTTACTTCTTTGGTTTCCACACCTCAAAGGTATTAATATCCTCGAACTTCCTGCAACCATAGGAGGCAAAATCCCCTTGTAGCTTGTCCATATTTGGCAAACAAGGATAGTTCTTACACCTAGTACAACTACGTTCAGGATGTTTATAGTGAAAACCATCTTTGTCCTTAAACATTACTTCAGTAATAGGCATAATAATATTAATACACATGAGCCAGCAGCTCCATATTTGATTACGTTCTGCTTCTTCTTTAAAGACTTATTAAGACCTTCAATTGATCTATTTTTATCTTCAATTATGTTTCCATAATACAGTAACTGGACTCTGCGAACAGAATCCGTTTTCTCCCAACTTTTGTTTATAAGTTCTAAATTAGTTATTTGGCTCTTCAATAAAGGAACAGTTTCGGACAATTTCTGATGTTCAGCAAATATCAAATTAGTTGTCTTTAACTGTTCGCTGGTTATTGTAACGGTCGATGTATTCTGAGAAAAAGCACAAATTGATGCTATCAGAACTAGACATAATAGTAGACACTTTCTCATCATACTCCTTGTCTATATATTTAATTTTCTCAACAATGGAATCATTAACTATATAAATGCTATCTCTAATGATAGAATCCCTCACAATCTCTTGCACATTAGGAGTGCTAGGATTACTATCTCTCTTAGGGACAGACAAATATATAATTATTAATCCCATTATGACAATTAAAATATAGCAAAACTTAGTCTTGTTCATTTATCTCAATACCTGCAGCCTTAGCCTCCTCTACGAGCTTAACGCATCCGACTACATCTACACCTTCCTTCATTGCCAGTTTCACAACAAGTTTCTCATTGTCAGAGAGACCTTCCACTTTAGCTTTTAGAGCTTGCTTTTTGTCAAAACGAGCTTTCATCTGATTGTAACCCTTGATAATTCTCTCTGGATTCTCTTTAAGGAAATTAACCTCCTGCTTCAAGAAAGCCTTTACCAAGGTCTTACTAGCTACTCCTCTATCTCTAGTATAGATAGTAGGACATTTAGGGTCGTGCAAAGCTTTATTGTAGGCATTGGCTTTACCTCTCTCCTTGTCAAACGTATCAGTCGGGTGACATACACTGATACCAACAGATACGACTCTGCAAACCTCTGCGTAATCTGGATCGTCCACACAGACAAATTCGTCCATTTCGTTTACCCAACCTACCGCAAGTTTGCAACCATCCTCACTCTCTTCTGGAGATTGGCTTAAAGCACACGCTACAATCTTGTGTTCCTCACCCTTAAAGTCTACAAACGAGTCAATCAAATACTCAGCTACATCCTGTTTCATTTTCTACAATTTTAAAACCGTTATTAATTAAATATTCTTCTGGAGCAAACTGTAATTCGAAAAACCTATGCAGTGAATAGTTCTTTCTCTTTACAGAAATTAAATTTTTCTTTTTAAGTGTGATAGGTTTATCAGAAGAATAATACTTCTCTTCCATGAGGGCTGCTCCCCATCCCCACATTTGATAAACCGAACTACAGTAGATAAACTTATCATGTGTATATACAATCTGTTTATCCTTCTCGTAAGTCTTCCGTAAGGTCGTCATAAAATACTTGAATAGTTCTAAAGATAAACTTATTCTTTGCTGAATTATAACATTCGTTCCAGCTACGATTTTTGTAGTGGTCTAGAATTTCGGAAGCTCTTACATTATAATATATATTTCTGCAAAAGCTTTCGTCCTCATCACATTCAGCAGAATTTATTGTATAATTTCCGATGCCAATAGCGTAATGATAATGGCTTCCAGAAATTTCACTAAATCTATCTTCTAACTCATAATCTTCGTATATTATTACTCTAAACTTGAATTTGTCCTTACTAAGAAGTTTTGCCAGGCAATATGCTACATAGCAGCACCCTCCGGCATTAATATCGTACTCTTCATCTAGAAACCTACAAAGTTTATTCAGCCTCTCCGCTAGAATTTCTTGTACTTCCGTAGATTTGGAGTTCAATCTCCTCCTTTGCTTTTTTAAACTCATCCAAGTACTTACCTAAAGTTACAACTTCATCTTTTCCGAATTTTCTTCTAACTGCATAGTGGATACATCTCTCCACTGCAGACTCTAGCAGGAATCCATATCCTACTACCTTGAACTCTTTTCTCGGATTTTTACCACCAATGTCGCATAACAACTCCAAGTCGAAACGAGGAGATGAATCGTTAATTGGGGTTAACCTGTAAAATGGGCCTTCAATTACCATCTCTTTTTTGAATTACTATCCACATACATCTATCACTGTTAAATTATTATTACTAGGCTTATATCCGTAATCACAATACGAATTAGTTATTATAACACGGTCGAAATTGTTACATAGGTTTACCAAGCCTTTAATATTTACAGCATGACAAACTATAATCTCGTACTTAGCATCAGGATATCTTTCTTTAAGAACTTTAAGTTCTCCAAGGAATGTTCCTCCAGCATCGCATAAATCATCAATAAAAGTAAAGGTCGGATAATAACAATTAACCTCTCTTCCAATGGAAAACTCCCTAATTTTACCAGTTTCCAAATCTCTCACCTTATTGAACACAATATGTCCCCAATTATTAGAGAGAATTTTGTACCTTTGGTAAGCCCCAGCATCTGGGAATACGATATTAGATTGAATATCCAGATGCGATTCAAAGTTAAACTTTTGAGGATAACATCTAGTTCCTAACAATCCCTTAGTTCTTTCCGAATGGGGTTCCAAAATCATAACATAACGATAGTTCATAGTATTCAAGATACTACAGACCACCTTTAGAGAAAATGGGCGGTTAAAGCTCATCACTCTATCCATACGCATGGACATTAAATAGGTAATAAACAAATCCCACTCAATCTCTTGTCTATCAAGAATGTCTCCGACTTGAGTTAGAATAAATAATTCTTCAGCAGAAGTAATTCTACATATAACCTTTACTGAATCTTTCCTGTCAAATTCGTCAGGAAAACTTATCTGAGGTTCTCCGTCAGGAAATCTAGTGAGATTATACTTAATCTCACTCTTGTCCAAGTTAATTAAGTTTAATAATTTCATCTACAACATATTTTAAAATTTCGTAACTTTCTTCCAAGCCCGCTCTATCATCCAATAGGATATTATAATAAGGCTTATAAGATTTAGGTAATACAGAGCTTTGATTTATCTGTAGCTCTCCATCTGGAGCTAATCCAAGCATATCATAGACTATGGTAGACTTTCTATGTGATTCACTAATATCTTCATCACAAGTAAATAATACCAGTTCAAATCCTAGTCTAGCACATCTTTTTAGCAGCTCAATAACACAACTATAGTCTCCTCCATTATTATGGTAGTCAAAAATAGTGTTATCATAATCGAAAGCGACTATTAGCTTTCCGTATTTTTTATACTCTTCTAATAGTCGCTTCTTGCAAGCCTCTTTTCCGAATGGATGGTTAAAACTTTCCATAAAGCCCTTCATTAATTCGCTGTCTAATTTCTTTAAGAGTGTATTCCTTCTTAAGAACACCGTCTTCAAATACAGTTTCTAGACAACCTCCATCCTCTACTTCAGGAGTTACTTGGTCTTCAGCATAGTAGACACCATTGACATCCTGATATACTGCAATCAGACCTTTCAAAGAGTTCTTAGTTCCATCATCAGTCTTAGGATGTTTGAATATTTCTTTCAATTCTCCATTAATTACACAAGCAGTAGCCTTAATTGCAAAGCCTAAGCTATCTCTACTTGCATACTGATATGAAAATGAACCTACTCCTAGAACAAGATTGCAAGCTGCCATATGAGCATTCTCAAGTCGCATATAGATTTGCTTCTGACGTTCAAGAGTGATAGAATCACCATACAACAAACCTATTTTCGTACTAGGATAGCGATAATCCTTAGAAGTAGTATTCCATCCAAAAATCTTACCAAGCATATAATAAGCACCGTAGTATTGACCTTCTGAAACTTCTACATACTCAGCATCATCGTTAAATGGAGCGTAGCAACAATAATACTTACCCTCTTTCATTCTAGTATGGAAGTGAGGATTAGTTCTTAAACCACAAATAATATCAACAGGGTCTCCGCTATCTGGACGAATAACTACACGTCCATCACGAGCCATAATATCCTTCTTTAATTTGGGAAGGAAGTTTTCAATAACATTCCAGAAGTCCCAAGTATCAGAAACTATAGAAACGAACCCAGATGGATACAATTCGTTAATTAATCGCTTAAAGGTTTGAAGTTCATCCTCTTCTCCACCAGCACACATTACAGAATGTTCTGTAGCTGGAACAGTGGCGGCAATTAATTCATTGTCAGAATTTGCACCATAATATTCTTCTAGAGCAGCAATAGCTGGAATGGTCTCACTTCCAACAAACGAAGTCATATGTGCCATACCAGAAATGATAGCGGCCTCTAAACCAGCCATTCCTCTCATAGAGAAGTCATGACACAAGAAATCCAGATTTACATCTTCTGGAAATCCAGTATGTACTGCGTGTCTTTTAAGTTCCTTCTTATAGAGTCTTGCTCTAGTAGCAGAAGTGCAAGGCATCCACAGAGTACAACTAATTAAAGTCTCTAAATAATTAGTTAACCAGAAGAACTCTGACTTTGTATTAGTAATAGTCATCATAGGAACCCTAATAGGGCATATTGAACCTTCTGGCAACGCTTTAATGCGAATGGGAAGATAACCCAAATCATATAGAGCTTCAATATGTCTGTATCCTACAGACTCAATTCCCACGAAATTATGGACTCTTCGATAAAACATTTCTACAGCCTTCTCTTTAGGCAACTCAAAGAAATTCTTGTTAAATTCGTCAATCAGATACTTTTTAATTAAATACTGGATTCCGAATACTACAGAACCTTCAGTGGCTTCTGGAAAGTATTTGTTACTTCTAGGAGTCCAATTACTGTAAACTTGTTCAGTACCTTCTGGATACATTCTATGGTGGCCCAATTTATAGCCATCTGTTGCATTAATTATTTCCATTCTAAAAATTATTTTAATAACTAATTGTTAATAAACTTTTCATGCCTTTACCACTAGCTAAATTCTTAAAACACTGAGTGATAAATTCCTTCGTTTCTGGATGGATAGCCCTAGGAGAATTTATATACTTAATCCACCAGTTATATTCTCCTTGAAAACTATTACCGTTGTATACTTTACCAGCAGCCAGATAATCGCATACCAATTCTAGAGCATACTCTTTAGGCATCTTCACTGGAACACCGCCAATGTCTAGCTTAGTTACCCAGTATTCATAATGGTGTGGATTTCTTCCTCTGTGATGTAAATAAGACCTAGAATATCCTAGAATTTCTTTTTCCTTGTTTAAGGGAGATGTGTCATCATCGTAAAATTTTACAGAACGAGAGAACTCATACCATCCGAATTTAGATAAGTCGTGCAAGATGCCCTGTTTGTATAAACCTAACTGAAAACAGTAATAAGCTACCCAAAACTTATGTCTAAGTATTCGCCTAAGATGTCTCAGTGTTATACACATACATTTAAGAATTTCCATATCTTCTCCACTATTCTAGTTAGAAAATTATTTCCTCTTAGATTGAACTTATGTGTATATCCAGACAACTTGTCTGGATTCCACACAGCATGAACTATATAGAATAAATATCCTACTGTGTATAGCATAATGTTCAGTACTGGGATAAATCCTAGGATTAGTATTACTAAAACTAGCCACACTGGAACTTTAAGGTCATAGTCTTCTTCTATAAGTGCCACACTTCTGCTATACCCATTGTAATAAACGGTTACATGGGTATCTTTCAAGATAAGCACCGTGATGATTACCATCACAGTGCATATTACTAGATACATCATTTGTTATTAGCTACGTCTTTAAATAAGGTGGGAACCTGACCATAAGTAGGAAGTTTTCCATCCCACTTCTTAATCATATCCTGCTGAACTATGAGAACTGACAAAGATGCTGAAATCTTTCTATTATATTCAGCTTCTGCATCACCCTTAATCTTAAGAGCTTCTGCCTCTCCTTGTGCAGCTGCTACTTTCTTTTTAGCTTCTGCCTCAATAGTCTTAACTTCATTCTCTGCCTTCAAAGCCTGTTGAATTGCAGCATTCTTAGCATCAATAGAATTGACTAGCGTCTGTGGATATTGAAGACCAGAAGTCATTTGTTCAAGCTGAAAATTCTCAGCCAAGAGTTCCTTTGACAGTCTATCTTCTATAGACTTCTCAAACTCCTCACGTTTACTTACTAGTTCATCAGTAGTATAGTTATTCAGCTGAATGCGAAAAGCATTCTTTACGTAATTATACAAAGTAGTGTTAATTACCTCTACAATATCTTCCTTTCTATACTTCTTAAATACTTCTGGTGATTTCCCGTCAACAATCTTCAAAGAAATTGTAGGGTCTACAGTAAATGATGATCCATCTTTAGCATTAATACTGAAAGGAGGATAGTCCACAGTCTGTACGAATGTAGGATATTCATATACAGCCGTAGTAACAGGATTGTACCATACCGCACCAGTAACAAGAGACACATCGTCTACTCCTTTACCATCTCCGTATAGATTTACCTTGATGCCTTCATAACCAGCATCAATTCTCTCATAGCCACAACTAGATAAGCCAAACACTAAAGTTAATACACACAAAATCTTAATAATTGTCTTCATTTTCCTTATTTAAGTAATGTTTCTTAATATATTTGAATATCCTATAAACTAAACTTGGGATTGCCACTAGTAATAGTAACAACCCCAAGATATTTGCAGCATACAATGATTCGGATAATAACCATAAGCTGATGTTGTAAATTACAACGATTAATAGAACGGCAACAAATGCCTTAATTAAGTTTTTCTCGACCATAGAATAATATATTCTCTATTGCCGCTTTTATTATACCATAGTAGTACATTATCCTCTGTAATATCTACATACGGGTCATAATAAATATACACGGCAAACATTATGCACACAATTATAAACGCAATCATGATTTATCGAGTTTTAATAGACCCAGGTCTGGTAGTTGCAGCCTGAAAGTCTTTTCCTTGTTTATCCCACCATGCTTGCTTTGCTTTTAACCAAGCTACTTTTTTCTTATACTTCATTGTTCGGAAATTATTACGATACGATTAAATTCATTATCTCCAAATTCAGTGGTAATTCCGCATCCCTTAACAACCAATTTATCCTCTGGAGCACCATAGCTAATCAGAGCCTTCTTCATAGATTCTGCCCTAGCTACAGCAAGGTTATTATTAAACTCTTCTGGACCTTCTTCCGAAGCATATCCCTCAATCACATAAGTTTTTCCACTATTAGAAATATAGGAAGCTAGTTCTGAGACAGCCACATTGGAAGTTTTAGAAATCTCTGAAGAATTTTGAAGGAATTGAATTTTTGGAGTCAAAAGCTCTACTTTAGTAATTTCGATTGTGTCCGTCTTAACAATTTCTATTGGTTTACGAGCCATAAGTTCCTCATTCTTGGCTCTCAACTCATTAATAGAAGCGTTTAGGCTTTCAACCTCGGCATCACTATACAACTTCATAATTGGAAAGTCCCCCTTGCTAGACTTAAAGCGATAGGTAGCACCAATATAGACGTTAAACTCATGATTCAGAGGAGAAGTCTTGGGAAGTAACATATACTCAGGAGTAACATTTAATGCCCATCTATTAGAGATATTAAAGTTACATCTAACGGCTCCACGGGCGGATACATTATTATAGACATCTCCATAAGTATGATACCAACCAGCACCAACGATTAGTATAGGCTCAAACAGACGCCTATCTCCGTTATATCCACATATCAGGTTAGTAAGATTGGTAGTAACGTTAGCTGTCAAATTATGTGAATCAAAGAATGTTTTATTTCCTTGGTTCATTCCAGCCATCATGTCTAACTCCAAGCCAAAGATAGGAGTAATCTCCTTACCAATAGCAATGTTTACTAGTACATCATTTGGTTCTGCCCAACTTCTATGGTTATCCCAAATAGTAGTTCCAACATTACCAGAAATATACCAGTTATCCTTCATACTTCCAGTCTCAACAACTTGTGCGCTAGCAAATGCACACATCAAACACAAACAAATAATACTAAAAATTCTCTTCATAATTAAATTAGTTAAATTAATCCCACCAAGTTCTCATACGTTCAAACCTAAGTTTATTGTACAAGTACCAGGCTTTTTCTCTTCTCAAATGGTCTTGAAGAATAGGTTTACTCAAATCAAGATCAGCAGCTTTAGGCCAGAATCGTTTCCAGTTCTTAATGTTTATGTGCCTATCTACGAATCCTTCAGACCCAGGTCTGAAATCACAATGATAGGCAGAATCTATCTCTAGAACAATATCTAAAAGTCCTAGTGCGAGTTTTAGATTCTTTTCAACAACTTCGTTACCTTCAGCAATTCTAGATACTTTGAAGTATTCATACATTCTAATTAAAGCTTGTTTCTCTAGGGAGAGAACAAAACCATAATCAAACGGATAGAACTTCATAGCCTCTTTAATGAGTCTCTTGTTTTTGTTCTTTCTTAGTTTCATATTCTTGACTTGCTTCAACTGCTAATTTATCTGCTAAATTATTCATCTCAGAAAAGAAATCAGAATTTGAAGTATGTCCCTTAACCCAACAAAATTTTATGTCAGGGCAAAACTGGCTTGCCTTAGCAAAAACCTTGTCATATAAGTTCCACAACTCTACATTCTTTTTTCTTTTCCATCCTTTTGTAGCACATCCTATGACATACTGAGAATCTGAATAGATAGTAAGAGATTCTATCTTACGGCTTACTGCATTGAGAGCATATATTACAGCTAACAACTCACATTTGTTGTTAGTAGTATTTGGAATCATCTTGCTAAATTCATAGGATTTTTTCCCATCAATTACGAATACAACTCCTACTCCTCCTGTATTTCTAGATGAACTAAAAGCTCCGTCAGTAAAGACCTCTAAATTACTCATTCTGAGTATTAGTCCTGAGATTAGTTCCTAGTAGTATTGCTATCTTTAGCAGGTCGTCTTGGTTATCACAAAATATATTATCTAAAATATAGTTTGCGTAATCACTTATTCTAACTCTCTTTCCTACAGCTCCATACTTCCCATTAAGCCACTTAATTTGTGGAATAAAGTCTTCCAAATTATCTCCAAGATGCCTCAAGGCTTTTCTAATAGAGACTGGAAACCACATTTTTTCTTTTATCCAATCTAAGTGACAATAACCAAAAGCAAAAGCTCTACTCAAATCCTTCTGAATGAATTCATCTAGCTCGAAATTTCTCTCATGCCTTCCTAATTCCTCAAAATCATCTTTTAAATCTAAACAGAACACTTCATTGAACTCAATCATCGCTCCAAGATTCTATAACACCAATCAACTCTAGCATACCATATCTACACATAGCCTTAAATGGCCCAGTAGATATAGAAACAAATGTTGATTTACTGTTTCTATAATTTCTTATTACTTGCGTAAGTAAGTCTCTAGCTAGTGTTCTCAGGTCAGAAATAGATGGAACTCTATACTCTCCAGGACTTATATACATCCTCCAAGGAGACTTTCCTACACATTTTCCATCATCGTCATATGTTCTATGACTCTTGTCCCAACTCATGTATTCTAGAACCTTATCAAAGTCAAAGTTCTTCATGATGTAGTCACACTGAACATCAAGAGGTGGGGCATCACTAAAATTTCTTGTCTTCTTTACTTTCATTTTTATAACATTCAACGAGGCGTTGCAGATTGGGAAGTTTGTCAGTTCTCACACTGACAATTAAACCTCCTTTCCGCAGATTGTAACTCAATTTGATTCCGCAATGATTAAGAATTTCGATAAACTCTTTCAATGCGTTACCTTTCAATACATTTCTATAGACTAGCTTCTGACCATCTTGATAACCTTCACGGTAGTATTCATTCGCAACATCGGAAATAAGCCATCGTCTAATGGGTGAAACCTTTTCTAGGAGTTCACTAACTCTAGTTGCGATGAAATCCATACTTACTGAATACTATCGTTAGATACTATAGAATCGACAGCAGTTGTGTCTGCAACATTCTCAACGACTACAACAGAGTCCTCTGCAGTTGCTGGTTGAGTCTTGTGTGTGCAAGCTGACATAGCAGCAACTAACACAAAAAGCAATAGTAACTTCTTCATTTTCAATAATTTTAATTAGTTAAACATTTTATCTATCAAAAAAAAAGAGTGGTTCCAGTATCTGTGCTTCTCAGATACTTTCCCCACTCCTATCACTCCGAAGAGCTTGTACCGTTATTAGGTCGGTCAACCTCCCTCTTCATCTTGTTGAGAATTTGGGATAATAGTCACCAAGTTTAAAGATTACTTGTAACTGAAGCAAATGCTGAAACCCTTAACAGGGCTTCGTAACTCCTCCAACAACTTGGTTGGTGAGCTATAGTAGGAAGCTAACACGCAGGCAAAGATGAAATCAAAGTCGAAGACCTGGTCACACTAGCGAAGACAAAGACTCTCAATAAGAGAGTAATTTCAAGATTTTTGTGAGACCAGCGAATGTGTAAGTCAGAAATCCTTAGATTTCCAAATAAAGATTCATATATTATTCCTAACGTATATATAAATTGTTAGCTTCCTACAGAAAATTCCTCTAATTACTTAGAGGAAGGATCGCCTTGTTTCCTAATCTCTTCGAAAATTCCTAGAAGATTCGTTGGCAAGGTAATCTTTAGTTGAGAGATTCTCTCCTGTTCAGACGTTCTCCAGTTATTAAACTGACTTCTAAATTCTTGCATTTTAGAATTATATCTCTCATAGTCAGCCTTAAATTCTGCTACTCTATCTTGATATTCCCTTTCTCTAGTCATATCAAGTTTATTTACAGTCTCTTTAAGTTCTGCCTTCATAGCGTTCAGTTCTTTTTCATAAGAACGATACGTATCTTGAAGAGACATAAACATCGCATCAACATCCTCTACCTTAATAGTCGGATCTTGGTAATAGAGAATTAAGTCTCTACCAGTTCCTTCCTTGTAGATTGGGCAGTTTTCAGCGGCATGAACATCTTTTCTAGCTTTGCTAAAAGCTCCTTTTGGGTGAATATATTTCCCATAAGTAGAAGCAAACGCTTCAAGTCTTAGGTACTTGTTTCTCTTATTGGCATCCCATGAATCCATTACCTCTTTTTCATCCGCCTTAATAGGTGAATCTGGATATTGAGGTTGTTCTGGAATCTCAACATTGTTTTCTCTAGCCCATTTTTCGATAGAGCAAGCAGTAGTATAGGAAATCAATTCCTCCTTTTTCTTAATAGCCTCCCGCACCCAAGCACAGAAGCTATTCATTTCTGCTGACTTTTCTAAGTCGTCCTTAATAAAGTCTAGGGAAGTTTGACCTACTGTCATTAATTGCTTCTCCCCACCTCCTATAGAGGCTACAAACACTTGATAGAACCTCACACTATTCAGACGCTCAGTAGCAGCCTGAATCATTTCCTGCGCAACATTAGCATAATAGTTAGCAGATGTAGAAGTCAATCCTTCGTTTCCAAAAAATACACTTTCTTTCATTTTGTTAACTTATCAATTACATTTACTATAGATTCTTCTCCAGCTATGAAACCAGCTCTATGAGCGTTCATAATAAGTTTCTTCAAACTTTCTAGCTCCTCTTTTGACTTAAGAGTATTGCTAGTATAAATCTCTACTAGTTCTTTTATGTATCTTTCCATATTAAAACATTTTATAGTACCCGAAGTGGGACTCGAACCCACACGCCCGCAATGGGCATCAGAGCTTAAATCTGACGTGTCTACCAATTCCACCATTCGGGCATATGGTAGCTATTCTCACGAACCGCTACCGAGAGATAACCCTAAAGTATCATTTTTCTAATCTTCTTACTAGATTAGTCTCCGAATTGTTAAATTCAAAGTTAAAAACTGTTAACTTACTTAAATTGTAGACAGGTGTTAATAAACTTATCAACATCAGTCTCACAATCAATATAGTTTGGAGTAACTTTTTCAAAGTATCTTAGATTAGCTTCTGTACCAATTAACCCAAGCTCTTCAAAATCGTAACCCTCTCCATGAACATCAAAGGGCAAGCCAGGTCTAAATACTAACCAGGCTGTCCCTTTAAACTCACAACAAATACAAACTGTTAATCCACTTTCCCTCAGTTTGTCTAAGATTTGCGGACTAACAGTCTTTAATACTACACACTCACCCGAGTTCGGCGAGTCTCCGTTTGATTTCATCTTCGGACAAGCTTTCTAACTTCTCAGATTGTTTCTTAGCTAACAGTTCCGTCAGGCGAGCCTTTTCAGCAGCCTTATTCTTAGCTGTCTCTCTATCAGCCTTCTCTTTTAGCTTATCCGTTATAATCTCCTTCACAATATTGAACTTCAATTCAAGTTCGGTATTGCTGGGAGTATCATTAGTTATGAAAGACTTTCTTGGACTTTTAGCTAGTTCCTCATCGTAAGACCCAGCTCTTCTACCTTCTTCTGAGCAGCTTCAATTTGCTTCTTAGTAATAAGAGCAGTAGGTCTCTTATAGTTAGCAGGAGCCATGATGTTTTCATATGCTCTTACGGCTCTCTCCAAATCTACACCATTACTTAGGTCAATAAGTAAAGTTCCCATAGCCGTATTTCTAATCTTAGCTATAGGAGACTTAAAGTTTAACCAGCAATAGTTAGTTCTTACTTCTGGACTCAGAGTTTGAGCAGTAACTAGTGTTCTTCTAAATTCCTCCAAACTCTTCAAGAACTCTGCACCTCTATAGAGATTATTTTCTTCTATAAGCTCAATAACAGTTTCAACTGCCTCCAGCTTAAGCTCGCTGATAGAGCGTTCAAATACCCCAGCTCTTGCTCTGACATCTCCCCTGTAACCGCAAATGTGGACTACATTCTATGATTTGAGCTAGTCTAGTTAAAATCTTAAAGTTAGCTTGTTTTCTAAGCTTAATAGCCTTTTCAATCTGGGCTTCTATACTTGTTAATAATATCTAACTCTAATTCTTTAACTTTACTCTCATATAGAGAATCTTCAGCATATCCAATCCTATCTAGGAACCTATAATAGTCCTCTTCTGGATCGTACCTACTTAGAATAAATTGCTTATAAGCAAATACACAGCTTATCCAACTGTCAAACTTGAAATAGGACATCGTTCTTGAATTATACAATCCGAACAAATTATTGTTGTCCTTACAAAGTTTAGACTTGAAGTTACCAGATTCTAGAATAGCCTGAGCTGTTATGATAGCAGGACTTGGGAAATCATAGTGTTTAAGAGTATTATACAATACTTCCTCATTCACCTCCTCCATCAAATAGAATGGATGTTCCGGCATCAGCATAATTTTCTCCTCTGGAAACCTCGCAGAATGTATCCGGTGGTGCAAGGAATAACCAGTTGCAAATCCGAATACAATACTAATCATTAAAATAATTAAAACTCTCTTTTTCATATCTCAATAGAATTAACAAATTCTGCATCATTACATAGTTGATAAACAACCTTATCAAGTTCTGGAACATAGACGATATAGTAATAATCAAAGAATTGATTGTTATCCTCAAATCCTATAACTATTCCTTTATACTTACCATCTACCACACAGTCCTTAAATAAACATTTTGCAATGTCTTGACGAATGTCATCTTGACACGCTTGAAGTGCAGACAATCCATAGTAAGAAGTATTAGTGCCCCTTATCTCGTTCCCTAGTAGGTCTTTATCGTAGGAGGTCTTGATAATCATAATCCCTAACCACTGCCTTTATATTAGAAATAACTCTATTATATAAGGCTATCATGGTATTCATTTTACCAGAAACTTCCTTGCAGAGATTGTGATAGTAGTTCTTGTCAGATTCTGCATTTTTTAGTCTTTCAATATTAACTACTATCATAAGCTCAGAATCAGGGCTTTCACGGTATTTTGCCTTCTTAGCCTCTTCCTCAGTATCATATTGACCTACAATGAATGGAATGTTATTTTTGCACTTAACTAGGTAATACTCCTTCATTTTCAATTCCGAAATAACTCTTTAGTAATTCTATATTTCCTTCCTTAAGATGTCTTATAATGGCTTTCCTCTCCTTTTCATAAAGGATAATTCTACTTTCTAAGATATTTATCTTATGGTTGAAATTATTCTCGTATTCTTCCAGAGCTTCAGTAATGACTTTAATCGCAGTACAATCCTTCATCACACTCTTCGTTATAATAATCCTCGCTTCCGCTTATAGTTCAGACAAATAAATGTTTTGAGGATATTCGTTAAATACTAGTAGAATTACTGGACAAATCCAAACCCTATCGTTATAATTCTTACTCTTACACAAGTAAGTAGCTCCATTCTCATCTTCTTCAATCTTAGATAGAACAATCTTAGCTACAGAAGGGTCAACCATCTGCAACCTAACAAATCTATCATCAAGAGAATCAAGAAGATCGTCAGCCCCGCCAACCATAGCCAACTCTCCTGGGTCTCCATCGAAGTCTGGCCACCAATAAAACCAGACTCCTCCCACTTTTACAAATTCAAATGTTTTTCGCATTAAACACAAATTAAATTAAACAAAAAATACCCCAACAACTTTCGCTGCTGGGGTACATAGTAACGCCAACGGGATTCGAACCCGTATGCCAAGAATGAAAATCTTGTATCCTAACCCTTAGATGATGGCGCTATCCAGATTACGCAATAAGACTATAAGCCTCTTGCAGTAATTTAATAGTTGGAGTCTTATGATTATCTACAACAATTATCTTGTAAATGTTCAAAAACTCATTGTAAGTCAATGAAGTACAAGTTAAGAAAATCTGGACATCCTCATTTATAGAGCCATTACTTAACCCTAGGTCTACTTTTACCATGCTAGGTAATGTTCCAATCTGAGAAATATCCCAAGTTGATTTAGCTCTTCTTAATACTTCTCTCTGCTTTGCAGTAAGATTTTTCTCCTTCAATCTGGATTCAATAATATTTCCATCAAATTCTAAGGAATTTGCATCTGGATTTGTATTATTTAAAGCCAGTTGAATCTTTTGTACAGCAGAATCTTTCGGTTTTGGTGCAGAAGTAACAGACTCTTTAAGTCCTTTCATTATTTGCAATGACGGAATAAAATCCTTGATTTGGTTAGCGTTCCAAACTAGAAATTTTCCAGGACTGTCTTTAGTAGTTACTATATACTTAGTTCCTCCATTGTTCCAAATAAATTTATATGCAGTTTTCAATTTCCCTTTTACACATAAACTAATCTTCTAGCGAACACCTCCATTATAAGTTTTAGCATAACCATTGTCTACTAACCAGTGTGCAGCATCGGCTATACTGTTCCAAGTCCTGATAAAGTTATTATTTAAATCATACTGAGATATTGATACAGGTTGCTTGCAACTTCCCAAATAAAATTTGTTCTTTGGTATATTGTTTATATTTATTACTTTAGAAACTGTATCAACAGAACATTGCATTTTGGCGGAAACTTCAATCATTGTCATTCCGCTAGTATATAAAGATATTATTTCTTTATAATCGAATAAGATAGCTCCATCGCCTCCCATAGTAGCATTATAGCCATTTGAGTATGTGTCTAGCTTATCTATAAATTGAATTTCATAAGAAGCTAATTCCTCATCATCACATTCATACAGCTACTCAACTATGAAGTTCTCGATCCCATACTTGTTCATAGCATCATATAGCGGCCTCTTTTCACATCTTTCCTTCTTGCAATCATTACAATGTTCTTTAAATCTCTTAGTTACAGAATAAGTAGTTTTTCCAACATACTATTTTCCATTAATTAAATTTGTAATGCAATAAATATATGCCATATTTTTAAATTTAAAATTAGAATCCGTGGAGGGATTCGAACCCTCATTAAAGATTTCTCTTTTCAGTTTTGCAGACTGATGGCTAAACCATTCACCCACACGGATATTAAGATTTAAAGTACTTCTCTCTAAATGGGATATTAAATAATGAATCATTAATATCCTTATCAGTTATTTCCCTACCTAGAGCCTTCTCCGCACATTCGCTACAGATAAACACATGGTGGTCTGGATAATAATCTTTACCTCCCCTTTTGTAATAAGAGGAGAATTTCTTTGCAGCTTCTTTTTCAAAATTGGTTAGCTTAAAGTAATTTATTATCTTGTTCCAAACCTCATCAATAAACATTGGAGAGTTATGGTCTCCATAATAAAATTCTTTATTACATACTGTACACTTTATTTTCATAAAACTTAAATTTTGAGTAGGTAATGAGAATCGAACTCACATCCTCGGCATGGCAAGCCGATGCACTAACCGTTGTGCTATACCTACAAATGTGCAGATAGAGAGACTCGAACTCTCCCCTTCAGATTGGAAGTCTGACGTGCTCAAACCATTAACACCACATCTGCATAAGGAGAGTTATACGATACTCTCCTAAACGCTATCTTAAGATAGTAATTCCTGTGCCTCAATCTCGCCGATTATTTTAGTAACCGCAATCTTGAACGGATTTCCCTTAGTCTTGTCAAACAGATGTACATCACGTACCTCGTCAACCTTGTCAGGAACATTCACCTTTCTTTCCCCTCTCTCTATGGTCTTCCAAGTGATGACTTCGCACCGTTTCACGTCATAAACGCTATCGTTGCGGTCTACATAGACCCTGAAGAAGTTCTTCTTATGCTTCACAATCTCAACTCTTTTAAAGTTTTTGATGTTAGCATGAAATTTCAAATCGCATTTTCCATTAGGTAAGAAAATCAATTCTGCCATAATGATACTCCGCATAGTCGGAGATTCAAAGTTAAACTATGTTAATTCCAGTCTTTCGTCTGGCACTCCACCTCGTTTTAACCAATAGCTACTGTTCTTCACTACTTGAGCTAAGCTCTAAACTGGGATAAAGGTATTATTCTATATAAATAAATGGTTTTCCAAATTCTTGCCTGAAAGACTCAAACCAGCCTTCCATTTCCTCATCACTATCAAAATAGATAGACTCATCATGTCTCTCCGAGAACTCTAGAATAATATGCGGCTTCTGATATACTATTCCATCCTTGTAGAAAGATGTTCTCTTACTAATTGATTCGAGCATCCCTTTCTCAGAGTAAGTCCCAAAGCATGGGTCTAGAAGATACCAATAGTCAATATGTTTTTTCCAGAATAAGAATTTAGTATCTGCTATTTTATGCTCCCATTCTGGATGTTTTCTAGTTTTAAAAACTAGTATCCTCCTTATTAAATTTCCATTAATATATTTATCCATAATTAATCCCAATATTCTGGACAATCATCTGTCATTAATAATCCCTTCTCGCATAGACCTCCATCATAGAATATGCATGATGAGCATGAAAGATTGTCTCTGGACTCATATTCCTGAATACCTTCCTGAATATCTTTCTTAGCCTTATATCTATCTTTTCTATTCTCTTTCTTATATTCGTACTGCATCATCTTACTTCTGTAGGGAGAAGTGCAATTCTTAAGCATTTTGGCATACTTGGAATCATTAAGAAAATCCGTAATTGATTCACAAATTCTCAGTGCTCTATTTCTGAAAATAGGAACATTATACTGAACACTGGCTTTAATTCCGTTTACCGGGATATAGAACTTCCCGCAAGAGTTATAAACTTTTTTAGCTCTAGAAATCCACTTTCTTTTAGAAAGCTCTCTTCTTAATTTTCTGTCCATAGGCAAATAAATTAGTGTAGAATCTGGAGTGGGATTCGAACCCACGAAACACGGTTTTGCAGACCGTTCCCTTAGACCACTCAGGCATCCAGACATAAAGGGGAGACTAGCTCCCCAGTTTTTAAAGTACCAAAGAATCGTGTCTTCCTGTACGATACAGAGATGGTTTACTGTTAGGATCTTTAATCCACCAGTAGTTAATTTCGTCACCGTCCTTAGTAACAATAACATTCAACTTCTTGTCAATAGCGATAATCTCGTCATTGTAGAAGTCGTCTCCTACCTTAAGATTGCTGAACTTGGTAGAAGAATAGATAAAGTTATACGACAGGCTGTGGAAGTTATGACGACGATACTCATAGTATTCGTTGAGGGCTTTTCTTTCCTCTATAGTACAGTTATCCTCGTCATCAACAATAGGCTTAGGTATAGGATTATTAAATCTCTCAACAGCCTTGGAGAAGTTTTCAATAGAGAACTTATTCTTGTCTTGTTCAATTTCTCCAGTGTAAGCGTAACCTTTGATACAAGAATACTCATACTCATTAGTTACTACGTTGAAGAAACTCTTAGCCTTTTTCAAACCTTCAATTCCATGAATGTTAACTTCATTAACTATAGTTTTGAGAATATCAATAGTTGATATAGTCAAAGAATCAATGAAGTCAAGTAAATCTTGACGTGCTTCTGGAACCTCCAGGGCATCGTCTAGATATTCGTTTACAACCTTCAAATCAAGATTTTCAAACTTCTTGACGTAGCGGATTCTAGACGGACGTCCTACCATATTCTCGTTGATAGACATTGCATTAGTAGTCAACAAGAATACCTTACGATACTTAGAGTTATAAACTCCATCCATAATTTGGAGGATTGTAGAATCCGACTCGCTGAAGTTCTTTTCAAACTCGTCTAGGAAGAGAACACAGTCTCCCTCAATACCAGAGAGAAACTCAATCATAGATTGATTATGGTCTCCCATATCCTTTAAGATAATAACAGGAAGGTTCAACTTATTAGCTAATTCTTTAGCTGTGACAGTCTTTCCAGTACCTTTTGTACCAGTAAACATGATTCCCAAGTTTCCTTCTGTGTTATTATAAGTTTTGATTACATGGTCTATGAAATCTTCCTGCAGTCCATACATCTTGTACGGAAATACGAATTTGTCTGCATACTTATCCAGGTGATAACCTGTCATTGTCAGACTAATACTGTAAATACCAACCGGAAGAGATTCCGAAACCTGAGCCTACTTGGGTGTATGTAGACCCGGAACACATCCAAACTTTGTTCATTTCTTTATTTTTAATTGTTATTTAATATGAATGTTTCAGAACATTCAGTTAATTAAAGTTCTCCACTGTCTTTGATAAGTTCTTTAGCCTTATCCATTCCAGCTTCGTAAGCCTCCACAACGTACTGTATAGCAGTTTTTGAATCAATCTGATTCATGGAGTTGCTATTTTCTACCAATTCTTGAATAATTTCACTTAACTCTTTCATAATCTATAATCGAATAAAAGTTGTAGGGTAGGAGGGACTCGAACCCTCACGCCTTGCGGCACATGGGCCTAAACCATGCCTGTATACCAATTCCAGCATTACCCCTTGCTCTTACTAATTGTTATTATAATTGTGAAGTTGCATATGACAGTTAGAGCAAACTATCATCAGATTATCCAACTTATTATTATAATGATTATTATCCTTGTGATGTAATTCTAAAGGAATTTTCATTCCCATCCACTCTGATAATCCACAACGCTCACACTTATCTTCTTTATATCCATCCTCTATCAATCTTATCCTCTTTCTAGAATTAGAAATATTAGGATTTCCTATCAGGTCTAAAGCATCTTTTCTCTTTGGGTCTAGTCTTTTTCCCCTAGAGCCTTGATTTCCCTTATACTCTATTCCCATCTTAATATAATAGGATTTTAGAGTATCGACCTTGCAGTTTAGTCTTCTAGCTATCTCAGCATTAGACTCGTTTTCTGAAATCCATTGTAGGATTTCCTATTCTCTTTCTAAAATGTCGATTCTTGCCTTTGCCATATTAAATACTATAAATTCCGCCACTACCCCAACTGTTAGGTTGCTTTTATTTCTTTAGCAACCTTAACCATTTCGTTATATTTCTCTACTACTTTATTAAAGTCTTCTTCAGATATTTGAAAAACTTTGTGAGAGTTTCCATACCACTCTTCTTGACCAGGAAGCCACATTACATCAATATATCTCTTCTTTTCTAATTCCATATGTACCTTAGATGAATCAATATAAACTGAATAGGCATCCTCTTCGATTCTACTACTTCGTGGATCTGTTGGGTCGGATGTAAGTCTGAAAAACATTGTTGACATACCATTGAAGTCTATCTTGAAGCATTTTCCCTCAAAACTTTTTAGAAGTTGATTATTTTCTTCTTCTTTTAGTCTCCTTCTTTCTGCTTCCTCTCTAGCAATATTATCTAAATATTCACAATACTCTTGAAGAGAACAGCCAGGATGCTTCCTGGCATATTCTTTCATTGGACTTTCTCTTGACCACATTATTTCACTAATTTTAGTTCACAACAAATGTTGAGTTTGGGAATAGGAATCCACTCACATATTCCATTGCTATCAACTGGTTTTCCTCCATTGATTGTGCAAATAGTAATATGTGGCTTAGCATTTGCACAAGGCAAGTCTGGTATAGTAACTCTAAAAGCTATTGCTTTGTTAGAGAAACCTATCCCATTTACTTCTACCATCCATGATTCATCAATCTTCTTTACAAGAGAGTCATATATCTCTTTGTCGTTTTGATTTCTGTGGAGCAGAGTACAATGGTCTAGATATAAAGTACTTCCTCTTTGAAGGACCAGATTAGCTATAATAGGATTAGCAAAAATGATTTTCATAAGCTCATTCCTATTATGTTCATTTAAAAACAATCCGAAATACTGATAATTCATAAATTCCAATTTTTAATTCTCTAGTGGACCTAGAGGGCTTTGAACCCCCGACCTCCTGATTATGAGTCAGTTGCTCTGACCTGGCTGAGCTATAGGTCCGATTTAGTCTCACTATCGTAGGACTATAAGCTCCCAACGTCCGACTGGCTACGGAAGGTTATTTACCGGTCTAATAACCTATTCTACTGTTAGTTCCTGTTCGCAGACATATTCAACCAGCAATTCATCATTACCGAATACCATAATCTGCAATACTACAATTTCTGGCCCATCCTTACTTAGTCTACTAGAGAATGCGTATTCTGACATAGAAGACCTAGAATGAAACCTTACGAATTTACTTCTAGGATGAGACCTCTGGATTATTCCGCTACTGGGAGTATTTAGAGATACTTTACTAGTTATCTCCCCAATATTGAAAGAAGTTACGTTAAGCACTTATTGATTGACATTTAAATATTATAGTTTTACCGATAATATCATCAGGCTTTATGTTAAACTTAGCAAACTCCTCAACCAGCTCATTCATATCTTCTACAGAATACGTTTCTCCAATAACTCTCATATTATCTAGAGAAGTTTGGAAATTCTTTAGTAGTTCTGTAAGTAAACAGCTATTAATTATCACTTTCATTTTACTATGATTTGCTCTTCAGGTTTTAACTTAGCTGGAGCATCAGAGTGTAATTTACCACATCTTACACACCAACAAACTCCAAATGAATTTTCTCTCACTTTACATCTGCCTTTCTCACAGATTTTAACTACTTTTCTGTAATTCTCCTTATCCATAATTATATAATTTAGAAATACAGCCTTACTACCCCTATGTTCCTAGTTATTCTTTAGCTAGCTTTAGATTATTACTAGGTAATACCGCAACGGATTTATTCAGCTGACTTTACCGCCTCTTGGTATGCAAGGCTAGGTCTCCCTAGCGAAGCTGTATTTAGTTGGGCTACCAGGACTCGAACCTGGACTCTCAGAACCAAAATCTGATGTGACTACCATTACACCATAGCCCAGTTTAGCTTAACTATTCTCTCGAACCGTTAAGCCCATATTTACCATGAAAAACACACAATGCGTGGGACGAGGCAGGATCGAACTGCCGCTATCGTCCTGGATTTTCAGTCCAGCGCTCTACCTACTGAGCTATCTCCTTATAGAGAAGTTTCCATACTACGATAGTTATTGCTGTTTGTCCCAGGTTGGATTCTGCTATTCTTATGGCTGAATCTTCAACTGCCTTCAAAGTTTCATTAACGGCTACTCCAATCTCCTTACCGAGATTTGCATACTCAGAAACTTCCTTGATTTCACCCTTTATAGCCTTCTCTGTTGTTATCTTCTCAATTTGAGTTCTAGTATCACTAGGCAACTTATCATAGTCTTCTTGTGATATAGTTATCTGAGAAAAAGCTGCTACGCTCATCCAGAGCATAGCAAGCATAATTACAAGGAACTTTTTCATTAGTCAAGCCATTCAAATTCTTCACCCTTGAAATGTCTTGCAAAACAAGCATCGAACACTAGCTTTCCAAACTGGGTTGATACGTATTTGGCAATCTCTTCAGATTTGCACGCAAGCATCCCGACATTGGCATCGCCGACGTCACCGCTAGAATAGAAACAGCCGAGACCCGCACTGCCGCCACCATATGCGGTGCCGCCCACCAACGCGAATTTCTCGCCCTGATAACGGAAGTGACCAATGACTTCTGCATCCTTCGGAACTGATTTCATTCTAAAGAAGCGAACCCAGGGATACCATATAGTACCAGTTAACAGATTGAACTTGTGACCTTCATTTAGCGCATCCAAGACTGTCTGCAACTTAGCTAGAGAATTTACAGATCTATTGTAGTAAATAGTATCTCTAGTAACACACCCTAGATAGTTTACAGCATCCTCATAGGTTCTTATCCGTCCCATAATGTTTTCTGGAACGATTTTAACATTGCCAGTTTCGGCATTATAGATGGGTTTATAACCATCTGGACATTCAATTTCAATTGTCTTTTTCATTCGTTATAATATTTAATAAAACATGATTAGGGTGTTATAGCGAACTCGAACCGCTGACCTCTACAGCCACAATGTAGCGTTCTGCCAACTGAACTAATAACACCATCAAATTATTCGAATAGCGGCAGCAACTTCTTTCCTAGTATCTTCACCGCTTTCTGTACATCAGCTACAGTTCTAAAATAAACAACACCTGGATATTTTACGTTTTGATGCATAACGACGTACACTCCTTTTATATCAGTTTCCGTCTTTCCAGATAGAGAAGAACCCCTTCCAAGAAAATAACCAGTATTACCCTCTGTTTTGCTCCATCCTTTATTTAGATAGTTAGCAACTATTTGTAAACTAGCTAGAGAACTGAGTTGTTCTGTCATGCTTGGAGGACATACTAATATATTCCAAAAACCATAATCTTCTTCAGACTCTACTATCTCTTTAAAGGAAGGAATTAGCATTTCCTCACTAAAAGCGGTAAGAGCTAATTTCTTCAAGTCTTCATTACCGCTTTCGTACCATTCGCGTGCCTGCTCCAAAGTTACTTCAAGACAGGCTTTTGTTTTAATTCTGTTCATCTTATTTATTAGTTTTTAATGGACACCAATCTGGAATTAATACCTTTTCGTAAGGTCTTAACATTCCCTCAATTAGTTTATTCTCAGACTCTTTACAGAGTGCTTTCTCATCGTTGAACCAGTTATTAGGGTCAGGAACAATTAAACAGTGTGGACATTCTCTACACTACTTAATTTCTTTTTGGAATGTCACACTAGTACCAGATTTCTGGTAAGTATCCTTCTCCATATTCATACGTTATCATTTTGTATTTATTTAAAGGTTAAACTAGTTTCCATCCCTCACTCCAATATGACTCCTGTCTATTCATCCAGAATAGTGAAGGGTCAACCATTACACCATCCTCAAATACATATAAACCATTGGAGTTCATACTTACCCATTCATCAGGTCCGAAATACCTATGTCTTACTTTCTTTCCTTCAGACATAGCCTTAATTGCTTCTTCTTTCGTCATAATCTAATTAATTATAGTGTGTGGGATTGGGAGGACTCGAACCTCCAGTCTCAAAAGAGAGCAGATTTACAGTCTGCGCGGCTACCAATTACCGGTTACAATCCCGAATCGACCTAGTAGAGAACCCTGGTTTCCTCATTTAAATATGACTAACCTATATGCAGTGGGTATACATATTTCTAAAATCCATATCCTAGGTCTCGCTAATAGAGTTTTATTCATAGACAGATTTATAATAATCTATCCAATAGTCTGCTTCCATATCTTCGAAGATTTCTTTAAGTTCTTCATCAGATAATCCTTCGTATTTGTCTTCCATAAGTATAATACAAACATTATATAGCTGAGTTTTCTTTGAACCAATCTAATACTCATGATAACACTCCCACAGTGAGTTATACTCTTCATTATCTAGATTACTACAGTATTTAAGATAACCTTTCATTATATTTTTCTTCTATTAAATAGTCTAAAATATTCGTCAGAGTATACATTACATAAATCCTTATACTTTTTTGGCATAGGATAATCAAAGTCATCAAATGCAGATTCTTTAATAAATCTATCATAGAGAGCCATGTTTGCTGTAGTAACAGCAATATTACAATTGCGCTTCTTTCCCCAGTTAACAATGTTACTCATAACACTATTAAAGTATTCTGTATCATTATCTACTTGGAGATAGATTTCCACTCTGCAAATTGCAGGATTTTTGAATCCTTGTCTAAGAGTTATCTTAGATACGAAATTCAAGTCTAGCAAATCTGCTATTCTATCCTTAGCTACAATTCTAGAAATTCTTATCATCTTTTGGTAAGTTATTTTACATAATTGTGGGATAGGTAGGATTCGAACCTACTAAGCCTAAAGGCAACGGATTTACAGTCCGTCCCAACTCTCCATCGTTGGCGCTATCCCATAAAGCAATTAACAGATTTGTTCTAATTAACATAGCTACTACAATTCTTCCTCTTGGCACCCCAAGTCCTCTAGTAGCTAATAGCCGCACTAGTGCGTGGTAACAATTTTAAGGGAACTCACCTCTGTTAATTGGAGTAATCAGGGATTCATCTACGTAGGCACCCAATAGACATCATCTATTCTACTAGTGAATGGTGATTACTTCGTCTGGATAGTGTGGCTCGAACACACGACCTCTGCATCCCAAATGCAGCGTTCTACCTACTGAACTATATCCAGGTGTAAGTATGTGTTTCACAACAAATACTCACTACGTAAGAAAAAGAAAAATTCAAGAAAATTGCCTGTGACTCCGCTGGGATTTGAACCCCAAATTAAAAGTTTGGTGCTCTAACCAACTGAGTCATTTTAATGATAAAGTATCCCGTGAAGGATTCGAACCACAGCTTAGAAGGCTGTTGCTCTATCCAACTGAGCTAACGGGACATCGTGTTCGCTATTATATACAGCGAACTACGTTCTTCTTAGTTAATAATTGTTAAATCTTCTCTTCGGAAATAAGCGCATTACCGCACGTTATTCTGTCAGCATCTTCTTCTTTAGAAGGAACAAATACGATAACATCCCAACCTTCTTCAAGTAAAGGCTGTTCGAATTGACGATAAACATTATAATCAGAGTAGCCAGTTACTTCAAAACCATTCTCAACTGCGGATGCAGTTTCATGAATAGGGGTTATTTTCACAATAAACTTCTCTTTATCGAAAAGTCTAGATAACTCCTTTGCATCCAGAATAGTCTGTGCAGTAACTGGGAAATTCAACGTATACTTTCTACCTTTCGGCATAGGTAAACGACTAGCCATTTCAGAAATAGTAGCTAATGAATGACTTTTGTTGTCAAATAGCTCTCTTCTCTGTTCGTCATTAGTAGAATTTATTGAGAATTGAAGACCTGCCTCACCTCCATAGAAGTCATTCTTGATTCCACACCAAGTTTGTATGAAGTTCTCTAGTTTTCTATTAGCTCTAGGAAGCATAGTAGAAACTACTGGATGGACAGTCTTAGCTATCAATCCACAACTCTTTACCACTTCTTTTAGAACAATCCCAAATGCTAGTACATTATCGTTCCAGGTTGGCTCTCCCATTCTTGCGAAATGCACATTGAATCTGTCAGTATTCCTAACAGTCTCATTCTTGATAATGTTTCTTATTTGCCATTCCATCTCTTCAATAGAAGCATTTCCATAGAATCCAAATTTCGGAACATCACAGAATTTGCATTCCATTGGACATCCTTTCTGAGTGGAAATGGTTGCAACCCACTTCTTACTAAGGTCAACTTCAGTATTAGCTACTCCATTAATCTCCTTAGTTAATCCTAGGAAATTAGCTTTGATATTGTTCTCTTTCCCATAGTCTCCTACGGTTAGAAATTCAAGTTTATGTTCTGTGTCAACATAAATCTTTCCTGTGTGAGTAAGTATTGTCTTCATTGTTCTTCAATTGCCTTCCAAATGATAATTAATATTATGAATACTACTATATAGGTCATGGCACAATCCTCCAATCCAATCTATTCATCACTATTCTGAATTTGTTAGCTTCTGACCAGCTACGGAAAGACCTAATTATCTCACCGTTTATTTCGGTGATTCTTCTCATTATTGCCATAAACTAAATACTTTTTTTGTTAATGGATAGTTTCCTCTCCACTTTGTTGCATACTTAAATACACGAGAATCGCCTGTACGACGCCAAGTAGATCGAAATAGCGGGAATAAAATCGCCATAACGACAAGTCCAAATACTAGAACAATGAAAGTTAAACCTTTCAGTATATGTTCTAATAACCAAACGGGTAAAGTAATGCCCCATCTAACAATTGCTAATAAATCTTCCATATTAGTTCTCAACTATCAGAGTGTTATGGATTCTCAATTCCTCTTCCGAAATCGGAATTAATTCTCCAAATACTCTTATGTATTTTTGTTCTTTGATTACTAATGATGTGGTAATTTCAGTGATTACCTCGATGTTAGCATTGTGCCATCTCTTTAAATGCTGAGAATGTATTCTTCTAGACAATTCGTAGTTGTCTGAAGATGCTATTCTCGCAGCTTTGAATCTTTTTCTCATGGTTTTCTTTTTAATTCGTTAAATCTTTTTCTTGCTAATTTTCCATTCACAAATGTTTCTGTAACTGTTCTGATGCCTTCTATGTGAATGGTATACTCGAAGGCGTGGGTTCCAGTGAGAGTTATCACTCTTCCCTATGAATCTGTAAATCTTGCGCGAACAGTTGAATCGCAATGTAATCTGTTGAATTTTCTCATTTTTCTTTTCTTTTTTAATCCTGACTACCTATTTCTAGGTAGTTTCGTCTTAATTTTCAAAGACTCGTCAGAGGATTTTTAAAAATATCCCCACCTCTGTGGGGATAAAAAATGAACACTATCAAAAGACCTTCCTGTGCCACTCTCCTTTGAATTGTTTCACAACAATTACATAGTCTCTGGGCGTACCCATTATAATCTCCAATAATACACAACAATAGTTTCCTACTCTGGACTTGAACTAGAATCTTCTCCTTCAGAGGGAGATATACTGACTTGTACTAGTAGGAAAATACTCCACCTGCCTAAGCTCCCTATGGGAGCTGTAGGCCATCTAGAATAAGATGGAGAGTTATTTAGATAGTTTCCTACGCTATCTACGTTCACTAAGAATATAGGTAGCTAATCCATATTCTTGCGACTGAGTTCGAGGTAGGAAATATACCCTTATGAGGTATCCTCTTATCAGCTAGCCTATCCTTATCGCTCCGCGATAAGGGTTTCTAGCGGCTTATACCAGGCAACTTCTAATACAATTGCATAACATAGAAAAATATGACATACATGGTCTACTGGTATGTCAGCAGTACTTTCATATATTGCTATAAGTGACCAATCTTATAGCTCAATCCTCCTTACTCATGAGATAAGTTTGCGAACTCTCATTTTCATTAATAGCAGTTATTTTCGGATATTGGGCTATCTGCGTAACCCCGCTTTTTGTTGCCTTTTTATAGGCTAATGTTAGAGTAAATAATCATTGTAGTATAAGTTATAAAACTCGTCCTACTGGCGATTTTTTGAAAACTGGAAAAAGTAGGAAAATCTGCCTTTGAGTTTGTGGAACATTCTTCTCCTTACTTGCCCATATTTTCTTTTGTGAAACTGAATTGATAGTCTTTCCTATCAGCCAGACATAAAAACTAAAACTACTACAAAAGTTAACTCGGTTTTGATTTTTTTTTGTTTTGTTGTTGATTTCTCCGTTGACCAATGATGGAGTTCATATGGGCATTTTATTTATACTCGTAATACCTTAGAGTTGCACGTTTGACTTATTTTAAATCTCGTTGTGCGCTGAGATTAGCTATAAGATTCTGCTACACTCTCACTTATTTATACACGAGAGAGTCGTGTTAATCTACAAAGACAATTCTTATTACTTTTGGAATGTCTTCTTCTGACTTTTGATAAGTCATAACCCATGCTTCTGAAGTTTTGCAATAAACTCTATCAGCTTTAAAGTTTACCTTTTCTCCAGTCTTTGGGTCATAGATTATTCCCCAGCTATACAAACACTTTTTCGTTCTGAACTTTTTTCTCGTGTCCATAACTACAAAGATTATTTGTATATAAAAGAAAGGGGATTTCTCCCCAATCTTTTACTCGTAATCCTCAACCTCAAGTTTGTAAGTTCTCTTGGTGTAAGCCGGAACTCCTCCGTGTGCTTCGATGTCCTCAGAGGTGATGCTCTTTACCACAAATGTTACTTTATGGTCAATGCACCAGACAAGGAAATTTGCATTTTCCAAAGGAGTAGAACCAATAGCAGGAGCTTCGTCGTCGATAGTTACGCCAGCGAAGTGTTTAGCTCCGATTGATGCACCATTGTCAGTTGTGAAAGTGATAGGCACAAACCTTGCTTGTCCTTCTCTTTGTGTATTGTTTGTCAATTCCATTTTGTTCATAGCAACAATCTGGAACTTATCGCCCTTCTTCAAGCCGACAACAACTGAACGTTCATTACCTTCCAAACCTAATGCGTTTACCACTGATTTAGCACGTTCTTCTACGCTGAGATTACTGTTCTTTAATTCTTCGAGTGTCATAATACTAAAAATTTTTAATTTGTTAATACTGTGAGTTACTTTTGTTTTTGTTTTAGTTTTATATCAATATACAGGGGGGGACTAAAGGGGTTGTAGGCCGGCTCTACAGCCACTATGTTAATTTTACATGTATAGTTTATGATAAAAGCCCAGTCCGTTATAAAAATATTAACATTAGAAGCATATTCCTGATTTCGAAAATTTTAACTTTACCCCCTCAGGATATTTTGAGTAATCTAGCATAGATAAATATTGAACAATTAAATTTGATTAAAAATGAAAAGAAATCTAAATTTATTATTTGCGATAATAAACGCATACAAAGGAAAAGAAGATTTAGCTCACTTTAGTACTTGTGAACTAAATAAAAAGTTCGGAATATCAAAAAATGATATTCCTAAGATGTTAAAAGAATTAGTAGATCTAAATTATGTAGAGAATCATACTATTAACGGTTTTACAATAGATATAAAATTTTAAAGGATTATCCATGTCCAAACTTTATATTAAATGAAAAATTAACTAACGCTCAAAAGGGATTCTTGTTAAGATGTATAGAGCAGAATATAACAGAAGATTTATCTAGAAAAGAAATAGCTAGAAGAGTAAATGGGAATGAAAACTGCGGAAATTTAAAAAGAACAATAGATGGAATATTACGAGTTTATAATAACGAGTCTTCAATATTTGGAATACTAAATAATTATTCATATATTTCTTTGATTCCAGAGAATGCAGTTTATATAGAAAATAAAGGGTATCGATCAATTACCTCCCAAGAAAAAGCACATAAAAAATCTGAAACACAATCAGAGAAAATTGCAAAACATTTAAGATATAAATCAGAAAATAGAGCAAAGAAAAGTTCTAGATATATAGAATATTCAATTACTGAAGATTATATTGAATCATTATTATTAAAGCAAGAATATAAGGATTATTATACTGGATTAATTCCAGAAAATTACGAAGATTACTCAATAGATAGAATAGATAGTAATTTGGGGTACGTAGAAGGAAATATTGTTATCACAACTACCAGGGTAAATGTTGCTAAGAATGATATGACCACAGAAGAATTTAAAAAATTAATTTCTGATTTATATAATAATATTTCTAATTTCTAAATTCCGAATTTATTAAACCCCCAGGGGGCTATTTATATAAAGTACCTGTACCCATTTGCGGATAACTAAATGAAATATGTATAATATTAGAATTAGAATTTTTTAACTTTGTATTTAACTTTTCAGAAAGTATTGTTGTATATAACTAAAAAAGAGACAATTATGATTACAGACTTAGAAACATTACTAAATTAGGACGAGTTTAAGAATCTCGTTGATGCAATTAATAAGAACTAGGAGTATTATCTATCAAGTAATGGTCTAACCATTAAAGCGGAATCTACAGATGATTCTTTATTCTTATTAATATCTTATGAGAGATAGAAAGAGGAAAGCTGTCTAGCTAATGAAGAAGTAGGCAAATTCCAGAAATACTTAGAATCTTTAGATGATGATTTATTTATAGATGTCTGCGAATATCTAGGGGAATCCGAACTGAATAAAATTCAAGAATGTTTGGAAAGTGGAAAATTGGAATCAGTAAGAGCTGGAATTACTAAATTCAGAATGGCATTATCTAATGTGGTAACTATGAAAATAGAACAACTGAAAGCATATGTATGAACAAATAGCTCAAATAAGAATACTCCTTGCTAATGTAAATGCAACCATGTAGGCTTTATTTCACGAAAACGAACAGCTAAGGAAAGAACTAGAGAAATTGGCAGCGGAGAATAAATCTCTAAAAGAGGAATAAATACTGCCCTATGGTGTAATGGTCAGCACAGATGACTCTAAATCATTTAGTCTGGGTTCGAATCCTAGTAGGGCAACGCCAAAATTAATAGTTATGATAAAGTTAAATGAGAATTATGCTGTAACTCCAACAGGAGCTAAGACCCTTATTATTGAAGAGGGAGATGATTGGAATAAAGTTTGCGATAAGGTAGTTGGATGTAGATTTGATTACATATTTGTACCTCAAGAATTTGAGAATCAAGCCTGCTACTTTCTTCCACAAATAAGTATTCAAGGAAAGCAGATAGGTAAGATATGTACTTATAAAGTAGTGAAATGGAACAGTGTGCAGTCGTATTGAATGGTAATGATGTTGTCAAAGTTTCTAATTTAAAAAGAAAGTATGACAAAATAATGAGTAATCCCAATATGAAAATATTGGAAGAATGTGATAAGGAAATGCTAGATGAGAAATACAACTACTGGAATAGAACATTAAATAGAAATATAGAAGAGGAGAAAAATGAGGAAGCAAAACTTCATCATTTTAGGAATCCAAAAACAGGTTGCACTATAGCAAGTATCTATCCAGATTTAGAGGAATGTAAATCATATATAAAAGACTGGATGGATTATGTTAAACTTGACTGATAAATACAATGAACTAACTAAGCCAAATTTAAAAGAGTTATCTGAAACTATACTCCTAGCAGCAGAATCTTTAATTGAGATTGTTGCAGAAGAAGGAAAACAAAATGAACAATGGTTTCTAGATTACCTAGATGAATTAAATAGACTAAGTGTAATATACTAAAATATATGGATAAAGAATTTAAATTTGAAGTCTTTATTAACGGTCAACTAATAAATATGATAAAAGCCGGATATTTAGAAAGTACACTTAGAAGTGTTCCGGAGAATAAATCATTACTGATTGATATATGGAATGTAGTTGACAATTCAGTTAGAAATCTAATTAAAAATGGACTATATAAAGACACTACACTAGAAAAAGCAATAATTGATAATACATTTGAGGGATATGATAGACTTTAAAAAGACATTGACAAACTTACATAATGAATTTCCAGAATTTGACTTGGATACATTATTTAAAATAGTAGATGCTATAGTAGAAACTTCTACTCCTACAATAACCATCCCAAGTGGTATTAGATAGCCATCAGATAAACCTTGGTGGGAGGATGGTATAAATAGAATCACTTGTACTTATGATACAAAGTATAATGTTAAATAAAAATAGGCGAACCTAATCTCTAGGCTCGCCTATTTTGTTATATAATATAGTACCAATCAGTTCTCTCCATGACTCCCTTTTCTCTAAGCTATTTATTATCTAAATGATAATCTCCGTTTCTGAAATTCAATTCCTTTTAGAATAATCCCAATAAAAATATCCTCTCCATCCAGGAAGTAAGAGAGTACGACCTGTTGCCGCGTGTAAAGTTGCTTTGTTATAGTCCATGTTACTTTTTAAATATAAATAGTAAATATAGATATATTCTTAATACAATCTCTTTAATGCACTTAATAATGTTTTTCATCGTTTCTTAGTTTTAATAAATCCATAAGTTCCCTTCTTTAATCTAGTAGTAGGAATCCATCCATTATCTAGAATAGACCTATGTCCACTCGGTTTATGTATCTTAGCCCCATCTTCGTGTTTCCATTTAGAAGCATTTCTAGCAAAATTAGCTCGCTTCTTCTAAAGAGGAGTAGCGTTAGGATTGTTTAGTACATGCTTAGCGTGTTCTTGTACAGATTCTCCTGCTGCCTTGGCAGATGCTGTAAATTTGCCTCTGTTCTTCTCTTTAATGTGAATGCCCGACCCATTTTTGAAAATTGGACACCCAAATGTTGTAATTTTCTTACTGTTAGACATTTTTAATATAATGTATTATTTATTGATTTGTATCTTACAAAGAATATTAATATACTTGAAAAGTATCAAATAAATATAGATAAATGTGATAAATGATTAAATGAATTATGACTAATGGACAAAAGTAAAATTACAAAACAAAATGGGAACATAGCTTTTGAGGAAGAAGCTCATATTTATTATGATGTTACAAAGCCAGAACAGAAGTTTATATCTGTAACGACTTTAATTCATTCTTTCACCCAACCATTTGATAAGGAGTTCTGGTCAGCATATAAAGCACTAGAGAAACTCTTACCTAAAGAAGATTGGGCTATAGAAAAAAAGTCTTTGTTGAACACTAAGAAATTTGATAAAGTTCTACTTGAACTTCATAACATTACAGAAGACGAGTTTAATAAAGAGCAACAAGCTATCTTAGATGCTTGGGATTTAGAGAATAGAAACTCATGCGAGAGGGGAACTAAAATCCATGCAGATTTGGAAAACTCTTTCTATAAAAAGAAACAGAACATAGACCTTAGTAAATATCAAATAGGTGGCAAGTTCGAGTGTATAAAAGACCACAATGAATTAGATTTAGAGAATGGTGTATATCCTGAGTATTTAATATCTAGAGTATCGGATGATGGAAAGCTAAGAATAGCAGGACAGATTGACTTATTAGTTAAAAGAGGAAATAAGATAATTATAGGAGACTGGAAGGGATTACCTTTAGATACAAAAATACCTACCTTAGATGGGTGGAGTACTATTGCACAGTTACAGGAAGGGGATGTTATTTTTGATAAAGATGGAAATCCTACAAAGATTTTACATAAATCTGAGGTACATTATAATCCATGTTATAAAATAACATTTGATAATGGAGATACCATAGTGGCAGACCATGAACATAGATGGGAAATTTCATTTTCTACCTCTAAATCATCTAGATATCATGGGGAGTATAAAACTCAAGTAATGACAACTGAAGAAATTGCAAAATATCTTCAATCTCTTCCAGAGAAAAGGTCCTCTTATGATATTCCAAAGATAGTTAATCCAAGACCTTTAAATCTTGATCCTGTAGAACTTCCAATAGATCCGTATGTTTTAGGATGCTGGTTAGGAGATGGGTCTAAACAATGTGGGGCTATAACCAATGAAACAAATAACGTTCTTGCAGAAATACAGAGAAGGGGATATACCTTGGGAAGCGATATATCTGCTGAAGATAGAACTTCTACTTATACTATATTAGGAATATACCCAATATTAAAACAACTTAATCTAATTAATAATAAACATATTCCAGATCTCTATCAAAGAGCATCATACGAACAGAGATTAGATTTATTAAGAGGGTTGATGGATACTGATGGTTATTACAATTCTAAGAGAAAGAGATTTGTTATGGAGACCTCTCAAGAATGGCAGTGTTATGATTTTATTAAGCTTTTATCCAGCTTAGGTATAAAATCTACAAAATTTGATGTGATAAAAAAATTAAACGGAAAAGAATTTCATGAATATAGTATCAATTTCTCAACTAGAGGATTAAATCCTTTTCTTATGAGAAATCAAGAAATTGAATATCCCACTAAAGATATATGTACATATAGAAATATTAATAGTGTGGAATTAGTTGAAACCGTTCCTACTCAATGTTTAGAAGTAGATAGCCCTTCTCATACTTTCTTATGTACAGATAAGATGATAGTTACACATAATACTAATAAGAAAATAGAAACTAAGAGTTTCTTCAATTCTAAAACCAAAACTTCTGTTAAGATGAAATATCCTCTAAATAATTTAGATGATGTTAATTACTGGCACTATACTTTACAATTAAGTACTTATGCTTGGATGATTCAAAAGAAAAATCCAGAGTTTGAAATAGAGGATTTGGTTTTGGTACATTTCGACCATAATGACAATATGACAGTATATCATTTACCATATCTAAAAGATGAGGTTATAAAAATGCTAGCCTTCTATAAGAAGGAATCTATATTGGCAGAAAATAAAAGAAAACGTCAACGTATTGAATATTAATTATGACACTAGAGGAAATAGAAGAAAGATTTGAGATATGTAGACACTGCCCAATATGTGACCAAGATAATGGATTATGTAATGGGCATTTGTATCTAAATCCAAAGAATAATGATATAAGTATAAGCCCTAAAGAAGGGTATATAAAGGGATGTGGATGTTTACTAGAGAAGAAGATTCCAAACGAAAAGAAACATTGTCCAGCAGGGAAATGGTAATCTATGGAACTCCTATATTATATAAACCAGATAAGCATTATATACTTACTGTCCAAAATATAAATAGGGAAACAAAGGAGGAAGATATGATATGGAAATGGATTAAAGCAATATTTACTAAACCTTTAACAATATTGAAAAGTATATATTTCAATATATTCGGAATAAATCAAGATTTGACAACCAAAAGATTAAAAATTTGTGACGCTTGTTCCCATAAATTACAAACATCTGTTGGGGAAGTGTGCGATGAATGTGGTTGTATATTAGAGAATAAAACAAGAATTGAAGATGAACATTGTGATTTATGTAAATGGTAAAATGGATTATGGAAACTTTAAGAACAGAATTAAACAGTAACGAAAAACTAGCACTATCATTAACTGGAATGGAAGGTACGGGAGAACATTTTATTTTAAATGGAGAAGCTGCAGACCAAACATTATTAAGAGAAAAACAAGAGAAGTTTAATACCTCAGTAGATGAGTTAGAAGATAAATTCTCTAAACATAATCAGGCACTAGAGGATTACGCTAAATCATTATCTAACGATATGAATGGAGTTGAAATTATGCCGATGTATGGGTATGCATTAATTAAACCCTTTGAACAAAACCCATTCCAAAAAATAAAAACTACTAAAAGCGGTCTTATTACTGATTTAGGTGGATTTACTCCTACTTATAAATCTAATGAGACTGGAGAAATTGAAGAAGAGCAACAATTTATTAAGGTAGGAACTGTGATAGAAGTAGGACATAAGTGTGAGTTCTTGAAGCCTGGAGATATTGTATTTTATACAATAGCTAGTGAATGTATGGTTCCATTCTATAAACTAGGATTTGTAGTAGTTAATGAGAATAGAATCATGGCTGTAGTTAATGAGAAACTAACTGAAAGAAGAGACGAATTGAAGCATGGAAACAATTGATGAAAAAGTTTATTTTAAGCCTGGGGATTGTGTTACTTTACGGTAGTGTAAAGTAATGCACTCTCCAGTTATGCTTGTTCTAAGAAGAGAAGCAGCTTTATTTAAAGATAACCAAGGATTACGAGGACTAAGATGTAGATGGTTTACTGATTCTGGATTAATGCAGGAAGCAGTATTTAATACAAAGGATTTAATTAAAGTAGAAGAGTAATGGCTAATTAGGAAGAATTACAGAAGGCATTCATGGCATACTTGATACAAGATGCCCAAGCACAAGGGATACAACTACAATCAGAGCAAGATTTATAGGCTTACGCTGAGTAGCTTGGAGAAGATGGAATCAAAGCCAAGTATCAAGAATTTATATAGAAGATGCAAGGCGGAGTTATGGCTAGACTTGGAGCTAAACTAGAATACTATAAAAAATTAAAAGGAGTATGCCCAGAAGGAGAGGAACTTGTTTATTTTAAACAGGGAGGAAGAATCTGCAAAGCTTGCCAAAAAGCATAGAAAGGAACTAAGGTTACTAAGAAAGCTAATGAAGTTGACAAGTTCAAAGCTGGAAGAGCTTAGTATAAAAAGGATATGAAATCTGCAAAGGATGAAGCGTCCAGAGATTCCGTATCAATTAATAAATATAATGACTAGGAGGTCATGGCAAATAAGGGACACAAAGGAAACTTTAAAAATGGAAAATGGGTTCCAGATAGAACAAAGTATGCTAAGAAGGATGCTTGTGGTTCTAAAATGAAAGTAAGTAAATGCGGTTCTAAAATGAAATAAAAAGATTAAAGATGTTAATGTTAATGATTGATGAGTATGAATGTATTTAATTATAACACTTTAACTAAATAGTTAGAAATAAATGAACCAGAGCTTCTTCTAGTTAAAGAGTTTAAGGCTTTGATACAGAGAGATAAATCTGTTGACAAGGAACGAGTAACTAGAGAATTATCTTACATTTATCTAGCTATTGATTGGAAGAGTCCCTATAGCCAATATTCAGAACATGAAAGACATGATGAAGCTATTAGTGACTCTGGACTATCTGAATCCGAATTTAATGACCCGTTATTCAGGGAAGCCTGTAGAAAATACCGAGCATTGTAGGATTCTAACAAATCAATAAAACTTCTAGAAGCAGCTAAAAGAGCAGCTGACTAGTTTATTGATTATTTTGATACTATAGTAGATTTAAATGAACGTGATAATAATGGCAAACCCGTCTTTCAAGCTGAAAAGGTAATGAAAGAAATGGCTACTCTTCATAAAGTTCATGAAGAATTAGTAACACTAGAAGAGCAGGTTAAGAAAGAGCTTACAGAACAATCTACTGTAAGAGGTGGAGCTACAGACGGCTTTGACCCAGGAGACTTTTAATTATGCCTAGAAAGAAAAAAATATTACCTGAAGAAATCTAGAATATAGTAGATTAGGTAAGAGAGAAAGAACAAAAAGAGGATGCCAAAGAAGCTAGAGAACTAGTATAGAAGATAAGAGAAGAAAGGGACAAAAATGCTGATTATTGGGATGTAAAAAGAGGAGATAAGATAGAGGTATTTGACCCTACTTTATCTTATGAAATAACTGGATATAGACCAATAGATGAAACACATGGTCTTGACTTCGACCCAGATTGGTTTACTGAAACCAGAGAAGTATATAGAAAAACTGGAAAGTATTGTCCATATCTAAAAGATAGTAAGAGATATAATGAGTTTTGGAAGGAATAGTATAGAAGATGTAAATATGGAATGACTGTTAATGGTTATACAATTACTGGAGATAACTATTTCTTCCTAAACTTCTACTAGCTTCCTATTATTGATGATAACAAAGCATCTGGAGAAGGAACAAGTAGTGACTTTCCTATATTTTTCGCATCTCATTATATGTTCTTTCATTATCTGTAGATGGCTAGAGTTCTGCATAAACACGCAGCTCTTATGAAAGCTCGTTCTATTGGATTCTCTGAAATAAATGCATCCTTATCTGCAAGAATGTATTCAGTAATCAGAAGAAGCAGAGTAATGATTACTTGTTTTAATGATACCTTCCTTAAAGGTACTTTTAGTAAGTTTGATAATGCTTTAACATTCTTGAATACTTGTACAGGAGGAGGATTCTTCAAACTACGTTTAATTGACCAAGACTTAAGAAAGAAGTCTGGTAAACAGATTAAGGTAAACGGACAGTTTGAGGATGTTGGATTTAAATCAGAAGTAGTTGGAATAAATGGAGCTAAGGCATCTAATATTCGTGGAGACCGTGTTGACCTATTAATATATGATGAAGCGGGGTCTTGGCCCGGACTAGATACTGCTGTAGTGCAGGGACAAGAGCTTTGTGAAGTTCAGGGTAAACCTCGTGGAACAATGTTATTTGGAGGTACTGGTAGAATAAAACTTTAATAAAAATTTCGTATTAATTACACTAATTTAATATTACTCCTCCAGTACTTGTAATATATAAAATTTTTAATTATAGTTGAATAATAACTAGTAAATTTTTATATTATGAGAACAAGTGGAGAAATTGATGAAATTTGTAAAAAAGCTTTAGAAGAGTATTTAAATACTCCAGAAGAAGCAAGAAGTTTGACAAAACTTGGTAGCAAATATAATATTAAACGTCAAACTTTATCGGAAAGATTTAAAAAATGGGGTTATGAAATAATTAATCAACAAAATAAATGTAGATTAAATGAGAATTGTTTTGACAATATGGATACAGAAGAATAGTTCTACTGGTTAGGATTCATGTATGCAGACGGAAATATTTCTAAAGAAGGTAATAGAGTAGAAATGAGATTATCTTTAAAAGATAAGGATCATTTAGAAAAATTTAGAAAATTCCTTCAATTAACAACAGAAATTAGAATTGGAGAAACTAACGGAATTAAGTTCTGTCATCTATCTGTTCGCAATAAGCATCTATGGAATATATTAAATAGGTTGGGATGTGTCCCACAGAAGTCATTAACTCTGATATTTCCTAATTTAAAATTGTTTAAAAATACAGCAAACATATTACATTTTATTAGAGGTTATGTTGACGGGGACGGGTGTTTAACAATATTTAAAGACGGTAATAAATTAAGGACAAGACTTACGATGGTAGGTACTGAATCTTTCTTAAATTCAATAAATTATTTATTTTCTAATAAAGGATATATCAGAAATAAAAGTACTGAAAATTACACTAATCAAGCATTTGAATTAAAATTTTCCGATATACCATCTAGAAAATTAGCTAGATATTTATATGAAAATGCTACCATATATTTAGATAGAAAATACGAAAAGTTTTTAGAGTTCTGCCGTCTAGAAGAGGAATCTTCTAGAAGATTATCGAGCAATATCGGGGAAGACTGTGATGTTAATCCCGAGATAAATTCAGAGATTGCGCAAGGCTCTGAATCATCGTAACGCATAGGCATTGAATAAATATAATATGCCCAAGAGTGTTCGACACCCCAACTGAAATAAGTGGGTGAAAAGGTATGCTGGACTATAGTGAACTGAAGCTATAGAAGCACGGATAAAAAGTCGTGTGATAACACATCGGGAGATATGGGTGCTCCATTAGCAGGTCTTAAGAAGATATATTACAATCCAAAAGCTTACAAAGTTCTTCCATTTAGACATAATTATACACAGGATGGGACTACTATTGAAAGTGGGTTCTTCATTCCATATTTTGTCTAGTCTCTAAATTCAGAATACATGGACCATAGAGGTGTATGTAATACAGTAGAATATAAAAAGTATCTATAGGAAGAGCGTGACAATTTATTAGCAGTTCCAGACGACTATCTAAAGAAGTGTGCCGAACGATGTTGGAATGCAGAAGAAGCATTTAATCTTGAAGGTGTTAACAAGTTCAACAAGATTCTTATTGCGGACCAGTTAGCTAATATAAGACTTAAGAAAATAGGACCAAGACCAGAATCTGGATACATAGACTATTTCTATAAAAATAATAAACACACCTAGGATAATATAGATGGTTTTAAATGGATTCCTAATATTAACGGAAAAGTAAAAATACTTGAACATCCTGTATGGTCTGATTTGTATAAAGAGTAGATGGATAAACTTAGATAGGAAGCCGAGGAAAGGGGAGAAGAATTTGAATCTCCAGCGTACAAAGAAATGCATGATTTATATGTTGCAGGAATAGACGGTATTGATATAGGAGCTAGTCAAACTTCAAAAGAAACAAGAGATCCTTCTGATTTCTGTATAACTATAAAAAGAAAAGCATTTGGTCTAAACGAACCGTAGTATGTTGCTATGTATAAAGACAGACCTAATGACATTAGAGAAGCCTATAAAATAGCTATGTGTTTAGCTAGATACTATAATTGTAGAATAAACATAGAAGCTACCCGTGTAGGTATGATTACCTGGGCTAGAGAAAAGGGTTGTTTAAACTACTTTATGAAAAGACCTAGAGCTACTCTAACAGACGTCAAGAATGGAACTACTAAATAGTACGGAACACCCGCTACCAAAACTATTATAGAACAACATACTGATTTGACAGCAGCCTTTATTGAGGATTTCTGTCATACTATATGGTTTGAAGAAATGTTAGACCAATTTACTGGATATAATGATGAGAATAAAGGTAAATTCGATATTGTAGCAGCTGTGGGAATGACAGAATTGGCAGACTAGGAATTGTCAGGAAGATAGCCAGTGCTTGTTGAAAAAGAAGTTGAACAATTCCAAGATTATGGTTATTATTACGACGAGAGAGGAATCAAAAGATTTGGGGTTATACCAACTTCTAAGACTTTTGAAACTAACATACAAAAAAATGAATACGATGACCCATACAGAATTGAAACAAGTGATCCTAGGTTATATGAGAGACTTGTACAAAATGGAATACGTAGGTGGGCTTGAAATTCAGAACCTAGATCCAGTTGGTTATAAGGTATCGTTTAACTTTGATAGGTCAGAGATGCCTTTAGTCATTATAGCTGATTTACCTGATGAAGAATTTCTCCCATTTATAAAGGAAGAATTAAGAAGTAGGAAGTTACAAAGAGTTAAATACTATAATGCAACTAAACTTCCTCCAGAACAGCATAATTTATGTTATGAAAGAAAAAGAACTGATAGACAAGACGAACGAGGCTATTGCGGAGCTTGTATATGATAAGTACGAATTATAGAAAGCCTATAATTACTATAACGGAAAGAGAGACCCAGAATAGTTTCGTTACCTGGAAGAAAACTTTGGAATAGGTAGTCCTACTTCTGTAGAATTTACACCATTACTAAAAAAGCACGTAGATGCTCTAGTAGGGGAATATCTAGGAACCCCTATCCTTCCGAAGATTTCTTGTAAGGATTCAGATACCATTAGTAATATTACCAGAGAAAAATAGTTAGAAATAACTAAAGGAATAGTTAAATTTCTTAGAGACCATTTAAGTAATTCTATTCTGAAATTTATCGACGGAAAAGATATTACAGATAAAGCCGTGAAGACTTAGTTAGATAAAATTATTCAAGACATTGATTAGTCTTTTATTTCTCAATATGAGATAGCTGCATAGAATATTATTCATTATATTATGCAGTCTAGAGAAACCGATTTAATAACTAAACTCCGATAGTTACTTACAGATTTATTAATTACTGGCTATACATTTTTCAGAGTAAAATCATCATCTTCTGGAACTAACATAGAAATAGAAGTTCTGAATCCTTTAAATACTTTCGTAGATAGGAATCCAGAATCTCCATATGTTAGAAATTCGTATAGAGTAGTAGTTAGAAAATGGATGAGTAAAAGCTAGATATTAGCTAAATATGGAAAAGAAATCTCTAGAGAAGATTTGAAAAGACTAAAAGATGAATGGAGAGCTGATGATTCAGCTGCAGTTTATAGAAGAGTTTATGGTGACACTTGTACTATAGTAAATGAAGACTAGAATCATGAAACTATTCCTGGATACCCAGATAATGAATATAGTGCTCATAGATTTTAGTTAATCCCTGTTTATGATGTAGAGTGGATAGAAACTGATGACGATTTTGTAATGTAGAGATACAATACCATTAGAATTGGAGAAGAAATATATATTCTGAGAGGTCTAGACAAGACTGTTATGAGGTCAAAAGATAATCCTAATTTCTGCTCTTTGTCTGTAAATGGAGTATATTTCTTAAATCGCTCTCAACAACCGTACTCTCTGATATTAAAGTGCGCACATCTATAGGATAGATATGACTTGTTAAATTATTATAGGGATAACCTGATAGCTAACAGCGGTACTGCTGGAGTAATCATGGATATGTCATTGCTTCCTACTAACCTAGGCGTAAAATGGCCAGAAAGAGTGTAGAAATGGTTAGCATACAAGAAGGGTGGTATCATGTGGATTGATTCCACTTAGGAGGGAAGAAATGATGGAGCGCAAGCACCTAACTAGATATACAATGGATTTGATGATACCTTAAAAGCTTAGGCTGTATAGGCTATTGAATTAGCAATTCAATCAGTAGAACAAACTACATCATCTATAACTGGAGTATTTAGAGAAAGATTAAATGGAATAGAAACTCACGATGCTGTAACTAATATTAAGCAAGGTGTTACTAACTCTTACATAGTAACCAAGCATTATTTCTAGTAGATGGACCTAATCACTTGTGAGATATTATTGGATAGTCTAAACTAGGCTAAAATAACATATAAGAAAGGATTGACTGGTACTATTATACTTGGAGATAAATACTAGCAGATATTTACAGCGCTTCCAGAGTATTTTACGGTTACTGATTATGACATCCATATAACTTCTAGCTCTGAAGTAATGGAAGATTTACAAACTATTAAAGCTATTATTCCAGAGTTTGTTAAAAGTCAGCAAATGGATCCTGACATCATATTTGAAGCACTAACTGCTAAGAGTCTTACAGACCTTAAATACAAGGTTAAGAAAGCAGTATAGATTCGTAAAGAAGAAAACAATTAGCTATAGTAGCTATAGGAAAAATTGGAAGAAACTTCACAATAGGCATAGCAGTTACAGCAAGAACTATAGAAAGCTTAGTAGAAGATAGAAAGTTTGGATGAGTAGAGATTAGGATTAGAATAGCAGAAAATGTAGTTAGAATATAAGGTTAACTGGCTCAAAGCTCAATCTGATTCTACATATAAAGATAGACAAATGGATATAGAAGAAAAGAGAACTGAAATAGAGTTGGCTTAGCTTCATGATGGAAATCCATATAATGACAAAATAAGACAAATACATTAATATGGCAACTGGAACAATTGTATATAATAAGGATTAGCAATAGATTTATCCTATTTCAGATGGTTCAGTAATTATTAGTAATGCTTCTGGTTCTAAATCAAATGGGGAAGAAGATTTAAAGAAACTATTTAAATAGGTGTCAGACCTTTCTGGTTCTAGTGAGGCGGTAAATAATATTATTATTAAGATTCATTACTTACCTGCTGATACTGCTGAAGAATCTGAGATAAAATTATCTTCTAAATAGTGGACTGATACTTTTGAACTTCCGACTGAAGAGAATCCATACATCTGGAAAAGAACTAAATTTACTTTCTAGGGGGCTGACGAATCTCAGGGAACTACTATTTATGAGATTGTAGCAAGCGATGTTTCTACTATTATCTAGAATATATACACTAGAACTGAGGGAATAACTCCAGTTATTGAGTATAAGTAGAAAACAGATGAGGAGGGAAATCCTCTATATGTAGATTCAGAAGGACATGAAACAACGACTGTTACTCAAACTAAAGCGTATGACTATAATTATTATTGGAATGGAAAACCAGCTGGTAAGTTAAATAGTCTACCACCGACCCCTGAAGGTTAGTCATATACATGGACAGACTATCCTCAAGATATTAGTTTATCATTTAGTTCAGTTTTTATGTCTAGACGTATACGACAAGAAGGTAAGTGGAAACCATTTTCTACTCCTGCTCAATATGGTCAATGGCCTACTACTGAGTCTTAATTATTATAATATGGAATTTAGTATTGATATACATACCCAGATTAACGGGGAAATAACTATTGAAGACTTTTCAAAGGAATATGGATAGTATATTGATGAAGATTTAGAGGTAGTAACTTCCTATGATTCTTATAAGTATAGTGAAAGTGCTACCCTAAATACTATCATAAAAGTTAGTATAGGAGATGCTACTTTGATAGACGTACTTCTCAATGACCATACAGAGGATTTAGACTCTTGTACATTTAAGGTGAAAGAAGATGGATATTATGTAGTAGACCACACAATTCTTCCTAATATGAAATGGTATGAAAATTCATCTGATGAATACAAGGAGTATTATGAAACTATCTATATAACTGATGGAGAGAAACTATATAAAGAAGTAGATGGAGAGCTAGAGGAATGTACTGTAAAAGAAATCCTTGAAAGAAATATAGAAGGGACTACTATCAAAAAATGTAAGGTAGATGTGTTCTTTACAGGAAATCTGCAATAGTGTTATATTAACTACTGTAAGAAACTCTTTGACTCTTTATTAAATAAGTGTTTAACTAGAGAACATGATGCAGATATATTTGCAAGAGATTTTATCTGGATGACACTTAACATTATAGATTATTTAATAGGCTTTAAACAATTCATGGAAGCTGAAAGATTGTTAGCAATGTTCCGTACTTGCGGTGGATTCTGTAACAATCACCATGAACATAAACGTATAGGTTGTGGATGCTCTTAAAAGAAAGGCTATTAAAAGGTATGAGGATTTCCTTAAAAGGGTTAGAAAGGGATATAGACCAGATTATTAGGATATTTTGAATCTAATTTGTTTTATTAACCTACCCGTAAAATTAGATAATCACGAATTTATTAAATAGCAATTATTGAATCATAATGATACAGCCTATTTATACTTCGGTAAGCAATGCTGATATAAAGCCTTGTGGAAAGAAAGGACATTTAATAAAAAGTGAACCTATACCTCTCCTAAGAAACAACTATCTTGGAGAATATAGAACTGAATTAGAAAGAGCTAAGGTTAGAAAGAATCTAGGTATCGCTGATGAGTAGAGTCTTCTTTGGGGAAATATAGAAGGAACTATAGAAGCCTAGAAAGATTTAGTATAGTACATAGAATAGAAATGGACTTATACTAGTGATGTTGCAGAGAATATCAATACTGTAAAAGATGCCTTAGATTATGCTTTATTCTTTATAAGTTAGTACGAAGCTAATACAGAAGAAATAGAGGAAATAAAAGTTGATATAAGTAATATCAGAACTTCTATTACTGTACTTAAGGAAGAACTTGAAGAAGAAATTGAATCTAACAGAACTGGCATAAACAATCTTTCTGAGAAAATAACCTAGATTAATGAGGCAATAGAGGATATTAATGAGTCTATCAAAAATATAGATGTTGACAAAAACATCTAGAATTGGATAACTAATAGTCTAAGAAACTCCAAAACCATAGAAATAAAGGATGATAATACTCTAGAAGTAATTCTATCTTAGTAGGAGGATAATGCAATACATCTGATTCAGTAGGAAATTCCTCCAGTAGAGGAGGAAGGAGAACCTTCCACAGTAGTTCTACCTGGAATATATGTAAAAGACCTGGAACCATCTCTAACAGAGGTAAAGGAAGAAGTTAAGGGAGTATAGGAAGCTTAGAAGAACACTGATTCTAAAGTAGATTCTAATACTGAGAATATCACAAATATATAGACAAGTTTAGAAACTATAGCTACTTATCAAACTGAACTTCCAGATGATACTACTTCTACTGTTATTCAAGGAACTACAGTTGAAAAATTGAAAGGAAAGCCGTTTAATGAGATTATAGACACTCTATTATTTCCTACTGTTGTTAGAGATTTGGTTTATCCTTAGTTGTATTATAGCTTCACCTCTTAGATTGTGGAGGTAGGATCCGCTTTACTTACCCCTACTTTAACATTTATAAAAAATGATGCTGGAGAGGAAACTGGTAGAGAAGAAACTATTACCTATAATGATTCTCCTGTAGAATCTGAAACATATGATTCTATCGGTGTTTATGTGCATTCTGGTACCGTAAATTATGCTGCTGGAGAATATCTTATTAACAACAAGGGAGAGGTTACAGACAAGAGGGTGGAGGCTGGTTCAATATCAACTACAGCATAGGTGACTGCTACCTACCCTTGGTATTCTGGTAATACAGATAGTTTAATCAAATAGAGTCTTGTTCCATTTGGACAATCTTCTGGAATTATTACATTTTCATTAAGTGGAAAGGCTATTATAAAATTACCTGGAAGTAATACTTAGCTAAATTCATTTACAGTAGATGGAGGACTAGGATACCTAAATGTTGATTTAAGTGGCTGGGAAACTTCTACTGAATAGATAAATGGATTTCCTTATAAAGTATGGACTAAGAAGGATACTTATTCTTCAGCATTGCCTCATCAAATTAACTTTACTTTATCACAATAATGGCATTTAAATATACAGGTGATGCTACATTAGGCGTTGCTTTAACCGTAGAAACTCCTAAACCTCTTGATAATAGAACAGTAGTCGATAATTTAGACGAATTATATTCTATTCCGGAGAAATATGCTTATCAAGGCATGACCGTTTCAAATATAGATAACGGAAATATTTATATGCTAGTAGATAAGTCTAAGATTAAATACAAAGAAGGTTGGAAAGCTTCTTATGAATCTATTTAGATAATCACCTGTACAGAGGCTGAATATAAGGAATGGTCTGAAAATACCACAGAAGATTTTAAACCTATAGACGAAAATAAAACATATCTTCATGCAGAAACATATTATTATATATATGAAGACAGCCTAGATGATGATTAGTTTTATTTATCAGCAGAATGGGGTAAAAAGATAGAGGAATAGTTGAAATAGAAAGCTCTAAATACTACTGTCGTACAGATTAGAACGGATTTAGACTAGACAATCTCTAACCTTTCCAAGTATGCTACTCTTGAAGAGTTAACTGAGAATTATGCCCCTAAAACTGATCTAGATTTAGAGGACCCAGAATCCTTGTTATCTAAAGCCTTATCTAACCATTATACTAAGGAAGAAACTGATGACATATTTGTTACCAAAGAAAGTCTTAGAGGAGAAGGAATGGAAGGAGATGATTTTGTCTTTGTTACAAAGAAATAGTATGACGAAGACCAATAGGCTATTCAAGATGAGCTAGATAAGACTTTAAAGGTAGATGGAGATGGTTCCTTAGAAAGCATCACTGTTGGATAGATAAAATCTCCTGTAGTAGAGGGAGAGGGAGAGAGCTAGCTAGTAGTAGACGTTAGGTCTGAAGGATTATTTATAGGTGAAGATTAGATTGCTACTGAATCGGATATTCCGAACTTAGTAACATTAACTGAAGAAGAGTATCTAAAGTTAGTAGAGGAAGGGACGGTAGAGCCTGATACATATTACTATGTATATGACGTCACAAATGATGCAAAGGTTTATATTACTAAGGAATATTTGGATTAGAATTATCATACTACCAATCAATATCAGTCCTGGGTTGCTACAAATTATTACTCCAAGAAGTAGATTGATGAAATAGTTCAAGGTTTGCAAAAACTTGGAAACTACGTTATTACAGAAGATATTAAGGCTTATTATACTATTTAGCAGGTTGATGACAAATTTCTTACTAAGGAAAATGCTCAGTCTACTTATGCTACTCAATAGTCATTATCTGATTTATCAGATTAGATAGCCGAAGATTACGTAACAAAAGAAAGTTTAAGGGGAGACTCTCCTGAAACCGGAGATGATGATTTCATATTTGTTACCTAGAAAAAATATCAGGATGATTAGGCTGCTGCTGCTAAAGAATTTAGCACTGAGCTTTTGAAATCTACATCAGTAGAAACTTCTGATATTACTATTTAGAAAATTGGAGAAAAAGAAGTACAATAGGGAACAACTGGAGAACCTTCTGAGGAAACAGGAACTGAGCAAGTTATTGAGAGTTCTGTTAAACTTACCACAGAAGATAACAGGCTATTTGCTGGAGGCAAGCAAGTTGCTATTACTGAAGAAGTACCAAAACTTGTATGCTTACCACAAGCTGATTATGATGACCTAGTTGAGAATAGTAAGACTGAAGAAGATACTTATTATTGCACCTATGGAGAAAAAGATTTACAAGATACTGGATATGTTAGGAGCGAATATCTTATAGAGAGATACTACACCAAAGCTGAGGTAGAAGAACTAATTAGCTAGGCCGTAGCCGAATTGTAGAAAAAGATAGACGCTTTATAGCCAGGTTCTAGTGTAGAGGTAGATGGAGAAATGAACAATTAATATTTTAAACAATATGGGAACAATTTATATTGAAGGACAGTTTAAGAGTTCTGCCAAACCAGTAAAAGTTGTTGGAGGAAGTATAGGAGGAGGCTCTGGAGTAGACTAGGAAGTTCTCAAGAACTATGCTACTAAAGCAGAATTGTAGAAGGCTGTTGAGGACCTAACTGCTTCCATAGAGGGAATAGATCACGATGTAGTTGATGAAACTTTAATAATACAATGATATGGCAGCAATCAAATCTATAAAGGTTGGGGAAACCACATACGATTTAAAAGCTACTTACGATGGTGCTGGAAATGTTATAGATACGACATATGCCAAGGCTAATGCAATTCCAACTAAAACTTCTTAGTTACAGAATGATAGTGGATATTTAACTGAGCATTAGGATATTAGTGAATTAGCTACTAAGGGTGAGCTTGAAGGCAAAGTAGATAAGGAGTTAGGAAAGGGACTTTCTGAAGCCAATTATACTGAAACTGAGAAGGAAAAGTTAAGTACTATAGCTAATAATGCTAATAATTATGTACATCCAACTACTTCTGGAAATAAACATATTCCATCTGGAGGAGCGTCTGGATAGATGCTAGTTTTCTCAGCAGATGGTACTGCTGAATGGGCAGATTCAAGTTCTAAGCTAGAAGAGCAATTTACAGCGCTAAATGAGGCTTGGGAAGAATTGTAGAAGGCACAACAAAAGCTTGATAAGTAGATTACTGAGCTAAATAGTAATATGGATTTATATTCCTATGGAGTAGAATGGGATGTTACAGTAGCATCTCCGGAACTTACTAGAATAGGTAATCCTTTGCTGCATAAATCTCTTCCTATTCAATCAGCGTATAGAGGTTGTGTAGCAAACAATGATGTAGTAAATTACTATCTGTTTCCAGATGACTGGTCTTATAAAGAAGACGGAGAAACTCCATCTGTCTTAGATGGAACTGATGGAACAGTAAGAGTTAATACTCCTAAATTTTATGGAAAATCTGGCAGCGATGGAAACAAAAGATGGGTTAGAACTTCTACTGTCAAAATTGATGATTCATGGGTAGAAATTCCTGAACTATTAATAGATGCATACAGAAGTACAGTTGATACCACAGTCTCCGCAACTCCAAAAGCTGTATCAGTAGTTAATACTACTACTGCATTTAGAGGTGGAGGAAATAGAGCTAACTACGATGATTATCTAACTACAGAATTAGAAACTAAGGATATATTCAGAAGTGATTTAGGAAAGCCTAGAACTAATATTTCTAGAGCTACTATGAGAACATATGCAACAAATGCTGGTTCAGAATTGCTATGCTATGAATATTACAAATGGATATTCTACTGGAATTATGTCATTGAATATGCTAATTTTAATTCTTAGGCTGCATATAATGCAGAGTTAACTGCGGATGGATATCATCAAGGGGGTTTGGGACCTGGAGTTACAGATTGGGCTAGCACAGCTACAAGTTGGTCAGGATATAATGCAACATATCCACTTACGCCTTGTGGTTACTGCAATGAATTTGGTAACTTCACTGGAGTAAAAGATTTAGTTATTCCAGAATGTACAGCTCAAGATGGCACAAATACAGTAGCAACTCATACATTTAAAGTACCTCGCTGGAGAGGGTTCGATAATCCGTTTGGAGACATTTGGACTAACCTGGACGGAGTAGTTATAGTGAGAGCAGCTGCTAATGAGATTAGCACTGTCTATACAACTACTAACGTATCGGAATTTACCGACGTAGTTGGAGAGAAAACCGTTGCAGGATACGAAGTAGCATCTGATGGTTATATTAAGGCATTTGACTTAGGTGAAACCGCTGAAATAATTCCATCCGCTGTTGGAGGAAGTGCTACTACTTATATTTGCGATTACCATTACTGCAACGCAAGCAGCACAGCGCTTCGCACGCTGCTGGTGAGCGGCTGCGCGGATATTGGCAGCAATGCAGGTCTCGGCTTTTTCTGTTCTATCACTGGCGTCGGCCGTGCCGTTTCCACTATCGGGTTTAGGACTCTAAATAGAGTATCTTAAGATATACAATATAAAAATCGATTTAGATGATAAATCGTAGGATATTACTTCTAAAAACCGTTGATTGGCAAAAAAGTACTGCTAGTAGGCAGCAACGCGAATAATGGCAGCAATGCAGGTCTCAGCTATTTCAATTCTAACAATGACGTCAGCAATGCCAATTCCAATGTCGAGTTATTATATATTTAGAAACATTTTATTATTTTTTTAGTTTGCTAAGTAATATCCTTGCCTCTAGGCAAAAGATAACGTAGTGTTGAATGAAGGGTGTTAGTAGGTTAATTCTCGAACGCTTCCGATGAAATATATAAAAAATTGAAACGTGTAGGATATTTGCACGAGAAAGTATACGCTGAAGATAACATCGAACTAGCTGACGATAAAGCTAGAAGAAATAAGTCTATTAGATGTGGAATCAAGCAGCATGATAAGAATAGATTAAAAGAAAATAAGGAATTATCCGATAAGTTAAGGGATTTGATTTATCAAACCTCTGAATATAGTACCTTTATAATATACGAACCTAAAGAAAGATTAATTTTTAGACTTCCATACTATCCAGATAGAATAACTCACCATGCTATAATGAATATTATGGAGCCTATTTGGACTAGTATATTTATAGACCAAACATATTCCTCTATACGAAATAGAGGTATTCATAAAGTAGAGTATGATTTGTTCAAGGTGTTATAGAAACATCCAGAAGAAACAAAGTATTGCTTGAAAATGGATATAAAAAAATTCTATCCTTCTATAACTCACGACATTTTATACGAAATGTTATAGAGAAAGATAAAGGATAAAAAACTATTAAAACTGTTGAAAGAAATAATTTATTCAGCGAAGGGAGTTCCTATTGGAAATTATCTATCACAATTCTTTGCAAATTTATATCTGACATATTTTGACCACTGGGTAAAAGAGGAGTTAAAATGTAAGTACTACTTTCGATATGCTGACGATATTGTGATTCTTGGTAATGACAAGAATTATTTGAGAAATGTATTAGTATCTATAAAACTATATTTGAAACAGGTTCTTAACCTAGAGTTGAAGCCTAATTATCAAATATTCCCTGTAGAAAGCAGAGGTATTGATTTCGTAGGCTATAAATTCTATCATACTCATGTTCTACTGAGAAAATCTATAAAAATGAGGATGTTTAGGCTTATAAATCTATATAAATAGAATAAGATTGATAAAGATGAATTGAATAGAAGAATGAGGTCATTTTGGATGGATGAAATTTTGCAACTCTAAGAACTTGCTGAGAAAGGTAGAGGAGTTAACTGGATTGAAATTCTCTAACTGGAATGGAAAAGAAGTTAACATATCTAAGTTTTATAATAAATATATTCACATTGTAGAGGTTGTTGATTATGACAATCATTTTCGAGTGCATTTCATGTATAACAATAAACCCTATTATTTTAAAAGCAAGAATAAGAAATTACATTATTCTTTGCTTAGATACAAATTTCCTATAAATTTTAAAGTAACACCTTATGTTAGAACCGAATAGAATACAAATGAACGTTTGTCCTTAGGTAATTCAAAAACTTGGGAACGGTACTTATTATTATAATTACGATATAAGAGAAGTTGAGGCTGAAGTTGAAATACTAGATGAGAAAGACAGTACTAAATTTGAAACTTAGTACAATTTCATCTAGGTTTTACTTAATGGGCAACCTAATTATAAGGATTGCGTAAGAGCTATTATTAGAAGTTTTATAACCATAGATGAAGAATTTGATTTAATCAACTCGTATAATAGTTATACAAAAAACCTTAGCACAGATTCTTCTATCATAACAGATTATCAAGAATATCTTACTAAATTAATGGATATTAAAAACAAAGTCAAAAAAGATTTTGGACTTGTGAATAAATAATTTAAAATTGTTAAGTATTGTACTTTACAATATTAAAAATCTAATAAATGGAAAATTACAAAAATTTAAATTTCTCCGCTGAACAAATAAACCAAAAGCTAGCTTGGGTTGGAGATAAGTCTAAGTTAGCAACTACATTATAGGAGACCCCTGTAAACTAGTTTATGTTTACTAAAGACTAGAAAACTTTAAAAACTATCATAGACGCAAATAACTAGATAATTACCGTAGAGACTAATGATATGATAACAGAACCTGGGTCTAAATTAGAGTCGTGGAATGTATATGTGGACCATTTACTCTGCATAAACTCTATAGCTTGCGAAGGAACAATGTGTTCTCATAATTATGTTGAGTTAGGTAATGGCTCTAAAAAGGATATCAATTTAAATGGTTTATACTTATTATACACAGATTGTTCTAAGGGATTAGAATCTGACATTGGGTATGTTTGGCAATATCTCCCATTGACTGGAGTTATCAAGGCAGGGTCTACTTTTGTTATTAGAGGGAGACAAACTAATACAATTAAAGGTAGTATGATAAAAGTAGACTCTTATGATATGGAGTGGGATATAGAATTTAAATAGAATAAAGCTGCCTTCTATTTATGTGCTGGAGATTCTTTTAAACCCTTATTAGAATCTAATAGCCTTGGAAATCCTTGGGAAGCTAATTTAATTGGGTATATTGATTCTTGCGGATTTGGAGCAGAAGCACCAGCAGAGGGGAATTCTCCTTTGTTGGTTAATGATAATTGGAATGATATTATCTTTGTTAGATGGTTTATGTTTGAAACGGCTAAACAAGGTACTAAAGCTTTTGCTAAAAGAAAAACTAAAGATTTATGGACTTATATAGATTTAACTAAGAATACTACTAAAGCAGGAAATAGTATATAGTATTATTATAGTGACAATATAAAGTTAAAATATACTCCTAAAGCTTCGTATCTAGGTAAAGATTTCTTTACTATATCTACATTATTTAGATAGGATATTCCTAATTATGTAAATTTAACTTTTGGAAGATAGGCAACCGACTCTGGAAGTGGTGCAACTAGATGCTTCAACTGGATTTCTGTTGGATATTATGATGAATATGTGGAGATAAGAAAATAGGGAGAAGAGTGGTCAAAACATTATTCTATAATTGAAAAAGATAGTAGTAATACTGCTAACATTAATAAGTTTATAAATTATTATAAAAGATATAAATGGATTGCTCCAGATGGGACTTTTGTTACTACTCATAAATGTATTATAGATAAATTAACAGCTGGAACTTATGAATATCGAATTAGAAGAGATAATTCTAATTATTCAAGTAAAATTTATATTTTTAAAGTGTTAGGGGATTCAGAAGTAACTACTTTTAGTTATATTTAGACTTCTGATTAGCAGGGATTTAATTGGCAAGAATATCAAGCTTGGAAAAAATCTTCTTATATGATAAGTAAAGAACAAAATATTGAATTTACTATCAATACAGGAGATATTACTCAAAATGGTAATAGAGTTAGCGAATGGTTAGATTATTATGACGGTAGAGAATACTTAAATAATCTCCCAGAGATGTTTACTGTTGGAAATAATGATTTGTGTGGAAAAGATTTCTCAGAACTAACAGATGGAGAGGTAAATACTTCAAAATATAATCATATCAATGTTTTAAGATATTTTACTTTTGAAATGGATCCAGATAATCCATGTTAGGTTACTTGGGAGGAAAATACTTATCCTATTTATTCTACATATTCATTTAATTATGGTAAATATCATTTTGTATCTTTAAATTCTGAATATGCTCAAGCTTCTAGTAAAATGTATAAAAATAAAGATATTGATTCTGATAAAGGAGATATTACATTTGCTCAAGCTGTAAATGCGGCTATTGAAGAATGGTTTATAAAAGATTTAAAATTATGGAAACAAACTGAAGAATTTCCAACTGGCTGCGAAAAATGTATTGTTTACACTCACGATGCCCCATTTTCAATAGTTACCTATGATTTTATGAATACTAGTACTACTGCTAGAGCCGGTTCTAAATTAAATACTATAAATAATAATGGAACTTATAGATTTTCTAGGCTCTTTAAAAAGATGGGAATTAGATTAGTAATGGCTGGTCATAAACATACTTATGGAATAAGCAAACCTATCTATGATGCACCTATTGAGTATCTAGAAGGTAATAAGGCTAGTTCTGCAGTAGACATATTGTCAGGAGAAATTACTACAGATATGTCTAGAAAACCTGTTATTTAGGTGCTACGACAAGATTAGGTATAGGTAAATAATTTTGCTAGATACGAAGTTGTAGAAAATATTACAGCTCCGACCTATGTAACTTGCTAGGCAACTGGATATAAATTAATCTCTAATAAAGAATAGCCATCTGGGGATGCTTATAGAATACCTTGGTTGCTGGCTTACTTTCCCGCAGCTACTAGTTCTTCAAATCCTAAAGAAAATACTGCATAGCATAAGCCTATGTACATTAAATATGATGTGTCCGATACTAATATAAAAATAACCGCAGTCTAGATAAACGGAATTTGGGAAGTAGACTCAAGCTCAACAAAATATGATTTTAATAATTAGATAGAAAACCTTACTATTGATAAAATGACTTTGAGCACTTCCACAGAGGAAGATTTAGCTATATATAGTCCAGACAATCAAAATTTTTATACCCTTAAATTATAGTAAAAATGATTTTTCGTAATGGGAAGTTAGTTACTCAAGTCTTTAAGACTATATTAAAAGGTAGAGATCTTAGGATATATGATTCAAATGGATTTATTTTAAGAGATATAAATCAAACAGTTCTTAATTTTAAAAAAGAAACTGACAAAAAAATAGGAGCCATATATAAAGGGTCGTAGTTAGTCTGGCTTACCGTATATGACGCTGTTAGAAGCTGTTTTGGTAGCGGAACTTGGCTACAAGATAGACCTTGGTTAAAAGATGATTCATGGAAAAATAATTGATTTGTAAAAATGGCAAAATTTGAAAATTTACCTAATCAGATTACAGATTTACTGACAGAGTGGGATGGTCACTCTGGAATGGAGGTCGAGGATTTTATTTGCCGAAAAATAGAAAAAGTAGAAGGATAGGACATAACTGATATGTCTTATGACTCAGCTACTAGTATGCTTACTCTTCTAAAGAGTAATGGAGAGAAGGTAGAAACTGAAGTATCAGTTATTCCTCCTACTTATTCTTATGGTATAATGGTATATGGGGTGATGTTGGACAATAAGTCTGATAAGATATATACCGAGGCAAATGGCTCTTTGTTAATGCAGTACAATTCAGACAGAAATGTTAAGGTAGGTATTGCTATGTATGCTGTTGCTACAACTTCTGTAACAACAGATAGAATTGGACCTTTTAATGTCAAGATTAGTTATGGAACTTAGTCAGGGACATTTAGAGTAAATAATATTAAGTATAGCTAGTGTATTATAGATCCATCTACAGGTGCTATAACAGGAGTTAACATACCATCAGAGAATTTAATAAATACCTTAGCTTGGATTGATATAACTAGCTTGTTTACTAAAACTTAGTCTGCTAAGAAGATTACAGCCCAAGTTGTAGATGACCTAGATGTGGAAGATACACTAGACTTACCAATCACTACAGAGGTAATTACGTTAAATTATAATGGTGAAATTGTATTAGGTAACAACCTAGTTAATTTCTCACTTACTGGTGGAACTACTAGAAATTATCACCTAGAAGGTTTCAACAATGGAACGTCTTTCTCTACTAGTGGTGGAGTTTTAAATTATTCTAGTCTAACATCTGGACTTAATCAATTAGCTGTTAGAGCAGTTCATAATACTGAAAGTTCAATCTACACTGATTACTTATACGTAGATATTATTTATACATATAACTGCTAGGATACTATAGTAGCTATCAATGGTGTAAGTAATGGTATAGCTAATAATGGTGTTGCTACTCTATATGAATTAACAGTATTTAGTCCAGATAATAGTTCGATGGCTATTACTACATATCTGGAAAATGAAATGCCAGATTCTGGAAGTATGAACCCCACTGAAATTATGAAGTATGAAATCATAGGAGCTTCTTCATATGACGAGTAGGGAGTATATGATACTTCATATAAGAAATATATAGAAATAAACAGTAGTGATTCTGAGAAATATCTAGTTATTAAGGTAGATGATACATATTACAAATTCTATACTGTGTTCACTAACAGTTTAGGACAGACTACTGCATATACTAGTAATTTCAAAACTATGAAAGTGGAAGCAGTAAATCCAGAGTTTATATATTCTCAGGATGTTGCTCCATCTAAAAACTTTGACTAGATTGCAGGTTATCTAAATGATATTTTCGTCACAGATGAGTATGCAACTCCATCTAATCCAGCTACAGTGATTTCTACTCTAGAATCATCTGACGGATGGTAGGAAGAAGACGGTCGCACTATATTTAAAGTATCTGCTCAAGATACTCCTATTCTTAAATCTCCTATAAGTCTAGGACTTGGAAATAACTTTACCATAGAGTTAGGATTTAAGACATATAATATTAGTGATGAAAGTAAGCCTATTGCTACTTTAGGAAATTTCCAATTAAGACCTACGTAGTTCTGTTGGAATACTGAAGATAATGATTTATTCAATGCTAGAAACGCACAGTTCCAAGAAGGTGTAGAAACTCATGTGATAGTAACTGTATAGAAAGGGTTTGTAATATCTAAAAGCGATATTTACTATCCTAATTTCTTAGCCAGTTTCTAGGATGCTTTTGACCAAGCTGCTCCTACAACAAGCATAAATTTAGTTAGAATTTTTGTCAACGGAGTAATAGATAGAGAAATTTCTCTAACTGATTCTGAGCTTAATACATTTACTTCTGCTGCTTTGTAGATAAATCCTACTACTGCTGATATAGATTTTTATCTATTTAGAGTATATAATAGTGTAGCTCTTACCTTTAATTAGGTTCAGAAAAATTATCTTTCTTTCTTAAAGGAAAAAACTTCTAAGGAAGACTTTTATGATAAGAATGATATTCTAGGAACTGATGGAGAAATATCATTTGTAAAAGCTAATGAGAAATATAATACACTTGTTTATGTGTTCCCATAGGGAGCTAAGTTCCCAAATAGAGCATGGGGAGGAGAGGATAATGAAACTCCACCGCAAGAAGGTGCCCAAAAGAAGTCTCCAGTAACATTGTTTGTTAATTATGTAAATCAGGCAGTTAATAATCAATATGGAGGTAGACTTACTTATGGACAGGTTAAAGGACAAGGTTCTTCTGCAATGAGATATTTGATTTGGAATGTAACATATGCTCTTAATAAGTTAAAAACTCCAAAAGGAGAAAAAATAAAGAGTCCGTTTATTCCATATTCTCAGCTCGATCCAGAGACTAATACATTTAGAGAAGATGCGTCTTCTACTAGTGGTTATTATGTAATGCCTCCGTATGATGGACAGCAAGACACTACTGCTTATAAGATTACTAAGTTAGTCGGAAAGGTTAACTTTGCTTCTTCTATGCAATCTCATAAGATTGGTTCTTGTAAGCTATTTGATGATGCTTATAAAGAATCTAGAGGTAATCTAATATCTGGAGGATAGAAGGCTGTTCATGAAGAGCCATTCTTATATTTCTATTGGGAAACAGATATGGAAGATGTTTCTAATATCCAGTTAGCCGATTTAATAGACAATGACGAGTCTATTAAATTTATGGGATTTCAAACTTGGGGTGCTGGTAAGGGAGACGATGCTTCTAGCGGATATGATGAAAATAAAACTCCAGAATATTTGATGCTTGAGGGTGGTGAGAATACTGACCCATCTGTTAACTTTAGACGTCCTTGGCAAGCTTTACAAAGAGCTACTGGAGTTCTCGGAGAGGATACTTATAGACTAACTAATCAACCCACAATTACTTATGCCAATTCTCTTCTTCGTCCTTGGGACAATCTTTTGATTGAAGATGAATCTGTAGTCTATGACTAGAGAGGAGCATGGGACATTGATTATGGTTGTGAAGAAGTGGAAAATGATAGTGGAAAGACTTACTTCCAATTTGCAGAATCAGTTCATGAATCTTTAAAAAAGTTTAGAGAATTTTATGATTTTGTATATGGACACGATTACAATATGACACAAACTAGTGCAACCAGTCCTTCAGGATGGGATGTTACTAGAAAGTACATTGTAACTGCAAGTAGCTGTACAATAAACCCAACTGGTCACAAGTCTGGAGACATTTATCGTTATGATGATATTAACGGGACTTGGGTATGCGCTGGAGTAAGTTATGAATCAGCTACTGGATGGGCTAGAGCAAACGTATACGAATTGGCTGGAACAAGTAGTACGTTAGGTATTCCTGCGGCTCTTGATTCAATCAAAGCAAACTTTATTACTGGAATAAAGAAATATGTAGACGTAAATGATATTGCTTTCCACTAGGCTTTTATAAAGTTTGTATCTGGAACTGATAACAGAGCAAAAAATACATACTTCCAAATTATTGGAAAACTGAAAGAAGATAATGGAGAAGGATAGTTTGTAGAAAATGGAAAAGGGGACTATTTAGTTAGACTTATTGGAGACGACTTAGATACTATTCTAGTAACTGATAACAACGGTCTTCAATCTAAACCTTATAATCTACTAGAAACTTCATATAGAGAATCTGACTCAGTTTACTGGGGAGATGCTAATAACATATTCTTCTATATGTTTGACCAATGCTTCGAGTCTGAGATTAAAACATATTTAGCAAGTGTTATAAATACCGCATTTAAGAATAGTAATAGTATGGAGGATAAATCTAACTATTTCTATAAAGTATTCTTTAATGTTTAGGAGACATTCCCTGCAGTAGCATATAATCATACTGCTAAGATATATTATGAAAACGCTCAAGCTATTAAGAACTCAAAAGTTCTTTCTTACTATAGTAATAATGAAATCGAACCAATAGAACAAAGTCACGGTTCTTGCTTAGCCTGTGAAAAACAATTCATGACTAAGAGATTCGCTTTCTTATCCACATATGCTCAAACATCATTGGGAGCTATTGCATTAAGAACTGCAAGTTCTGCTGGTAGTGGTGATACTTTGAGATTAAGAATGGAGTTTGAACCATATCAAGATTGTTATCCTGTATATCATTACAATGGAAAGAATCTATATCTGTCAGACTTCTAGACTTCTAACTTTGATGCAATTAAGAATCTGGCATAGGCTGGAAATGAATATGTTGCTTAGATTAATCAGGAAGACCCTGCAATCAACCAAGGTATCTATTTAACTACTCTGTATAAGAAATTAAATATCCTTGGTCTAAAGATGTCTACTATTGACGCAGACTTCTCAAGAGCTACTGAGTTCCAAATTGATAATGCTTAGCTAGATGACTATTCTAGTCTATTCCCAAGCGATTATCCAGATTTAGCAATCAGCTTGTTCACACCTTCATTCCCAGTATTGGAGAGTTTAACTCTTAGAAATATGACACTTCCTACAGAAATGGACTTGTCTAAATTCTTAAAGTTGGAAACTATAGACTTCTCTAAGACTACTACTAAGAGTGTAGTATTCCCACAGACTGGTAGATTAAAGAATGTAATTCTTCCAGATACTATAGAAACATTTAGAATCTATGATAATCCAGGATTGACTGATATTACATTTGAGGGATTAAATAATCTATCTACAGTTTACGTTGACTGTGATAATGTTGGAAGCTTCGACGTAGCTAACTTCTGTGAATAGTTGATAAATTGTAACGCACTATAGTCAGTGACTATTAGAAATGCAAATTTATATATAACAGAAGATGCTTTAAGAAAGATGATTCTTACAAATACTTGTAACTTAACTGGAGATATTTACATTGTAAATACTGCAGGAAGTACAACTCTTAAAGCAATTAGCTTTGCTACTAAATAGTTACTTGTTAACACATTTGGTGCCATTTCTGACCCTGAATCTAAGATTAGAATACACTTCCAAAGTGCAGAAATTTTGGATTTCAGTTGCGCTGGAGAAGTTTCTGTATACTACCAAGCTGGAGAATCTGGAACGATTGTTCGTCAAAATCTATTTGATATTACCGTAGCATCTGGTAATGATGTTGAAATTAAATAGGGAATTAACCCATATAATCCATCTGTAAATGGATACTTAGATATTACATACTCTATGTCAGGAGTATCTACTGATGTAGCTACAATTGATTAGACTGGTGCTATTACTTTAAAGAAAGAATCTAGTAGTACAGCCACTGTGACTATCAGTATGAAAGTTGCTAATAGTGGAACTGCTATTAAGAAAGCTGTTAGGGTAAGCTTTACTTGGAAAGCCCCACAACTTGGAGATTTCGCTTATGCAGATGGCACATTTACAAGTTCGTTTGACGCAACTAAAACTCTTGTAGGGTTAGTCTACGCTAAGGATGAAACGAATAGCACTTCTGGAGTAGTTTATATAATTGGTAAAGAGTATACAGATGATGAAAAATCCTACTATCTGGGATATAGTAATGATGGAAACCAAGGTTCTCAGGAATAGATACTATAGCAATTATATTAGGTACAAGCCTATTTGAATAGTGTATCAGTATAGAATTATGAAACTGTCTCTGGTACTGCATCTGCAAATTTGATTAATAATATCAATGTATCTACTTATAATATTCAAGTGAATACAGCATTTGCTGGAGAAGCAGATACAGCCTTATATATTAACCATGTGAATAGCAAGTTGCTTCCTATACTATACAACAATTCAACTTGTAAGCCCTATATAAGTAGAAGATAGGTATCCTCTGGAGAAGGAACTAACTGGGAATATTATATTGAATCTAAGGCTAATCTTAATAACTTATGTGAAGCTATTCGAACTGTCTGGACAAACGCTTCTGGAACAGATATTATGAGTTGCTTGTTATATCCATACTTCTATAGTATGCACGTGTATGAACCATAGGTTCAAGAAGATGAAACACTGAATGCTGCATACTAGAAAGGAAAATGGTACGCTCCTTCTGTAGCCGAATTCTCAAGAATTATTTACTACAGAGGATATAGTGTATCAGGAAGTAATTTCAATACTGGAGATACAGTAAGATAGCCAATTAGCACTTCAGTTTCTAATGGAGGTGGAGTATTAACTACTCCTATATTCTCTATTGCTTATTCTAGAGCTACTAATTAGTTCCCATCTGTATGGTCTAATATTGTGGGCTCTGGAGATAATGCTGGAGTTAATAACATAACTACTTCTATTAACTCATCTGCTGCTAATAACTATTCTTATCAAAGGACTTAGCAATATAGTGGAAGCGAATATACTTACCAAAATGAATGGGTTACTGGTAGTTATAATGACCCATCTTACTGGAATACTGTTCAATATAACAATGCTTGGAGATTAACTAAACATCAAGGAGTACCGTTTACTAAATTTAATTATTCTAAGAATGGCTAATAATTTCATGCAAATAAGTCATAATGATCGTTATTATGTAATTAATAAGGATGACTCTTTGAAAACCTTACTCACTCAAGAGGAACTTCTAAAGCTTCCTCTAAGTGTTTGGAAGGAACTGTTTGAGTTAAAAGATGGAGTATGTTATTTTAGACTTATGCTTCAAGTATTAGAAGCTGTAATAAAAGCCTATGATAAATCTTCAAATGTTAATTCTTTTACTTATAATAGAGAAGAGTATTGGTTAGATAAGGCTACTAGAGTAGGACTAAGAAATTTAGTTGATTCTAATCCAGAAGAAATGTCCATAGTTCTTGGGGATAAAATTATTGAGATGCCTGTTGATAATGCTAAAGATTTTCTATCTCAATTAGAAGTATATGCTGGAAAGTGTTTCGTTACAACTACAAAACATCTATAGGCGATAAAAGAACTTAGGACAGTTGAAGATGTTGTAAACTATGATTATACATCTGGATACCCAGATAAGATTACATTAAATGAATGAAAATTTAGAAAAGGATAAAATATAGCTACAATGTTAAGCCAGTCCCTCCACCTCCTGAAATAAATCTAGGTTGTAAGATTCCTAAGAAAAAGAATCCAGATTCGGTCATAGGAAGTATAGATACAGGATTTGGTTGTGATAATTAGATCGTTATAGATTGTCCCAAACCGAAATATAAAACTCATTTATGTAAAGAAAATTATCTAGGAGAGTTTAAAACAGAATCTGAGAAAACGTTAGCTAGAAATAATCTAGGAGTTTATAGTAAAGAAGAAATAGATAAGATTGTTGGTTAGATTGTAGAAAATAACAACAACAATTTTATTACTAGAAAGGAAGTTCAGAATATGATAGCCAACTTAGATTTTGTAGACTCTACACTTAAATCTTATGCAGACTACCAAATACCTAATAATTTATTTAAATTATGAGTACAACACAAATTAAAAGATTATTTCAATCAAAAACCGAATTTGTACCTATTACTCTAGCGGAAGCAGTAGTTGTAAATACTTCTAATCTCCCTGGGCTTTCATCATTAGGGATAACAACTCTCGATAAAGTATTGAGAACTACTATGGGAGTAGTTGGAACTAATGCTGCAGATATTGCTAAATTAAAAACTACAGTCCAAGAAATTAATACTGCTCTAGAAGGAAAATAGGACAAACTTACTGCTGGTGTAGGTATTACTATATCTCCAGATGGAGTTATTAGTACTACTAATAGCATAGAACTATACAAGATAGTTACTTAGCTACCAACAGCATCAAAAGACTGTTTAAATTCTATATATTTAGTTCCTGCAACATCTGGTACAGCAGGAAACATTTTTGTTGAGTATATTTGTGTCTATGAAGACACATAGGCTGAGTATATTTGGGAAAAAATTGGGGAAGTTCAAACAGATGTAGATTTATCTGGATATGTAACTACAGAAACCTTTAACTAGACTATCAACACGATTAATGGTTAGCTAGCTAATGCTATAACAGCATAGGATGTTACGACATCAGATGGTAGTGCTAAGGTTGTAGTTAATTATACTATTCCTAGAGATTTATATGACAGTATGGTCGAAACAGATTCCTCAGACCAAGTAATAGGAGGATAATCATGGAACTAACTATTAAACAACTTAAGCAACATGGTTAGATATTCGTTCCTTAGACTACTGCTGAAGCTGTTTTAGTCAAAGATGGTGAGGAAGTTATTACTCTTGATAATATGCTAGAAAGAAAGATTGAGCAGATTATTACTCCTGCTGGGTCTGGCTTGTAGGCATTTAAACAAGGGTCTAATATAATTCTTGCTCACTCCAATTCCATAACTGCAAATGAATCTCCTTCTTCAGTAAAGGTAAAATATGATAGCCGAGGACATATAGTTGAAGTAGCCCCAACAAGTGAAATGACTGTAGTTGTAGACCAAGAAGGCTATTTTTAGTATAATGGTTCAGAAGACCGGAATCTACTTCTAGGGAATGATTTTAGAATAGATGAAGATAATAAAATTATATTAAAATGGAATAATTTATAATGGCACTATTAAATTTTGCTAAAACCTATGAAGAAGTATCTGATAGATTAGGTTTAGAAGAGTCTTCTTCTGGAGACTATGTATAGTTAGTATTTACTGGAGACGGTCATATTATAACACATGGAGTAGATTATACTCCATTATTCTCAGCTGGAAAGAGAGGTTTAGTACCAGGTTCATCTGGAAAACAAACCGAGTTTATTAGAGGAAATGGAAAATGGTTATAGATAACTACTCAAGATTTGCCAATAGCTACTAGTGTATAGGAAGCCATATCTTCCGGAACTACTAACACGACTATATTAAATACACAATAGATAATTGAATATGTAGGTAACAGCATTGCAGCAAATGATGCAATGGTATACAAAGGAACTATTACATATTCAGATGGGTAGTATACTACACATACTACTGAAGGAACTCAAAATGATGGATTTCCAACAACATGTAAAATAGGTGATACTTATAGAGTAACTACATAGGGAACTTATGGAGGTTAGACGTGTGAACCTGGAGATTTAATTACTTGTATTAAGGATGGAAGCGGAAGTTCTTTGAATACTACAGAATATTGGACAGTAATTCAAACTAATATTAATGGACAAGTAAAGCATACTGTCAATGGAACTTCTATTTATACTTATAGTAATAGTTCTAATACTTTTAATATATATGCTCCTACTACAGGAGGTACATAGGGTCAAGTATTAATAAGTAATGGCTCTGCAGCACCTACTTGGGTAAATCAAAATACTATTATAGCTGGAGATATTGCCGATTCCGTTAAAAAAGGATTATTAACAGCAGTTAGTTTAAGTGCTACTGGTGTAGTATCTGTATCAGTAGGGGGAACAACAAAGTCATCAAGTGCTGCATCTGGAACTTGGGGAATTAATATTACTGGTTCTGCAAATAGAGTTGCTAATTCTTTATCTGCTGGAAATGGTTTAATTATAGGTACTACTATAACAGATACTTATAATGGTAGTGCTGCTAAAACAATCTCATTAAAACCTGCTAGTAATACTAGTTTAGGAGGAGTAATAGTAGATAGAGATTCAGAAAATAAAACTATTACTGTTGAAGCAGATGGAAATATTAAATTAACTTAGGCTAATATCATTAATGCTTTAGGATATACTCCTGGCAATTAGTCACAAAATGTTTTATATACCACTATTATAGGTTCAACTTCTTCTTCTACAGCTAATGCGGAAAGTGTAACTACTAATCCATATATAAACTTAATTTATACATAGGGAAGTAATAAAACAGTAGCAGGATCTTATAGATTATCAGGTATAGGAAATATTATTATATCTGGATAGGATGATATTAATATAAGTTTAAATAAAGCTGATTCTAGTAACTATGGTGGTATAAAAATAGGATATACAACAGATAATAATGCCAGAAATTACGCTATACAATTATCATCTACTGGACAAGCCTATGTTAATGTTCCTTGGGCTAATACTACTTATAGTTTAGCTACAGCTACTAAAGATGGTTTGGTTCCTAAATTTGATGCAGTAGGAACAGGATCTTTAGCTGCAGGATCTTGGGTATTAGCTAAATTATCTAACGGAACTTATGATTGGTTTGCTTTACCTTCTCAAGCTTTTACAGATACCAATACTTGGAGAACTATACAAGTAAAGGGAACTTAGCTGTTAGGAAGTGCTACTAACACAGGTGTTTTAAATTTTCAACAGTCCGGACATACTACTGTAACTGGTAGTGGAAATACTATTACTATATCATCAACATGGAGAGATATTACAATAGGAGGAAAGACTATAGGTAATAAAACATTGAATTTTATACCTTCTGGAGATGTTTATATTAAGTCTGATTCTATAGAAGATGATATACAGGATGTTAGCTTTGGTTTAAGTTGGTATAATATAAGTACTAAAAAATACGAAATAGCATAATCTATGAAGATAGCATACAATCCTATTACATCAGGGGCTTTATCTACAGCCCCTGATAATAATGATATAACCTTTGATTTAAGAGGTTTAAACATTTTTGTTAAAGGAGTAAAGTTTAAAGGGACAGATACTACATATTCAGTTTTCAAAAAACATACATCCTCTTCAGGTGGAGGTTATAATGGATTGGTGCCTGTTCCTTCCTACACTTCTACAAATATTAGATTTTTAAGAGAAGATGGTACATGGCAAATTCCATCTTCTCAATATACTTATAGTTAGTTAACTAATCAAGATTTAGATACATTAAAAACTGAAGGTAAATGGTTTTACTTAGCAGATGGCAATACAGTAACTAATGGACCTACTAATATAAATGGTGGGGGAGAACTCTATGTTGGAAGAAATGCTTTTGGATTTAGATATTAGAAAGTAATATCAGTAGATGGATTAATATGGTTTAGAAAATGGAATAGTCAATCTTGGTCTCCATGGAAAAGATGGTATACAGATGCCAATACAGATAGTAAGGTATTATAGTCGAATACTACTACTACTAACTATAGACCTGTAATATTAGGATATAATAATTCTACTTCTACTTCTAATTTATCAAATAATATTACTGAACAAGTATATACTACTACTGCTATATATGCACAACCTAGTACTGGTAATCTATGGGCTAATAAGTTATATTCTGGTGGAAAACCTGTTCTTACAGAACATCAATCATTAGCTAACTATGTCACTCTTAATACTACTTAGATTATTACAGGTTCAAAAACATTTAGTAATCCTATAAACAGTTCTTTTATTTCTAGTACCCATTTAGATGCAAATAAAGGGAGGACTATTATAAATTCCACTGCAAATGCTGGAAGTTATACAATGTTGTTCAAGGGTAATTCAACTAATGGTTACTTCACTCATGGTGTATATCAAGGTAAATATTTATTACAATATACTACTAAAGCTACAGTTGACGCAGGAACTAATGCTGTAACTAAATCAGTTATACTATTAGATGAATCTGGAAATAGTCAATTTTCAGGAAGTATATATGCCCCAAAATTTATTGGATCATTATAGGGAAATGCAGATAGTGCTACTAAGTTAACTACAAGTGCTGGTTCTTCTTCCCTTCCTGTTTATTTTTTAGAAGGAAAACCATTAGCTTGTTCCCCATCTTCCTTATTTAGTAATTTAAGCAATTCTGGAAATAATATATCAGTAACTGTAGCTGGTCAAAATAGAACATTAACTATTAATTATGCTAATGAGGCTAATAAATTATATAGTTATGGACTTCCCTATAGCGGGAGTGATAAGAGAGGCTGGTATTGTAAAATTGCTTCTATTTCCTTAACTAGTAGATATAGTTCAAAATCAGCATTATTATGTATTACTGATGAATGTACTACTTCTAATTATCCAAGATATGGATTTATTTATGTAAAGGTACAATAGTAGGAAGAATTAGGAACTTCCCCAAATATTACTCTTAGAATATCTGGTTCACTAACAACTTCTTTAGTCACAGGTATATTAACTTTATCCTCTTCTTCTAGTAAATTAGATATATACCTAAAAGAGGATTAGCATTACTAGAGAGGTTATGTATCATTTATACATGGGAAAGAAGACATTAGAACAAATTCTCAAGAATTAATTTAGACCTTACCATAGGGTACAATTATAAATTCCCAGTATGGAGATATTAGTAATCAAACATTATCTCTTTTAAATTCTAGAAAGATAAATGGAACATCCTTTAATGGAACAACAGACATAACTACTTCTTATTGGGGTCCTACTAGAACTATAACATTAACTGGAGCTGTAACTGGTACTGTATCTACTAATGGTTCTGGAAATATTATTATAAATACTACTTATGATACTAATAATATATCTGACTTAGATAGTAGATATGTTAATATTACTGGAGATACTATGACTGGAACATTAACAGTTTCTACTAAAGGAACTGGTTCTTACAATCAAGGTATTAGAATAAACAGAACTGCTGCTGACCAATGGGCTACTTTAACTATAGGAAATGTTGGTACAGGTACATTTGGAACTTCAGATAATACTTGGTTAATAGGAACTCCTGGTAACAGTAATAGTCTAATATTTAATAGAAATAGTGCTAATGAAAATTCTGGACTATGCTTAAAAGGGCATGGCAATACAGACATGAAGTGGAATAATAATACTGTATGGCATGCAGGCAATGATGGTTCAGGTTCTGGTTTAGATGCTGATTTATTAGATGGAGTACATCTAAATGCTATTTTTACAGAACTTAACTATTCTAAAAGTCGTTTAACTGCTACTATTGGTACAGTGAAAAAAACTGTAAATGTTACTGGTTCTTATCCAAATATAAATAATGTTACTATGAATACTATAGCATCTTATGGTAATTGCATGGGAATAGCTAGTCTAGCTTCTAGTAATAGTAATGTTAATCCTAATAATTAGACTAGTTGGCATCATTTTATTAACATGTCATATGATACAAGTCCTAATAATATGTGGCAGAGCTAGATCGCTATCAGAGCTGGAACTACAGAAGTATGGGTAAGATCTAGATCTGGTGGTACTGTATAGGATAACTAGGCTTGGTAGGCTCCTTGGGTAAGATTAGCTAGAACTACTGATAATGTAGCATCAGCAACAAATGCTGACAAACTAGACGGAATTCATGCTAATGAACTACTTACTGCTTTAACCTCTAATTCTACAACCAATTTATCATTAACTGTAGGGGGAACAACTAAAACAATAGCTGATTTATATGCGACATAGGCAGTTAATGCTGATACAGTTGATAATCTTCACGCTAGTAGTTTTATGAGGTGCGATGGTACTAATGGAATTTCCTTAACAGGTGGTAATGATAATACATCAGGGTGGAGATTAGTATTAGAAAGATAGTGCGGAGGATAGACTATAAATAATATAGTACTTTCTGTTACTTCTAGACACTCTGGGTAGGGAGTTCTATCAATAGGTTTTCATACAACAAACGATACTGGAACTTCTTATACCTATAGTATTAACTTTAAAGGCTCTACTGCAAGTATAAATTCTGGTGCATGGAGAGCATTTTATAATACTTCTACTAAAAAATTTAGATTATTTTGGCATCATTGGGACTACAATTATACTTATATAAATGTCTTAAATAGAATTGGTTTTTATGAGCCTAAAAATGGAACTTGGTATGAAACTCTACCAACTGATAATGGTACGGAACTAATTATAAGATATAATACTGCTGATAAACTAGGAACTTCTACGGTGGGAAATTCTACAACTCCGATATATTTAAATGGCGGTACTCCTACTATATGTTCAGTATCAACCTCTGGAAATGCTAATACTATAGCTATAAGAGATGGATCTGGAGATTTACAATGTAGATTAGTAAGAGCTACTTATGCTAACTAGACTAGTATAAGTGGAGCATTAGCATTTAGAGTTAATAATTCTAGTGATAATTATATTAGATTTTGTTCTGATAGAGATGTGATTAGAACATGGTTAGGAGCAGCAGCTTCTTCACACAATCATGACTCAACTTATGTTAATGTTACAGGGGATATTATGACTGGAAATTTAACATTTTCTGATACTGGAACTTCATCATATCCTATTGAATCAAAAGGAATAAAATGGAATGGGGGTACTAATAGTGCAAGTATATTTTATAGGTTATAGTCCTCTGATTAGGGAAATCTAGTATTCAGAACGGGTGATGATACTAATTGTTATTTTATTTGGGAGAATGCAAATGGTTCGAGTTTAACGTAGTGGATGACCTTAAAGGGAAACACCTTGACTGTTAGTAATTTAAATGGAAATGCTTCAACGACTACAAAATTACAAACTGCTAGACAAATTAATGGAACTAATTTTGATGGTACTGCCAATATTACCACAGCTAAGTGGGGTACTGCAAGAAGTATAAAGATTGGTAATACAGCTAAAAACGTAGACGGTTCTGGTAATGTTTCCTGGTCACTTTCAGAAATTGGAGCTGCTGCTGCAAACCACGCACATAACTATATTGTTTCTAGAGGTAATTTAGATGCCCAAACAGGTAGGACCCAAAATCTTGGTGACGTTTACTCTTATAGTACTACATCAAGTAATACAGGATGTCCTACTACTTATACTTCTGTTATAGGTTTTGGTAGAGGCGCTTACGGTACTGTAGAAATTGCTGGAGGTTAGACTTCGGATATGGGATTGTGGTATAGGGCTTTAAGAGAGGTGGAGGATAATTGGCGTGACTGGAGAAAAGTTTGGGATACTGGTAATTTTAATCCTTCTAATTATTCTTTAACTTCGCATAACCATGATGATAGATATGTTAACGTAACTGGCGATACAATGACTGGTAGGTTAACGTTTAATGATGGTGGAATAGCTACATCTACTACTACTTCTCTTTAGTTAGGAATGTATACTCCAACACATATATATTTACAAACTGCTGGAACCTTATATTATAGTCCCAAGTCAGGAACAAACTATAGGATTTGGCACGAAGGAAATTTTAATCCAAATAACTACATGAGAGCAGTAAATGCTAATGGTTATTATGGAATGGCTACACCTTAGGGAGATACTTCTGCTTGGATTAGAACTACAAGTAGTGGGATTCTTCCATTTCAAAAAGGGGACTCTACTTTTGGACATTGTAGTATAGGAAGTTCAACATGGTATTTTTACTCTGCATATATATAGAATATTCATAGTTATAGAATGGAAGCTTCTGATGGGTTTTATCAATAGTCTGATATTAGATTAAAAGAAAATATACAAAAAATAACTTCTATGTCTAATATTGAGCTGGTAGAATTTATGTGGAAAAAAGATAAGAAGAAATCATATGGAGTAATAGCTTAGCAAGTGGAAAAATATTTTCCAGAATTAGTAAATATAGATAAGGAAACTGGTTATAAAAGTGTCAATTATGATGCTATATTAATTATCAAAATAGCATAGTTAGAAAATAAAATTAAACAATTAGAAAGTAAATTATTATAATGGCTACAGGACCGAATGGAATTGCTACAGAAGGCGAAGCAGGGTCGAAATTAGGTTATTTAACTGATACGCCTAATAAATGTTGTACAAAAACAAGAGCTATTGCAATGGGTGCAGATAGTTCTAAATTAACTGATTATGATAGTAATCAATTGGTTAAATATGAGGATTTGTCACGAGCTAGACCCCTTTATAAAGTATCTATAACAAATAATGTTAATAACTATTTTGTAATTGTTACAAATACCAATAAAGGGGTAACATATGGAAATACAGTTGATGTTGAATATGACCCAGAACTTTTACCATCAGCAGCTTGGTATTTGGATTATGTAGGGGTGTCGTCATCAATAAGAGTGCAAAATAGTATGAACATTAATATGAAAGTTAGTCCATCTGGAATTTTAACCGTGTCGACGACAGCAAGGGTTGGAGTTAGAATAACATCGCTGAAAGGAAATGCTTCAATTACTTATAGTAAAGCATTATGACATTTTTCAGATAAATACAACTCGTTGGATAAATTATAGTTAATTTTTAAAACATGAGATTCTAGCTGTAAAGGATTTTGCAACCGACTTATCAAGTTAGGTATGATAGGACTAATGGGGGAAACAAGATATCCGTAGAGTATTACTTTGTGTAAGTGTTGCAGAATCCACCCACAGGCTCATACTTTCTAGATAATGTAGAAAATCTAAGAAATTCTTCGTAAATATTTTGGCAAGAATGAAATTTCCTATATCGGGAAGGTTGCCTTATAGTTCTTAGTTATTGACAGAGGATTCTGGCTAGTTGAATCTTAACTCATTTAGTATACATAGAATTTAATAAGTTTTAACTTTTTAGATATAAAAAATTTATATAAGATAGTATTGAAAATAAAAAATATGATTTATGACATTAAATGATTTATTGACAAAACAAAATTTTATTACAAAATTAATTCTTAATTACGATAATAAAGAATTATCTAAGGAATTAAAAGTTAAGATTATGCGTATTAGAATGTCGTATAATAAGATTAAAAAACAATTTGATGAGGATGCGCAAGAATTTACAAACCAGATTATTTCAGACGAATTAAGAGAACTATCTAATAAGAATAGAGATGAACAAGAAGAAGCTAGATTTCAAGAATTAAATAATAAAGCTAATTCTGAATATCAAGAATACTTAATTCAAAAAGGTCTTGAAAATATAGAATTACCAATAGATGATTCTTTTACATTAGATGAATACTCTGATATTTTAGATGTAAATTCTGGAAACGATGCAGAAATTAATGGTAATAAAATTAAAGCTGCTGATTTAATGGAGATATTTTTTGATTTATTTGTTAAAGAATAAGTATGATTAGTATTACTAAACAAAATGAGACTTATAGTATCTCAGAAACAGCTGAAAATGGCTGGGTAATGAATGGTACTGCTAGCTATAACACTGACGGAACTTGCAATGTTAGTTTTACTGTAAACAAATCAGGAGGATTAACTGAAGATGTTGGTAATTGTAGTTATTACAAACCTATAGATGGTATGGTTTCTGTAAATTATAATGTAGCAGAAACTAATAGAGATGAATTTGTAACTTATGTAGATACTGTAATTGATGCAGTTCTAGCTAAATTCGCAGAATAACATGAAAAGTTGTAAGAAAGCAAAGTGTGGCGGAAAAGCCAAGAAATCTAAGAAATCAAAGTGATATTATGGGAAGAGCTAAAATGAATAGCCCTAGAGCAGGGATAAAAAATGGAGGAAAAGTTAAACGCAGAAAGTCAAAATCTAAATAAGAGACTTTATAAATTATTAATCTTAGTATTAAAGTATACTCCTATTACATTAGCCATAGATAACATTATATACACTATATTGGCATATTATGAATATAATTGCTATTTCTTGAGTTATTTAGGTGGAGTATCTATATTATTTCTAATAATATTGTATATAATATCTTATGTATTTAGATTCTGTTATTTGTATCGCATTCCTTTATACTACATTACTATAACCAGTGCTGTAGCATTATATGATGAATATATTAGAATACCTTTATCAGATTTACAAATGGTAAGAATGTATTCCATAATATTTGGATTAAGTGTTGTGTATTTTATTTATTGTAAATTTAAAAAGAAATGCTAAAACCTATAATAAGAAGTTTACTTTAGAAATTTATAGATGATATAGATGCTGGTAAGAATGAGTAAAGTTCAAGCTTGTGACTACTTAGGCGTAAGTAGAGCTACTTTTGATAATTATGTTAGAGATGGATTCATTCCGAAAGGAGTCAAATAGGAAGGTTTTAAAGAACTTTCTTGGAATAAAGCTGACCTAGATATATTTCTAGCTGGCAAGAATTAACTCAGCAACGAGTTAGAAATCGGGAGTCTTGAATAGTTTATATTATGACAACATAATGTAGCTGTTTAAGATTCCCGATTTTGTTTTTAGCATTGTTCAATATCACTCATAGAAATGTATATTATAGTGTAGTTCTAGAACAAATAAACTTAATTATTAACATTTAAATCGTAAACTATGAGTGATACAAGAACTTATATCGTACCTGATGGTTAGGAAAATAGTACTAACTAGATGCTGCCTTGGATGGCTATGATGAACGGTGGTATGGGAGGATTTGGAAACGGAATGTGGAATAATCCATTCATGTACTTAGTTTGGATGTGGATGATGCGTTGGATGAACAGAGGAGAGTTTGGAGACGGTAATAACTGTCAGAACTTACAATCTGCTGAAATTCAAGGTCAGTTAGCTGGTCTACGTGAGTAGATGAATACTAACTAGAACACTCAGCTGTTAATGGACGCAATCAAAGGTAACTCTGCTGCTCTTGGTCAACTTGCTACTAATCTGAACTGCGACTTCGGAGTATTGAAAGACTGCTGCTGCAATATTCAAAATGCAATTGCCACAGTAGGAGGACAAGTTGGTTATACTTCTGAAAGAGTTATCAACGCTGTAGAAAGAGGTAACTGTGATGTTATTCAGGCAATTAATAACTGCTGCTGCAACACACAGAAAGCTATTATCGAACAAGGCTATCAAAATCAATTAGCAAATGAAAGACAGACTTATCAGATTACTAATAGTGTAGATTCAGTAGGACGTGCAGTAGAAAGAGGTTTCTGCGATACTGCTTATGCAACTCAGACTTAGACTTGCTCTCTTCAAAATACTATTAGAGACACAGGTACTGCAAACACTAATCAGATTATAGCTAAGCTTGACGCAATGTAGAATCAGGTTGAAATGCATATATGTAAAGAGTTTGGTATTGACCCATATTCCGAGAAAGCTGCTTATCTAAGTGGTCAATTAGCAAAAAAGTTATTTAAAGCATAGTTGAGAAACTGGATTAGATAACTATATATAATTAGTAGGAGGATTTCCCTAAGTTAGGAAGTTCTCCTATTTTTGTTTTGATAAATCACTAGTTATGACTATATATTACTGTAAACATATAAACATATAATCTTATGAAATTTTTTACTATCAAAGAACTAACAAAGAGCACTACTGCTTAGTAGAAGGGAATTAAAAATGTTCCGTCTAAAGAATAGGAACAAAATTTGATAGCTCTTATAGAAAATGTTCTAGACCCTCTTAGAGAGGCATATGGGAAGCCAATCGTTGTTACTAGTGGATATAGATGTCCAGCCCTAAACAAGGCTGTAGGAGGAGCTAGTAATAGTCAGCACATGACTGGATAGGCTGCCGATATAAGAACTATTGAAGATATTAAGGCGGAAAATAAAAAGCTATTCGATTTAGCCCAAAAGCTAAAGTTACCATTTGACTAGCTAATAGATGAGCATAACTTAGACTGGGTTCATATAAGTTATTCTAATAGAAATAGAAGACAAGTATTAACAATAAAATAACATGGGAGAAGGTAAAATCAATATGTTCGGTAAAACCTATAATACTATTGGTTCTACCGATTCTAATTTTATAATTAAAACAAAAGGAGATTTAAAAGTTCAGTGGGGAGGAAAATTCATAGACGTAATCAAAAATGGAAAATTAGCATCTGCTGGAGCGGACATACTAAAAGTGGCCTCTAGCTCAGATGATATTTCTAGTAATGGAGTTTATTTAGTTCCTACCGATGAAGGGAACGAAGTATGGGTCTCTATCGACGGAACTAAGGTTAATATAGCTGGAGAAGTTGGGACTACCTATGTATCATTCCTAACAGAACAAAAAGAAATAACCGCTGACCAAAAGTATACAGCCTTAGTAAATGCTGGATTATATTATGAAACTTTGGAGGATGCTTAGGAAGCAGGTGTGAAAGCTGGGCTTATATTCATAGTTGGAGAAAATAAATTATACATAGCTAAAGACGGGCAGTTATCTGAATACATAGCATCTCAGGGTACTTCAGAGAATGATAAAAATACATATTTTGATGAAATTACTGTTAAGGAGTTAAAAATATACAGTGATGGGTCTAATATGACCATTGATAGCCCAAGCCTTCAATTTAAAATAAATGAATAGTTGGCTATATCATTAGATACCTAGCTTAGATCGTACTTAAGCATTGCTATGCAGACTGGTACTTATATATAGTCAAATAATGCTACCTCTACGAGTGGATATAGATTATATGTAAAAGATGGAAAATCTATACTTGAAGTAGACTCTATTGTGTGGAGGGATATGGGATAGACCCTTGGGGGAACTAGTACATCAAGATTAGATGAAGCTATAATATATAGTGTACACGGAAATATAATATAGTCTGCATATCAAAACGAGAATAATATTATCTGCATTTTAAGATACCCAAACTCCTTTTCGTCAACAGGAAAAGTATATGTATTAGTTCCTCTTAGCATACAAATAGAAGTAGATTATAAGTAGGATGATACCAATGTTCAGATTTTTGCTAGTACTGGAGACATAATAGCCACCTAGGATATAAAAATACAAATAGAATATATTGCAGATGGTGTAGATGGACAACTACAATTAACTATTCCATCTGGAAGTAGTTCTGCAACTTATGATTTAACTGGGATATAGGAATTTGGTATAGATGGATACACTATCCTATCTGGGCCTTCAAATATTAATAATTCTGGTGTCTATGGAAAAGGGCAGCTAGTTGAATGTGATATATTAGATACTGAGGTATAGGAGTTAACTATCTCTATGGATTCTTCAATCTAGGACTTGTTTTTAGCTAATTGCTCAGGTTCTTTTATATACTCATCTAATGTCCCCCTCATAAAAATAATCCAAAACACTATTGATGTTCTAGATAGGTCAAAAACTATTGTAGATGAAGATACTTTAGAAGAAAAACCTGATGACACTGTTCATACCAGAATAGGAGTAATAAATGAGCAAGAATTTGAAGAATTAAAGAAATGTCCAGAAGAATAGGAAGAAGTGCAGGTTGGAATATATTCTGATAATTTTATAGGACTAAATTCAAAATTATACGATTCAGTTTTTAAAAAGAGATGCGATTATCCTAAATATGATGAATCCGTTGAAATCCCAGAAGATTTTTAGGACGAAAAATATAATAAAGCAGTTCCAAATGTTGAATGGATTAAAGAACTAATTAAACTAGCAGTTCCGAGTGGGACTATTGCTATGTATAATGGGCAATCAGAAATCCCAGAAGGATGGGCTGTATGTGATGGAAATAACGGAACTCCTAACCTAGTAGGAAAATTTATTAAAGCCGTATCTGAAATAGATTAGATAGGAGACAATGAATCTGAGTTGAATGAGAACAATGAATTCATAATTACTTAGGAACATCTTCCAAAACATAGCCATCCTCACAAACCTCATACACATAATCTAGGAGGAGACCTATCAGGAACCACAGGAAGTTCTGGAGATTTAACAGTATCTCTAGACTATTCAGATTATAATTGGGGAATAGAATCTGTTTAGAAAACATTTGTCACATCTGTAACCGGAGAAGGAGTAACTTCAGAAACTGGAACTGTTGATGGAGTATCAAATATAAGGACCCAGGGAGGAAACGCTACAGGAGGAAACCACACTCATTCTATTTCTTTGGATGCTGAAGGGGGAGTTTCTTTATCTTCTGCTACGAGTAAGGAGGAGACTTTAGAAGATTCAGAATGGCTAAATAAACCTATAAAAATAGAACCTCGTTCTTATTCTCTAGTATTTATTATGAAATTATAATTTTTTATTACAGAAGTTTAACATTTAATTATGTTTTAATTGCTGTCTACCTAATCAATACATATATATTGTATGATTAACTAAAAAATGATTATGTATATGGAAAATTTTGATGAAGTGATTTTTGACGACGACGAGTTTGGAGGTGATTCCTTTGAACAAACAAAACCAGAAGATGGTGGTGGCAACCAGCCTTCTAATGGCGGAACACCTTCTGGATAGCAAGATGAAGATTTAACAACTGAGGTACTACGTCTTAAAGGTATTACTGACCCAGGAAAAATTAAATTCGAAGATGAAACTGGTGCTATTGTAGAAAGAGCTTGGGACTCATTAAGCAGAGAAGAATAGATTAATATCTTGATTGACCAAGAACCAGAACAGTAGGACTTCGATGAATCTGAATTGTAGCTTATTAACACAATTAGAGAGAGTGGAATGACTCCAGAGGAGTACATCTAGTCTTTACAGCCAGAAGTTGAACCAACTAAACGATATAGAGTCGACGATCTTTCTGACGATGAGGTTTATGCGTTGGATTTATTACATAAAATTGGGTCCGATATTTCTGACGAGGAAATCAATCAAGCACTTGAATTAGCTAAACAAAATGAAGGTTTATTCAAGAAAACAGTAGAAGGTCTTCGTAAAGAATATATAAGACTTCAAGAAGATGAAGAAGCTCAGATAGCTAGCGAGAAAGCTGCTAGAGAAGAGGCTGCATATAATAAATTTGCTGACTCAATCAAAGGTCAAATTAAAGACCTAAATTCTTTTGCAGGACAACCTTTGCAACTATCTGATGATGATATAGAAGATTTATCCTCGTTTATGCTAGACATAGATGATTAGGGATTAAGTGCGTTTGGTAGAGCTATGAATGACCCAGCTTTATTTACTAAAGCCGCATTTTGGATTCTTAATGAGGATAAAATAGTAGAAGAATTAAACAAACAGATTCAGGATAACTATAGAAGAGGTTATGAGCAAGCCAAGGCGGATTTATAGGGAAAACCTAAGCCTAAATTGGTGTTCAACAAACCCGCTTCACAAAAGAAAACCACAGACGATGTGTTTATAGATGATGAAGATTGGTATTAAGATTTATTAACATTTAAAAAGAATAATTATGCTTGTAGCGAGTTTTGTAACTAATCGCCCTACGATGGGTGACACTAGAACTTATGAAGATTTTAGTAAATTCTTAGGAGAAAGACCTCACCGTTTAGGCGTTGTATCTCGTCTTTATCCAGAATTAACTGCAACTTTCTTGACAGAGGCTCTAAGAAATATTTTCTATGGAGATACCAAGAAAGCAACTGGATTCCAGAATATTGATTCTACTTATTTTGAATGGGAAGTAGAAACTAATTACATTAAGAGAATCCCCTTCGCAGCAGTGCCTGTTGAAGATGGAGCTGACGGCTCTGAAATTGAAATGATTTTCCCTGAAAACTATTATCAATTACACGAAATTTTCAAAATTGAGAAGACTGGACAGCAATGTTTTGTTGTATCTCGTCCTACTAGAAAGGCTGACAATATGTGGTCTGTAATGGTAAGACTCATCGACGATGACTATTCATCAATCCTAGACAAAGATGGATGTTAGGTAGGTGATACAACTCGTTTCATTGGTAATGCTAAACCAGAATTGCATGATACTGGCTTCGTTAAGTATCAATCTAATGTTGAAAAGATGAGAAACTATATGACAACTATTCGTGTTGACGATAGCTACTCTTCTAAATATGCATTGATGGAAGATACCTTCATTAAGGTTGGTAAAGGAGAAAATCAAGGATGCCTAACTGAAAAGATTTATAAACTTGAGCCTATGAAGAAGAATCTAATTGAAAACTTCTTGTATGCTCGTGAAAATATGATTCTATTAGCTAAAGGAAATATTGGGGTAGATGGTAAAGCTACTATTTCCGATAGAGGTACTGGACGTCCAATTCCTATTGGTGACGGTATGATTCCTCAAATCGAAAGATTTGCTTCTAAATATGCTGCTAATAGAGTAACTATTAATACATTCCACACTATCATTTCTACGATGGTTGAAAAAGCTGAGAAGCCTACTGGCAACCACTTTGTATTCATGGTAAACGAAAGAATGTGGGGAATTGTACAGAGAGTTCTTGGAGATTATCTAGCAACTCGTAAGACCGATGGAGCTTACTTGTGGTCTAGAGGCGGAGAAGGAAAATACATCAAAGTAGGTGCTACATTTGATGCTTATGAATGGGGTGGAAATGTTGTATCATTTAAAGTTGATAGAACATTAAGTAGAGAGTTCTTAGAACCATACGCTCTATGTATTGACCTTACGACTGGTAAGACTTCTACTCAACCTCCTGTAGCTATGTATTCTCTGAAAGGAAAAGACTACATCTTTAACGAAGTACTTGGTGTAGGTGGACGTTCAGGTGGTGACAGCGGTGTAGTTTCTACTCCTGTTGCTGGAGGTATGATGACTATCCACGGATACGCTGGTATTGCAGTGTTCAACCCCTATAGAAGTTTCATATTGCGCTGCAAAGAGTAATATAAATTACTTAAGTTAGAGGTAAGTTTTAAGAATAACTTTATATTCCGATGTAAATTTTTTGTATTCTTCGTTGTAAAATGTATTATTGAATGACTAAAAATTTATAAATATGTATCATTATAATTATAAAATTACTAATATTAGTACTGGAGAATTTTACATCGGAGTAAGAAGTTGTAAATGTAGTATAGAAGAAGATTCTTATATGGGTTCAAGTTCTATATGGAACAAGATTTATGTTAAGGAGCATAAAGATAAACTCAAAAAGGAAATACTAGAAGTTTTCCCTACTAGAAAATTAGCAAATGGTGGAGAAGTTAAATTACTAAAATCTGTATCAGATAATCCTTTATGTATAAACAAATATTTTGACTATACTCCAGACATGACTGGAGTTAAACAAGCTCCAGAATGGATAGAGAAAAGGAAATTATTTGGAGAACGTAATGGAATGTTTGGAAAGCATCATTCAGAAAAAGCTAAAAAAGAAATATCTTCAAAACTCAAAGGTAGGATTGTTTCTGAGGAAACCAGAAAGAAAATCGGAGATTATCATAGAGGAAAAACGTATGGTAAGGATACTAGAGAGAAAATATCAAAAGCTCGACAAAAGCTTAGGCATATAATAAATATGAAAACTGGAGAAGAATGGAATATTAGTATAACTGATTTTATAAAAATGTTTCTAGATGAAAATTTAAAAGAATCTAGTATGAGAAGTGCTGTTAAATATAAAAAACCTTATAAGGGCTATCTGAAAATAACAAATCTAAAATAAGATAAGATTAAATAGAAATTAGATAAGGTAGGGAACGAGGTGCTTCCCTACCTAATTCTTTAAAATATGAAAATGAATTATGGCAAAAAAGGTTAATGAAGTACAAGACGGTGATTTAAAGAGTAACATCGTTGTATTAAGAAGTGTGTTTGGTAAAGTAGGACAGAAATATTATATTCAACCTCAAAAAGATTCTCGTGGTAGATATGCAGATTGTGTTAAAAGAGTTAACTCCCAAGGAGATATTATTTTAACACCAGAAGAAATTGAAAAAGAGTCAAAAGGATTAGCTGCTTATATTCCAGAGACAGAGTTGTTTGTAATAGAGGATGGTAAAACTTTTAATTTGGATGATGTCTATGAGAACGCTATTTGGGAAGCAATTAAAAATTGTGACCTCATCGCTCCAGACAGATTTGCAAAAAATGATAAAGGAGACTATCTAATTGACGGAACTGTAGACCCACGGTCTAAAAGACCTAGATATGGAACTGCAGAGCTTTATGTAGATAGACCTGGATTTGAAGCTCAACGTAGAGTTACTAGACGTAAACTCATTGTAGAGGCTTCTAATTATATCATGAATGATGAGCGTGGATATGAAGGAAGATTGCTCGTTGCTAAGGTATTAGGTAGAGATATGAAAAATCAGCCAAATGCTGATGTTGAAGACTATCTATTGTCTATAGCTGAGAAAACTCCAGAGAAAATTATTAATTGCTACACTGGAGGAGATATTCAACTTCGTATGCTGTTTATAGAAGCTCGTGAAAAGGGAGTTATTCTTAAAAAGGATGGACTCTTTGTTTATGGAGAAGATGGTAAGGTAGCATTAGGAGCTACAGATAATGCAGTTGTAGAATGGATGAAATTATCTAGAAACGCCAAAACCTTAGCCTTAATTAGAAAAGACACATATCCTGATATGTTTGAAGATTAATTATCAATATTTTAATATAATGCGAAATGACCGCAAGACAGGTTTTTGAAGCTACGCTAATAGAACTTAGTAAAATTCAAGCACCTTCACTAAAGCTTTATGAGTTTAATTACTTATTCAATAAGGCTATAAACTAGTACATTAATAAAGTATACAATGTATACGATATTAACTAGCAAACTACTGATGACCTGAGAGTCTTGAAAGCTACAACTTTCTTGACTCCTCACAAGGTAGAACTTGCAGGTAGAGCATCTGGAGCTACAAAAGATAGTGCCATTCAAAACACTAAAGCAGTTACTGGAAATCAAGATTCTCCAGAAGAAGGATATACTGGTTAGGCTTCTTCTTATTTAAGTAAAGCACATCGCTCAATCCAATCTCTGCATGGAGCTACTTATGAAGTATATATGCCTATTGATTACTTGCATATGTTGAATTGTGTTTGCATTTATTATGTTGCTAAACAAAAAGATTGCTGGGATGCAGGCTCATATATTGAAATCCCTGCAACAAGATTAACTGCTGATTCTTGGAGTCAAATCATTACTGATATTTATAATAGACCTTCGCCCATGCGTCCGTACTATTATATTCATAATCTTAACCAACAATAGGTATTACCTACAGACCCTCGTACAAAGGTTACTACTGGAACAGGTCTTGAAGAAGTTGGTATTGATATGAATGGAATTTATCAGGTTACTTCTGCTTCTGGAGGAGAATGGGAAGATAATGATATTGATGCAGGAACTGCCGGTGGGACAGATGTAGAAGCCCAGAACTCTAACTTTTAGAGAACATTTAAGCTAAAGACTACGAAAGGAGAATAGCAAGTATCGTTGGTAGAAAAACCAATTGCCCTTAGAGCTGGAAATACTTCCAATGTTCGTTGTGAAATTAGATATGGTAAGGACGACAGTTTGTTCCAATTAGTAGAAGTGTAGATTGATTATGTTAAGTGTCCATAGTTTATCCGCTTGACTCAAGAACAGATAGACTTAACAGAAGATACTTCTCAAATCATGGAGTTCCCAGATTATGTAAACCAAGAGATTATAAACGAGTTGGTACACTTAGTAATGGAACGTGTAAACGATCCTAGACTAGGCAATAATATTTAGATGACTCAATCTATTGCTAGACCAACTGGGCAATAGCAACCAGCCCCTCAACAAGGCTAATTAAAATTTAATTAATTATGGCAACAGGTTTAAATTTCCAAACTTAGACGATTATTAATTCGAATCTGGATCCAGATTCAAGTAAACTAAATGGAAAAGGTACTGACAATACTTACCTTTTCAAGAGTGGCAAAACAAACATCGATGGTGTAGAAGTTGATGCTCTCAAGATTAAAAGAGACTTTGTATTTGTAAAAGATTGTGTAAAAGCAATCAGAAAGAGAGCTGGATATAATGCTGTAATGTGCAAAGCTACTATAGACTTTGCAGATTCTGCTCTTTTAGCTGCTTTAAAAACAGGTGGAGCAAAAACATATTGCAGACTCGATATTTATTTGGGTGTTGAAGGTGCAGAACCTTATATTTATTCAACTCCCTGGGTTCAAAAAGGTATGCCATTCTGGATTGAGTTTACTGTAAAAGAAGCTGATGAAGCTGCTACTATTGCTAAAAACGTAGCAGATATGCTTAAGAAAAATCACGTATTCCTATGTGATAAAGATTTGATTAACGTATCTGTATCTGGCAGTAAATTAATCCTAGAAGGAGCTACTGAATATCAGAGATTCCGCAAAATCGAAATTAGCACATTTGATGCTTATGATGATTATGCAGATAAAGTTGCAGAATTAGACCCAACTAAAACTGCTGCTACAGACATCAAGTTGGATGAAAGAGGTAAGAATAGCTTCGGTACATATTCTCAAATCATTAAAGATTTAAGATTACCTACTGCTGCAAACTATCAATGGACTCATATCCGTCAGGTGGAAACTCCTATAGTAGGCGCTATCTACAATCAATATATTGTAGAATATGAAGCACCAGCTACAAATGATGGTCTTCACGCAGTTGGGCAGAGAATGACTTCTCATACTGTTCATGTGTTCTGGGTTAAGAATGATTCTGATTTGATTTCAGCTTGGGAAACTGCACTTGGTACAGTAGGTACTGTAGTTGACGTTGATGCCACTTCTAGTGGCGGCAAAGATGATAGCGAATTAAGCTCTTAAATAAACTAAAGGCGGGACTATCCTGTTCCGCCTTTCTTTTTAATAAGATATGGAACAGTCTATTTTAGAATGGGCCTTAGCAGTAATAGGCAGTGGTGGTATTGGCGCAGTTATTACCTATATTTGCACATTTAAAAGCAAGAAGAAATAGGTGGAAGCTGAAGCAGAATCTTCAATAGTTGATGTTGAGCAAAAGAAAACAGACCTCAAACAAGACCAATATGATTATTTATAGAAAACGTGCGATAAGTACATAAAAGATTATCATGAACTTGAAGGCGATTTTAGAAAGCAAATTTCAGAATTGAGAGAACAGATGGATAGAATTATGCTAGAGAAATCTCAGGCTATATCTGCAAAATGGAATGAAATCGCTACTCTGAAATCTAAGGTTACTTATTTGAAGGGTATTAGATGTTATAACTTTACTTGCAAACATAGGATAATGACTAATCCTGATAAAACAGAAGAATAATGTATATAGAGAAACTTGCATCCCAAATTCGTAATGATGTTGTATCTGGACTAAGAGGTTATCACTAGAACTTATCTATGAATATGGATTAGCTAGAGGATGAAATAGTCGCCTGTAGATTATCTATATTACATTAGTATTTCCTTAGAGGAATATTCCCTATCAAAGACCTATTGATAGCAATCAACTGCATAGATGTAGATTGTGAATCTCTTGAAAGATGTAGATGTGGGATGAGAAGTGAGGATGATACTGTAACAGCTCATTTTGAGATTCCACAGGTTATTACACAATATGGAAAGCAAGCTATTGAATATATAGGTTCTACTGATAGACAAAATAAGTTTATAATAGTAACATCATTATCGGAATTTAATAATAGAAAATACAGAAAAAGAAGTCAGAAGAAACCATACGTTTGGATTGACTTTGCACCAAATGCAAATGGAATGTTAGACTGCTTCTTATTTAATGCCCCATTTTTGCAACAAGTTTCTGTAGTTGCTGTCTTCAAAGATCCTAGATAGCTTAAATAGTACAGTTGCTGTAATACTGACGAGCTTAATGGCCCAGATGTAAACACCAGTTTTATTGATTAGTTAGTTAAAGAGAAATTAACTAAAGAAAAACTATACTACTATAGATAGGTGGCTGCACAACCTCTTCCAAACGATTAGCAATATGTAACAGGAGGATAATATGTATTAGGGTATTATTTATAAATATACCTCTCCCAGTAAGAAGGTGTATATTGGGCAGACTAGAAATGAAGCGGACCGAAGATATAGGTGGAGCAACTTAAATAAACCATATGCTGGAATAAAAATAGAAAGAGCAAGAAAAAATATGGTCCTGAAAACTTCCAGTATGAGATATTATTTAATATAGAAACCGAAAATGAACACGATCTTATTACTATCTTAAACTAGAAAGAAGTCGAGTATATATTATTATATGATTCCTATAATAATGGGTATAATAGTAGTACCGGTGGAGACTATTTCGAGTAGAGTAGAGAATCAGTAGAAAAAGCCTCTGAATCTAGAAAGCTTCCAATACTACAATACGATTTATAGGGTCGTTTTGTTTAGGAGTGGAAGAGTGCTAAAGATGTGGAACTTTATGTCGGAATAAAGGCTTGTAATATAGCATCAGTTCTTAAGGGAAAGAGATATCAAGCAGGAGGCTACATATTTAAATATAAGTCTGCTTATGAGATACCTCCTACAATAAAAATAAATCCCAAAAAGGCACAGAAATAGGTTATTCTGAAATGTGATCTAGATGATACTATTGTCTCTAAATTTGATTCTATTAATTCTGTGGCTAGAGACTGTGGAGTTGGAAGGGATTGTCTAAGAGCATATATAGATGGAAAGAATAACCATATTTACAAAAACTTTAAATGGAAACGCTATGAGTAGACTTAATAATTTTCATTATGCTATAAGTTTAGCTCAAACGCTATACGATATTGAAGGAGATGACGATGACCTAGAAGAAATCGGTCTAGTGGCATATAACTTTATTGGAAACAAAAATACTAGATTATATAGGGCATCATTAGATATAAATTGTTAGGATGGGTCAGTTTAGCTGCCTTGTAATGTTGACATTATAGAAGCAGTAACTTATTGTGGTCCTGAGGATTGGGTATATACGAGTAATACAAAAGAGTTTGGAGATATACAGTCTTTGTATACTGAAAACTATATAGAAAGTAGAAAAGCTTTCCTAGATCCTTTTTATGTTAGCGGAAAATTCGTTAAATATAAAAGAGTGGGAGATACGCTTTATGTAAATAAAGGACTTGGAAGAATAAATATTCTCTATCATGGAATATTACTTGATGAAGAAGGTCTTCCAGAGATAAACGATAAGGAAGCTATAGCAATAGCAGAATATATTGCCTATACTTATAAATACAAGGAAGCAATACGTACTAACAACTAGAATGTGTTGAAAATGGCTTAGGAATTAAAAAGATAGTGGCTCCTACATTGCTAGGCTGCTAGAGTTCCAGAATATGTATCACAAGAAGAAATGGATAAAATACTAAATGTATAGGCTTCTTGGGGACGTAAATTCTACAATAAGAGCTATAAACCAACTATGTAAAATATGTAGGGAGGCAATTTGTCTCCCTATTTTTGTTTATGATTATGAGTGATAAGAATTATGCAATGGGTCATGCTTTTTCTTTGCATGATACCTTTATGAATTTTCCAGTAGAAAAACTAAAAATGACAACAGAATAGTGCAAAGAGACATATTCTGATGGAAGTAAAAGAGATTTAGCTGCTTCTATCTTTGCAAGAAGCGTATAGATGGTAGTTGACGATATTATAGATAACAATGTCCATTTTAAATTACCTGGAATGGGGAGAACCTAGGCATATTTATATATGAAAAGAACAGAAGGTAAAAAGTTTAAAAAGGCATTTAAGAATGGAAAATGGAATGATGTAGATTTTATTATGTCCAATTTTAGTGGTTACTAGTTAACTCTAGAGATGTAGAGTGAAAAAAGACTCCCTAGGGAGAAACCTATCTATCTTTCTGGAAAAGATAAGTAGAGAATTATAGATAACACTAATATGGGTAAATAGTATTAATTATTATGGTACAAAAAACTATATAGGATTACTATGACCAAATTTGTGAAGAGTATCCGAATATTCCTAGGTAGGATATTAAAAGAATTTTGCAATACGGATGGAAATCATTATACTTACATAATAGTTACGGAGGAGACACTCTAATTAATAGAAATGGGTTCTGGTTTTACTGTGGATAGCTAATGAACGATTCCTTAAAGTACTTCGAATATTATAAGAAGAAAATGAGAATTAAATTACGAATAATGTATAAACGTAAAAGAGTTCCCTGGGATGGTTATTACTATTTCGCATTAACATAGAATTAGTATAATGAATATTTAGGTTAGAAAAATAAAAGAGGACGACCTAGGAAAAGGTTTACCTTTTCAAAGATCATCCTCTACAAAATATATGATGAGTGTAATATATCGGAAAGTAATAGGGTGGCGATATTTAGATTGTAGATGCCGGCTGACTTAGGTATTAGCTTATATAAAAAAGAGTTAACTACTGATAAAGCAGAACTTATTCTAGTTAGAGAACCCCTAAAATTTTAGGATATATTATTGTCAAATTATAATTATCAATTTATTTCAGATAATTTAAGAAAATATAACAAAAATAAGAGAAAGAATGGCTAATACAGTTATGAGTGCGAAAAACACCTTCGAGGAAGGGTTAGTAATGGATTTTGCTCCTGATAATACCTAGGCTACAACTCTTACATCAGCACTTAATGCTACTCTACTAACATTCAACGGAAACGAGATGTCATTATAGAATGATATGGGAAATGGTAGGGTAGAAACAGCATACCTCCCAGAGGGGTATGTTCCGGTTGGAACTTGCGAATTTGGAGATATTATTTATATAGTATCATACAATCCAATCATTAATAAGTCGCAGATAGGATGTTTTCCAAGTCCAGAGAGAAACATAAGTAGTGATGAGATTGGAGGACTTGGACAATCATTGAAGTGGACAGATTTTCAAGGCAGTGATGGAAGTGGACCTAATGGCGAAATAGTAGCTTCATCAGTAAAGAAGATATTATATGGAACAAAAGATATGACTTCTGGAGATAAGTACATTATATATTCAGCAGAACTAGATAGTGCTGGAAATCATGAATATTTATCTGATTATGGGAACACTTCACACTAGCATGAAAGATTTCCAAAATTAGTTAAGATTCATGTGGTGAGTATTGAAGAGTCTGGAAAAATCACTTATTTAGATTCTTCTACTAAGTGGTATAAAGAAAATGATTTCTATGTACAGAACTCTAAAAAGATAGTAGACAAACCAGATCTAGACAGCTATAGAACTATGGTTAGTTCTGCGTACTCCGTATTTTCTTCTAAAGTATCTGGTAAACTAGCTCTACTAGTTGAATTAGAGAAGATAACAGGATTTAGTTGTACATGGAGTGCTTATACTAAGGAAATAGATGATAATTCTGATTATTAGCTAAATAAGTACTCTATATATTGGAATTTTAGTTGGAATACAGACGATAATAACATAAATCCAAATGCAGTTGTTCTGACACAATCTAAGTGGACTGGGGAAGATGATACTCACGCAGGAAAGTATCAGATATGGGAAAAAGATGAAGATAGAGATGGATGGGTATTAGGTGGAAAAAATAAAAATTGGGTTGATGGGCCGAGTATACCAGTAGCTTATCCTAACATTGATTATAATTACAGAACCATTTCTAGGGTGTACAATCCTGAAACATACAGGGGAACATTTGAAAATTTTATAAATTCTGGTTCGTATGGCGCACAATCTAAAGCTAGGTTGGATTAGGTAAAATAGGAACTTGGCTTATCAAACGTGGAATTAATAAAAGCAAATCTTTCCAGGAATACAGAAGGTACTCCAGATGAAGGAAAATATTATTTCAATTGTTCTTCTAGTTCTATATCTAAGGATGGAAAAGTAACATACTATACTAACTACGAAAATGAACTAAAAGCTATTTCTCCAAAGGAGATGTCTGATGATATAATTAATAACACTTTTAACTATCCTATAGTTAAGCACTTTTCTGACTTTCTTATTCCTATAAAATAGAAAGTAGTTGAAGATAATGTTGAGGAATGGAAGAATCTAAACATTAACAATCTTATTTATTACTACGAACTTACTCCATCTATGCCATATGGCCTTTTAAGAGAGTTCTCTCAGGATGGTTACATAGACTTTAAAAAAATAGGCACTAAGAGTATAGAGTTAAATTCTTGGAGATATTATAACTATGAGAATACTAGTACTTTGACTTGGGGTTTAGAAGCATATACTGAACCAAATAAAGGAATATCAGAAGTGGTATTTCTATTTTATGACAATCAGGGATTAGCCGCTGCTTATCATAATTCTGGAAAAATTTCATATAACGGGAAATTTACAGAGTATTTCACATTAAATACTTCTGGAACAAACTATAAGTTAAATAGTAAAAATGAAAAAAATGAAACTTTTTACCATAAGGGTGAAAGAGTTTCTAAGGATTCTGCTACCATATCTAATACATATTTGGATTCTAATGGAAAAGTTATATCAATAGACGATATGTAGGATGGTGTAGATTATTATCTTGATGATGCCGGAACTATTTATAGTAATTGTTTATACTTGGTTAAAATCATAGTTAAATACTGCAGCATAGGAGTATTGGATGAGTATATTGAAGACGAAACATCTTATATAGAAGATTTTAGATGGTATTGGACTAATACTATGTTCAATGATTATTATTATTCTACATAGGACTTTAGAGGGTTGTAGTTTAGTTTAAATTTAGATTGTCAAGCAGTTTTTGAAACAGTGAAAAGTAAGTGGGAAGTCAAGTAGGAAAATTATTATGCAAACGATGATTTCTCTAGCTCTATAACAAGCCAGAACGCTTTCAAATCTTTGTCTGCTATAGTACAGTTTATAAACTAGGACAACTCCTAGAATGATAATATCAGAATGGCAGTGAGGGCAGGACTTCAACAGGATTATAACACCTTTAATCTGGAAGAAAGCTAGCTTAGTAATATAAACACAAGGATATTTCTGGCTAATGAATATATTCAAAACTATCCAGAGTAGCCAGAAATTAAATTCACAGAAAAAGACACAACCATATTTTCTGGGATATATCCAACCTTAGCAGAAAACCTTACTGGAGAAGTTGATTCCTCTACTTCTGATACGTTAAATAAATTGGTGAATTCTTCTATTACTGGTACTGGAGAAGAAATTTATAATTCCGCTGAGGCTTATTAGAATTACACTAATAATTTTCACCTATCTTCAAGTTTAATTGGGGATAAGATTGGAAATTCCTCTGACGGAGCAGAGTTTGTTTACATAGATTCTTAGAAGCAAGAAGAAGTTTCTACCACAAATTTTACTGTGTATAGTACTTCATTGGACTAGGTATACTATGATGAAGCCAACTCTAGAATCAATGAGAGTAAAAGCTATCCTCTAACTCTCAGGGGAATACATTATAGCAAGTATTATTACTATAATCAGTCGGATACTTCCCCATTAAAAATCCTAAAGTCTTTTGTTACTAACGTAGGGGATCTGTAGACATATTCAATGGGACTAAATGGTCAAAATAAGATACAATATACAAAGATGTACTTTTGTTCTATTAGAGAGAAAAGAGGTGCTTCTACAGAGTATAACTCCTCAATTGTAAGTTTTAATACTAATGCTAGTGGGACTAATACAGTAGCAGGAGAACCAGACAACAATAACACTAGAGACATAAACGATGATGGAGACTAGCCGATTCATGAAGGTTTATCATTTACATATGATAAAATTATGAATAATTTCAAATTTTTGTTTCCATTAGGTTTTGCGTATAACAATAGTGATAACCCTGCTTAGGACACTGCGAGAAAAAATGGAAACGTACTGATATCTTCTAATAAACTAGTTAGAGCTGGAGAAACATTTGGGTCTGGAGACTTAGGTGGGACACTATGTGGAATATCTGTAGACGGTGTTATAGAACCAGGAGATCATATGTAGTATGGTAACTCTTTAACATACTTTGTACCTATTGTGCTAGGATATTTAACACAATTGTTCTACCTATCATCTGATACTGGACAATCCTAGTAGTATTATCCGAGTAATTACGTATACTTAGATGATAACTATTCCATCTATGGAAGAGACGTTGTTATAGAACTACAACCTGGAGATAATATAGAAAGTAATGAATTATTGGTGTTTAGAAGTTGGAGCTATTCTAAATACTTAGACCAAGTTATCTCTAAAGCATAGCTAAGAGAAAAAGTGTAGGAAGATTTGAGAATGGAGAATAATGTTAATTTAAAACTATATGGATGTCTTAGAACTAGTCCTTTAGAAATAAAAATTCCATACATTACCCCTGCCACTGATACTATCAGCGCTTCAAATAGAATTATAGTAAACTCTATCTATTCTGACATTCCAAGATTCACTACGCAATCATTTACAGAAGGAGCCATCTACTATTATAATCCATCCACAAAACAGTTTGCAAATGTAACAACTGGATATTCATTAAGAAAAGTATCAAATTACGACATAATTGAAGGAGAGTCTATATAGACATCATTTGCAAGAAACTATAGTACATTCAACATAGAAAGAACTAAAAGGCAACTCACGTTGGTTAATAATTAGTTAGCCTTATCTTAGGTCCCTTCATCTTCTACTGGTACATATTATGTAGGAGTAACAAAGCATATCAAGGGAGATTCATCTAGATCACTTACAGGATTTTATTCTGGACTAAAATATTATGATTGATTGGATTAAATTATTTGACGGAAATATTAGCTTAGATGTACAAACTAAAATGCTTCCAACGAAAGGAAACCTAGTATATGAGTATAATCCGTTCAGGAATTACAGGATTACATAGAATATGTATGAATATAAGGAATAGCTCTATTCTCTTGGGGATTTATGGTCTATATTCGGAATAAGTATTAATTGTACAGCTCACCGTTACAAGAAAAATAACGTCTATAACTATAAGATAGGAGATTTAAATAGTTATAGCTACACATGGAACCCGGACGGAGAAACAGTAACTACTGTTTCTAGTCCGTCTGAGTTTGGAAAATGGATAGAAGAAGCCTATTCTGATGGACATAATGCAGACAGAATAAATTTGGAATAGGCATTAATAGATTCGGATATTAATAATGCTTGGTACAATGTTCCGTCTACAGAGACAGATCCCTATCTAAGAGAATCAGGAGAATTGGTAGACTTCATTACCGATGAACTAAACTTCTCTCTCGAACATCCTGTTCACATAATTCCTTAGCATAGTTACGATGGGTCGGTAAATCTGATAATAAATGATGGAATAAACATACCAAGACTTATTAATAGTAGATTCAGTGCTACTGGTAGAAATACCTACGAGATTGTTGACAGAAAAGGAAACAATGACACTAATATATATGATTAGGGAGATTAGTTTGATATAGATACTTCTCTATACAAGAGGGTAGTAAAGATACCCAAGATAGAATTTAGAGGAGTACATTCTGGAGGTAATTTAAAAGTCGGAAATTATCACTTCTATTTTAAGTTATCTGATGCTGATGGGAATGAAACAGATTTTGTTGGAGAATCTAGCTTAGTTAGTATATTTATAGGATTTGATGACTACTATGCCGTTCAAACAGGTTAGAAAAATGAAAACAGCTTTAAATAGGTGAGTTTTTAGATGACAAATATAGACTCATCATATGATTATGTCTACGTTTATTATTCTAGAAGTACTGCAGAAGCAGGAGAAAACTTTCAAACCCAGTATGCTAAGATAGATAAGAAATTCTTAGTAAATAATGCTGAGATATGTAATATAATAATTACTGGCTTTGAGGACACGATAGAATTATCTTCATCTGATATAAATCTTAGCTATAATACTGTAGACAGTGTGGTTACTTCTGCAACTTGTCAAAATATGCTGTTTCTAGCTAATGTTCATAAACCTGATATACCATATAATGAGTTAGCAGACCTTTCTCTAAGATTTCTCCCGTATCTTAAATAGGAAACATATACCGTAGATATAGACTAGGACTATAATGTATCCACTTCTAACAAGGGATACTTAGACCCATTGTTTATATATAACAAGACTGGGTATTGGGGAAAAGAGATATATAGATTCGGAATAGTTTACATATTACCAAATGGTGAACTTTCTCCTGTCTTTAATATTAGAGGAGGTTATAATATTAAGGAATTTGGAAGTTCTGGTACTGAAGAATAGATTGCCTTAGCTGAATCTAACCCTCAATATATAGACAACTAGTATACGAATATACCAGTATATGTAAATAATGGTATCACAGATGAGAGAAATTATGTAAACTACAATGAGGAAACATATACTCTTCTCGGTTATGATGGCGCCGACTCTTATGAGAATATAAAGGGAGTTGTTTCTTTTTCTCCATCTAAAGATACAAATACTATATACTCTGTTGATATTAGAGTCGATGATACTACAATGTAGGAATTAAAGAAGTATGTAAAAGGTTATTTCTTTGTAAGACAAACTAGAATACCTACTATTTTAGCATAGGGAATCACTATTGGAATAGATAAGGAATCTAGAACTCCTACAATTCCTACAGCTGACGGATTTTTATCAGAACTATCTGAATCTCTTAGTATGACCCATGTTACAACTAGCGATATTAATGATGTTAACTTTATATCAGAGGGTTTTCTGAATAGGTATTCATTTGAGTTTAAAAAGAAATCTTCATCTTTATTTGGAAAGATTTTAAAAGCTGTAGCTATAGGTGTTGGAGTTGTTGCTTTGGCAGCAGCTACGGTATTCACGGCTGGTGCTGCGGCCGCTGTTGTAGCGGGAGCAACTATGGCTGGTGCAGTGACTGCTGGGGCTACTACTCTTGGAACTATTGCGGGTACTATAGCTGGTACTGTAGGATTAAGCGCAGGACTTGGGACAGTTGGAACATTGGCTGTTGGAGCGGGAGCAGTAGGAGCTGCGGCTGGCTTATCAGTAGCAACTGCAGGAGGTATTTAGGAATTAAGATATGGTATTGCATCTATATTTGCCAAGAAAACCTTAAATGGTAGAGCAACTCAAGCACCTTCTGGATATAAAATAGTTGAAACAGAAAGCTCCAGAAAACTTACTTAGGATTTTAGAAGTAGATTTATTCCGAAGGATTCTGATAGCAATATAGTTGCTGGAATATTGTGCCCAGATTATGAGGTTGATTAGGCTAGGTATAATTAGATATTCACAGGAAATGAACACCTTGTAGAATTAGCTAATTCCTAGAATATAAACTGCTTGAATGGACATTCATATAATTACTTTACAAACAGTGATAGACATTTCTATGTACCATCTTACTATGATAGAAATGTTAATACTAGCTACTTGGTAAAAATCATTCCAGTTCCAGATAATACTAAATGTGTTGGGGTGGATGATATGCTGTTCAGAAGTAGAGCCGGAGAAGCAGAAGAGGCTTGGAGATATGAATGTATAGCAGAGGATTATAAGTCAGAATATTCTAAAAAGAACGATACAGAAGATTCTGAAACTATCTCTAATAAGTAGATAAATACAGATATAATTAGAGGAAGTTTTGGGCCTTACTTAGCGTTTAATGATAAGGATAATAAATTTTAGCCAGCAGAAACTGTCAACATTTATATTCCAGGATATTCTACTGCTAATATGTAGAGTTATTTCTACTTAAGAATGATAGACTCTTCTACATTTAATGCTATAACAGAGAGATATGATATATCTGAATCTGATAAGTATCTAATTAATCCTCCAAGTAATATAGTAGGATAGGAAGATAGAAGTTGTGGATACTAGTTTAATGCCTACAGGGGAGATTGTTATTTGTGTCAATTTACTCACAGGGTAAATAGGAACTTTAATGACCCTTCTGCTCCATACAATGATGAAATTGTAGATGAGAATACTTGGAAGGAAAATTATGACCCTAATAATACTGAAAAATATGAGCAAATAAACCTTGGAGACGTGAATGCTATTCAGCTAGGAATGTGGGTAACATTTAAAGTTAGATCTTCTAATAACTTAAATATTCGCACATTAGACGCTTCAAATGTAGATGAAACGGCAATGTGTGGACATCCTAGAGGGTATTATCCATATCTTCCAATGAGTACAGAGGGAACGTACAAACATCCAGAATCTTAGGTATATAATAAAGGTTTTACTAAATCTCTAAGTGAAAGATGGAACTTTGAGCTTCCAGATGTTCCTTATATTAAGAATTGGTTCGGAACTAGAATTATGTATTCTGATATTCATGTTAATGATGCCTATAAGAATGGATTTAGAGTATTCTAGGGAACGCATTATAGGGATTATACTCGTGAGTATGGAGAAATAGTTAAATTAGTTTCGCTTGAATCAAATCTTCTTTGTGTGTTTGAACATGGGGTTGCACTAATACCGGTCAACGAAAGAGCTGTTGCTGGAGAAGGAGCTGGGGGAAATATCTATATAAACACCTCTAACGTGCTTCCAGAGAACCCAAAAATTATTTCTGATATGTTTGGTAGTCAGTGGCCTGAAAGTATCTTAAAAGTCCCAGGAAAGACTGGAGATTCTGCGCAATATGTTTACGGAGTTGATACTATTGCCAAGAAGATTTGGCGCACTGACGGTAATACTCTTACTTGTATTTCTGACTTTAGAGTACAAGAATTTCTGAATAAGAATATTACTCTAGGGGAAAGAGAGCTTACTCCCAAAATAGGTATTAGGAATGTGAAAACAGTATATAACGCTTTCAAGAGAGATGTGTTATTTACCTTCTATGATAATACATATGGATTTGAAGAGAAGGTTTGGAACCTATGTTGGAATGAGTTACTTTAGAAATTTATCACTTTCTACAGCTGGGTTCCTAGCTATATGGAAAACATAAATAATATGCCATTTTCGTTTGATAGAAATACATCTAAATGGATAGCGAAACTCGGTACAAGTCATACAGAAAGTTCATTTGCCGATGGTATCACTTTATCAAATGTTATCATAGAAAACCTTGAAAATGAAAACGGAGAAGTAGTAACCAATTTTAGAGTTCCAGTCTCATATATAAATAAGAAGGGAGAATGGGTAACTACTAACTATAGTGTTGCCGATGATAATAAGAGCAGAAAGAAGTACATAGGAGTACTATCCTTAAGTAATAGAATACTTCCAGATTCTTAGTTACATTACTAGATATCTTATTCATTATAGAGGGATTAGTATGGAAATTATAAAAAATTTGAAATAGTACCATTGAACTGCGGAGATAGTGTAGGTGGTATATATCTTCCAGACGATGCTATGTTTGCTGGGGCCTTTATGCCTCTTTACTGCCTTAAATTTAAAGAAGGAGGAGATGAATATACTCCAGTATTCTATAAAGATGGTCAGGAGCTTACTTAGGTATCTGATGGTGCTGGTGATACGTTCTATACTTATTAGCCCTTGTATACATCAAAGGCTTTATTGTCAGAGCTTTATTATCGAAATAAGGCTAAACACGTATATGCTGATTATGATACTAATAAGATAAAGCTTGGAGACACAGTTGATGGCAAGACATTAGAGATACAAGATATGTTAGAATATCCAATATTCAAGGATATAACAGGAAAACGTCCCACTCTTCCAAGAGAGGAGATGCTTAATGCAGATAAAATTGTAACGCTATTGAATATTAAAGCAACCATATCTATTGTCGATGATTATAATGCTTCTAAATTAAGTGACGCATATTATAATATGAAGGCAGGATTTTAGTCTGGAACATCTTTAATTGATGGTGGTTACTATGAATCTGTTGTTGGTATAGCTCCTAGATGGAATTTACAATTCTTGTCTACGGATTTTTGGAAGCATGGACAGGCTGGATTAATTGACATAGCTGATGATATATATCCTACATATTGGTATGGAAAGCAACACCCATTTGAGTTTGAGTGTGTAGTAGTCAACGACCCTTCAATACATAAGATATTTACAAATCTGGAGATTGTCGCTAATAAGGCTAAACCTGAGTCTTTTCACTATGAAATAATTGGAGAGACTTACGATTTTGCAAAGGACAAGGTAAATATGTATTTTAGACAGGAAGCTATGAAGGCATTATGGCAATATAATGGTGCAGATATTTCTTATGATAGAAATTTCTTGAAGGTTTAGCCTAGACAATAGCCTAAATCTGCAGACTTCCCTCATAAATATTATACCAGATAGGATACTATTAATGAGATAGAGGATTATTATATTCACGTAACATATCCAGAATCTCATGATTATCGCCATTTGTCAGGAGCAGAGGTCGTATACTATCCAAATAGATAGGAATATAGAATATGGAATCATGCAATGGCCGTAAGCTTAGATGATTTAAGTCAAGACGATTCTAGGTCTATTATTGCTGCTAACTGTCAGTACTTAGAAGACAGATGGAAAGTTACAATTAATCCTATCCTAGTATGCTACAAGAATGAGTATTAGAGAAAATTCTCTGGAGCTTTAATATAGCCACAAAATTCTACTTGGGCTAAGGCTAAGGATAGTTCACAAATGCTTCCAACATTACCTATCTATAATTCTCCAATCCCAGATTAGGTACTGTCTGCTGGTGGTATAGATTTCCCAGGAAATGATGTAAATCATCCAGAGTGGGGAGAAGATAATGCTCTGTATAATCTATACGATTTATCTGGATATAATTCTGGAGGAGATTGGAAACCATTAGACTTAACTAACTGGTTAGATGATGTAAATGTTTACAAATATAATTTTGGAGAGGCTTAGAATAGAAAAGAAATAGATGTCAAGGATAAATTCTTAAAGGTGAGAATCAGATATTCCGGAGAGGAATTGGCAGTTATAGATTTCTTAAATACTGTATATAGAATTAGTTATGCTTAATAAGAATATAAATAAAGTCAGAAGAATAGCGAAAGCCCGCTTTGGGCTTTCCATTCCTTCTGGGAATCCATATATGACCACAAATGGGCTAGCCATTCCTGAAAATAGTATTACCTAGTAGAATCTACTAGGCACAGATTATGGTGCTGAATTTAGGAATAGAGCTGAGCAAATAATGGCTCCTACTAATAATCTTATAGATTTCAATGCCAAAATGGGAGACCTATTTAGTTTAAAGTTATAGAATGATAGAAATACTTCTAGAGCAACAGCATAGATGAATACCAATGGAATTACTACACCTAAAAGTACATCTCCATCTTTGTAGCAATCATTCTAGAGATTGGGAGGTTGGAATACAGCAAGCTAGACTGTTGATTTGGCTAATAGCTTATTATTTTCTAAGTAGTATTCAGAAGATTCTGCGATTACTACTGGTTTAAATAATCTTTGGAATACTGGGGCGAAAATAGTTTCTACTGTTAATCCTCTATTTGGTTTTGCAATGGAAGCAGGTAGTCTAGTTGCTAATACAGCCAGATCTTTAGGTACTGGAACTGATTAGCAAACTGATTTTGATAAGTTTGGAGATAGCACTATTGGACAATTATCAGGAATAGGATTAATCAACGGAATGTTTGGTAAGAAAACTAGAGATTTTTCGGCAAACAAAGCAACTATCGAACAAGTGGGAGGTTCTTATGGAGGTACTGTTCGAAACATAAATGAAGCCTCAGAAAAGGCAGGAAAGAAGTATGGACTATTTAGTAGCGGAAAGAGAAAACAAGCTAATAGGTTTATTGATAGAACAGAATCCTAGCAATCTACTATGACAAATATCGCCAAAGATGCGTCAGACTTATCCTCTATAGCTGCTAATATGTCTGACCTTAATCATATACAATATGGATTTAATCTCAATGGGGGTTATGATTAGAGATATATGAGAGCAGCCAAATTTGGAGCTAAATTAAAGAGAGTTAAAAGAATAAACTTCTATAAATAGGAAGGAGAAATAGTTGGAGCTATAAACCTAGATAATTGGCAACCAGTTATTACAGAAGCCGTTGAACAATTTGAAAATGGGGGAGAGCTAGAATGGACTCCAGTTATAACTGAGTATAAGCAAGGGGGAAAATCTGAAGAATCATCTAAAAAAGAATCTGAACTGGAGGAAACTAATTAGAAAAATATAATTCCAGAAGGAGCACTTCACGCACATAAGCATCACATGGAGAATGCTGATAATCTAACTAAAAAAGGAATCCCAGTGGTAGATAATGATGGAGAGCAATAGGCTGAAATTGAAAAAAATGAAATAATATTTACTCTAGAGGTTACTAAGAGATTAGAAGAACTTTATTCCAAATATCAGGACTATGAATATTCCTAGAAGGAGAAAGATGAAGTAGCAATAGAAGCTGGAAAATTATTAGTAGAAGAAATATTATTCAATACTGATGATAGGACTGGATTAATTAATACATTATAGAAAGGAGGAAAGATAAATGGAATTGAGTGATTTGTTAGTATCATATAAAAGAGTTGTCGCTCCTAGATTTACTCCTTCTATTCCTATCATTGAGTAGTTCCCCTCATATCAAACTCCTACAGATAAGGAGACTAACGCCCCGTCATTGCCCGTCTAGGCAAAACCGACAACTAGTTATTCTATAACTTCGGTTCAAGTACCTGGATTTAAAGCAAAGTGGACTAGCCCTTACAGGGACAGAAATAAATGGGTATCTGACCTAACTTAGGCATATAGAAGAGCTGGAATAACAAATGATAATGCCTTAAAGATGCTAATAGCTCAAGATGCTTTAGAGTCAGCATGGGGACGTTCTGCACAAGGTAAATTCAATTTTGGTAATTTAACTACTGGAGCTAAATGGAAAGGCGATTATGTGACTGGTAATGATAAAAACGCCAAGGGTTAGGCTATTAAATAGAAATTTAGGTCATATAATTCTATTGATGAATACGCAGAGGATAAGTTGTAGTTTTTAAGGAGACTGTACGATTTCGATGAGAATGATGATATAGATAAATTTGTAGCAAAACTTACAGGTTCTAATAGAGGAAAAAGAAAATATGCAGAAGCCACTAATTATGCTAGCTCACTTAAAGGAGTGTATGATAAATTTGAGAGAGGCGGAATCATAAAATATCAATAGGCTGGAAAAATTAAGAATCCTTCTCAAACAGCGCAGGATAATCTATCTCGGCAATTTCCAGTAAATTGGGAAAACTCTAACTGGCTCCACAACTATTTTAAAAAGAACTTAGGATATAATACTTCTCTAAGTATTCTTTCATCTATTCTACCAGAAAGTGGTGCAGACCCTCATAAGAAACAATTGAAAGGAGGTCCAGGAAGAGGACTTGTATAGTGGGGATTTGGAACAGATAGATATAACCATATGAAGTCATATAAAATGAAGGGAAAAGTTGAAGAAGGAGTAGACCCTGAACTTCAGAGATAGGCAGAATATATAGTTAATACTGTAAAAGACTCATAGAAAACTGGGGAAGGACTATGGCATCATGGTGGTGCTGGTTCTGGTTATAAGAGTGCTGAAGATGCTAGAAAAAGATTTATTAGTGCTAGAACTCCTGCTTCATAGAAAGCCAGAGCATTTAGTTTAGGCTATGTAAGACCTAAAGGGGGAATCAAAGAAGCCACAAGAAGAGCATCTTTTGTTGCCTCTTTAGATTCAGTTTATAATTCTAAGTATAAATAATGGATAGAGTAATAGTGAATATAGGTAACAAGACATATAATTGTCAAGTTGCTAAAACGGAAGAAGACAGAAGAAAAGGTCTGATGGGTGTAGAGAATCTTCCTCCCGATGAAGGTATGTTATTTATGTGGGACGATGAAGATACAAGAGAAATGTGGATGAAAGATACCAAAATTCCTTTAGACTAGATAGCTATTAATGACGATGATGAGGTGGTACTGGTATATAAAGCTCAACCAGAAGACGAGACTTTAGTTCCGTTTATGAACACAAAGTATATTCTAGAAGTCAATCAAGATTCTGGAATTGTGGAGGGGGATGAGTTTGAAATAGACGATTCTGATGATTTAGATAAATATGTAATGAAAGTACTTGCCCCAGACGGTAGTACTTAGATGCATCTTTAGGGAGGGGAAAGAATTGTTAGTAGAAAAGAAACTAGAACCCTAATTCGCAAAGCTAAAAAGGCTTATGAGAATAAGAACAAAGATTATGATAGATATTGTAAATCTTTAGGAAAATATATTTTCAAAGTAATAAAGGGACAAAATACTCGCCCTCCAGAATACGTCGAAGTTCCAGAAGGAAAGGATAAAAATTCTGACGATAAAAATTCATAATATACACATCGTATCAAAATTTCTTGGTTATGCAGATATTAATATGTAGTATTGAAGTACATAAGATAGATAGATAATTAGTGCATTAATTACATTTTAAATTTTTTATTTATGAAATTAGGAAATAAGTTTTAGGTAGGAGGACCGATGCCTGCAGGAGCACCTGCTCAAGCACCTCAAGGTGGTGAAGACCCAACAGCTATGTTGCTGCAAGGAGCATAGCAAGCTGTTCAAGGACAAGATTGCGAAATGGCTATGCAAGTATGTCAGATGTTAATCGAAGCATTGGGAGGTGGAGGTAGTCCACAAGAAGCTGCCCCACAGGAAGCTGCCCCAGCTCCAGCAGAAGGGGAACCTGTTTACCGTAGAGGTGGTCGTTTAGTGAGACGTATAAACGCTTAACAAATTTAACACGTAGGGGTATATCTAAAATTTAATTAGGTGTACCCCTTTCTTTTAATATATAAGTTATGGCAGACGAAAAAGGAACTTAGAAACCAAAGGAAAGAGTTAAGTATAAGTTTGGACAAAATGATATTGACCTAACTAATTATATACATAACTTGGGAACTAATGTCTAGTCATATCTAAATTCCAAGAATTGGAATGAAGGCTAGAAACAGGAGTTCATGAATGCATATAACAGATACTTAACTGGATTGCAAGACTAGCTTGCAAATAATACTAATAGATTTACTACTGACGACTTTGGTTCGATTATTGATTCTACTGGAGCGTTAAGTAATACCGACAATGATGATATAGACCCAGTTGGTTCTGAATACTATTATGATAATAAAGGTAATCGTATTACTACTGACGATTTTAACTTATTGAAGAAACGAAAATAGAAAAATTATAATACATTTTCTGCTAATAGAGAAGTTGCTACGTACTTTAATACTATAGGTAACGCTTTGAAAGGTATGGAAACTCCTAAAGAAAAAGTTCAAGATGCATTTAATCTATCTAAACATGGATTTTTAGCTGATTGGACTACAGCAAATAACCCTGCAGGAGGGGATTTCAACTTGGACCTATATCTAGAAAAAGATGCTATGGATGAAACAACTGGAAAAAGAGGAACATCTAATAGAGCTGCATATTTAAAGGAATAGATAGAGAACTATATTAATAATATAGGGGAATATGACTTTTCGTCTTCTCCGTTCAAAAATAGGGATACATACATTTCTAGACTTCGTGCAGCCGCGTAGAACTTAGAAAATGGATATAACTCAGAGGATGTTATAGCACTTAACTAGGCTGGGATAGGAAATGAGTTTTTAAGTAAATTCTTTGCTACTGGAGCTGAGGAAGCCCCTATTAAAAAGTCTGAATTGGAATTACAAGCTGAATAGGCAGCTAAGGAATAGGCAGAAAGGGAGAAAGAGGATTAGTTAAGAGCTGTTATAAAAGCTAATGAAGAGGATAAGTATAATAGGGAAAGAGATGCTTTCTTCACCGATTATGCTACCTAGAATCCATTTTAGAGTACTATTAGTGGCTATGCTACTCCATCGTACAATCTCCAAGGCACATATAACTGGCTATAGAGAAGATACAAGTTTGATGCTGGCAACATGGACGCCACAAAAGAGGCAGTAAAAACTTATATAAACTTTCCTGAGCTAGCTTCAATAATTAGAGGAGGAAAAAAGGCAGACAATAAGGGGAATGATATTACTGCCCTACATATTGCTAATAATCTAGATTTAGCTGCATAGAGTGATTTGTTGACAGACAAGGTTGGAGACACTGGGTATTATGTAGTCCCAGGTTCTGAGAATTATGATAATTGGTCATATATAGCTTATAATCCTGTTACTAGACAATATCAGGAACAATCTATGCTTTTAAACGAAGAGCTTAAAAAGAAAATGGCATACGCTGAGTACGATAGAAGACATAAGGGAGTACAAAAGCATTAGCTAGGAGGTATTGCCAAATATGTAGAGGAGAACTAGAAAAAAGCCTAGAAGGAAGCAGAAAAGCAAAGACGTATAGACGAGAAAGTAGAAGAAACTGGAAAGACTAGAGAATAGGTTGAAGCTGCAGAAAGAAGACCTATGGAAGAAGGTTTTTCTACTATTGATAAAGTTAGATTAGGTACTGCTGCCGCTGATGCTGCTGCTGCCGCCGCTGCTTTTATTCCTGGATATGGTACTGTAGCTTCTGGTGTTCTTGGTATAGGAAGCACATTAACTAATATTGGTGCTGATATTGCTGATGAAAGTATGTCAGGATGGGACGTTGCAGGAAATGCTCTTTATGGATTAGGAATGGATGTGGTAGGATTAATTCCAGGACTTGGTACTACAGGAAAGGCTGCCAAAATTGTTAGAGTTTTGAAGCCTGTTTCTAAGCTAGCAATGAGAACTTTGTAGGCATACGGAATGATTCATTCTGCCGATGCGTTTAATAAACTAATGTCTAATCCTTCTGATATGTCGGCTGATGATTGGAGAAACCTTGTGACTGGACTACAAGCCATAAGTGGAGAAGCTAGGTATAAGGGAGGAAAAAGAGCGGTTAGTAGAGCAACTACTCAAAGAGATGTTGCAGATGTAAAAACTTCTACTGGAAGAGTTGCAACAATTTCTAAGGAAGATTTAGATAAATTAAGAAAAACAAAGGGATTAAAAGCATAGAATAAACTGTTCTCAGAATTAACTGGCGGATAGCAGTTATAGAAAGAATTTAAGGATAGAGAAATAAATTGGAAAAAGCCTTGGAAATCAAGACTATCTTCTGATAGTCCAGAGGTCTCTCTAAGAACAGAGTCTTCATTCCTTCCAGAAGACAACAGTTGGGATGCGAGACTATTCAGAGGAATGAATAGAAATACTCCGCAAAGAAAACCACAAAAGAAACAGTAGGAAACTCGGCAGTCTAGATTTGATAGACTCAGACAATTAAGCTCACAAACAGGTAAGTTAACCCCACAAGAAATAGCTACTATTAATAGACAGAGAGTTAAATCAGGAAAAGGAAAGCTTACTGAATAGGAAATATAGGCTCTAAATCAAAGACGTTAGAATAGAGCTGGTGATGGTACTGATAATTCATTCCAAGCACACTTATAGAGATATAAGGATGTTAAGAGAGAAGGGAAATTTACTTCTGTAGAAGATGACATCAAGAGAGCTAAGGATGAATTGGCAGAGGCTACTAGATAGCAAAGACTTGCCGTACCAACAGGATAGGGAGAAATAGTATCGCCTGATGCTAATTAGGCTAGATTCATTATGGGATTCTCCCGTGCTATTCCTACTGTTAATCCGTCTAGACCTCCTATATCTAATCCTCCAGCTATTATACCAAAATAGTAGGTTAGGATTGAACAACCTCAATAGTCTCCATTTAACTATGATAGAATTAGAGAAGGCTTAGCTAGAGCTGAAAGAGAGAGACTTGGAAAGGATATTGGAGAATAGAGATTATAGAGAGCCATAGAAGCTAACCCAGAAAGGAGTGCAAGACTTCAATCTGAGGAAGCATATAGAAATGTTAGATAGGCGTTCAATCTATATGGAGCACCATAGTATAAAAGACCTCTCACAGGGGCAGCTTATAAAGCTAAATAGAATATGTATAATAGACTGTTTAACTAGAGAAGATACGACGTTATTGAAGCTTTCAGAAATAGAGAACTTCCTCATAGACAATCTAACAAGAAAAAGAAAATATCAAGGGATGATAGAAGAACTGTTAAACGTGAAGATGGTGGTACTCTAGATCTTGTTAGAGTAAGAAAATTTCAAAATGCTGGAAAATTCCCAGAATGGTATTCCAAACTTTATAAATTTTAGAATTTAACTGGTTGGAATAATTCATTGAATTAGTCATTGGCTGGACCGTCTATTACTAACGAGAATGCTGGGCATTATAGAGCTGGGGATTTGAATGAGGCTTATACTAAAAATAATTCTTATACTTCCAATCCGAATCTAGTAGGATAGGACTTACAATCATATTATGATTCTTCTTTTAAGGGAAAATCTCTGGATGATTACGTAAGTGCATACAATGCTAATGCAGCTAAGATTAGGGGATATTGGGACTAGGAAAGAACATATAAATAGTCTGGAGCTTAGGAGCATAATAGACTATTTAAGAATATGTTTGGAAACAGAAGTGATAATTCTAATAATGTATGGAATATTGGTTATGACTCTAATTTGGAGGATATTGTTGGTTCATCTACCTGGCTGAGAAGAATGGATAGATATGAGAAAGAATTTGATAACTTGTCCGATGAGGAAAAGAAATCAAGAATCCATAAAATAGACTTAGGAGATGGAAACTTTGGATATGTCTACAAAAAAGCCAATGGGGATATAGCAGTATGGAATCAACCAGAAACTCCTGCAACCTCTACTAATCCTGCCGATAGCTAGACTACTCCTACTATAACCTCGGTAATACAACCTTCTCAAGAACCTAGTGATGATAACAAACAGAATAAATCGTTCTTTAGTAATATTAATCCCACTATAGCTTATGGATTACCAAGAGCGGTATATGCTGATAGAATGAATAGGAGAATTACTGATTTAGCTAAAGAATCTGTAGTTCCACTATTGAAAGACCCGTTCGAAGTACATCGTTATACTAGAAGCGATTTAGATGCAGAAATGCAAGGAGAGCGTAACTATGCTAATCTTAGAAGATTAGCTAGTAGACCTATAACTTCTGATGGAAGTTTACAAACTGCAACATAGTTGCAGGCTGAGGTTTAGGGACAAGAAGCTAGAACTGCTGGAAAAGAGAAGAGTAATTAGGTTCAAAGATAGTATGATGAATTAGCTTGGTAGCAGGAGAAAGAAAACGCTGCTAACAGACATGAAACTGCTATGTTTAACAGAGCATAGCAATGGGGAGCTGATTAGGATAAGAGTAAATACGAATAGGCATATTTAGCTAAGAAGTTTAATATTTGGGATGTATTCGGACAATAGTTAGAATATGATGCAAGAACGAAGTAGAAAGAAAATAAGGCTTTGGCTGATAATTTTGCTAGGTCTGATATTCATAATGCTATTAGTTATGCTCCAAATGATTACGGAGCTAACTTGACTCCTGATGAATTAACTGTATGGAATAAAGTCTTATCTGGAACTAATCCTTCTAGTCTGTCATCTCAAGAATTTAATTCTTATAAACTAGCAGCCTAGAAAGTTTCTAGAGTGGAAACTGAGCAATTAAGATAGTATTACAATGTTCCTAATACTAGATGGTCTGGAAAGACTCCTAGTACTCCTTGGTCTCCTACAATTTCTAAAGCAATATCTGCTAAGAATGGAGCTAAAATAGCTGTTGCTGGAATAGAAGCAAAGACTGCTGATGCGGAGAGGTTTTAGAAACAAATAAAAGAATGTATAGATAGAAATGAGAAAGCCATAGATAGATTATCTAAGAGTTTATATGGACTTATAAAAGCTTCAATGATAAAATGATACTGAAACTATAGCAAGGGGGGAATGCCCTTCCCCCTCTTGTTTCTTATCAGCCAGTAACAGTTACTGGTGGGGCAACTGCTGGAGCTTCTGTGGCAGCTCCTAGCGATAATCAAGAGACAACTGATTTAACTGACAAGGACCTATTAAAAATGCTTGAAAAGTTAGACGGACTTCCTAGTGATATGGCTGTATTAACTTAGACTCTCTAGAACTTTTATATAGACTAGCAATACAGTCCATTCCCAAGTACTTCTAACATAGCATCTAGATACTTATAGGCTTTAAATCAAATGAAGATAGCAAACTTCAACAGAAAGGAATATGATGATGCCTTTTCTACTGTTGATAAAAACGGAGGAATAAATGAATTTGCTGTAACAGATAGAGGATAGTTATTCTGCATGAATGATGAAGGGGACTTTAAATTATTTTCTTTGGAATAGCTTAAAGAGAATCCTGACTATCAACCATTAACTAATTCGGAGTTATTATACTATAGAGCGTAGTCTCCTCAATTAGCCAACAATAATGAACTACTAAAGGTAGTAAAAAATGGTATAGGAATAGAATCTGTTACTAAAATGATATAGGATAGCATAGGAAACCTAGGAACTACTTCTGAATCAAATGAAGGCTTTGTCAGAACTCAAGCATCGTAGCTTATTAATGGTTTACAAGAGTTCATGAATGCATAGCAACAATCTGGCAATTATAATGCTACCGTAGATAATTTGTACAAAGGAAAATTCTTAACTAAGAGCCAAGCTATGTAGGCATAGGCTGCTCTTAATTATATATATACAACTCTTCCAGCTAATGCTAAGACTTTACTAAAGACTAAAACATAGAACGGAACTGATGCAGAAGCTGTTTAGCTAGTGTAGACACTAATTAACTCTAAATTAAGTTCAACTGCAGACTTCTCTTTAGATTTAGACGACCCAAGTTCTAGTTCCAAAAATAAAAATGGTGCTGGGGACGGTCTTGATGCTGATTTAGTTACACTAATTCAGGCTAGTCATGGAGGTCACGATACTGTCTACCAATTAAATAATAAGTCAGGAATAGGAATGACCGTTTAGGGAACTGCATATGAGTAGGTAAAGGACACTAAAGGAAATCATATAGGAAGAACGTCAATGGAGAATTTATTGAATGAGTCTGGATTACGTTCTATTATCAATGCTGACAACGGAGTGTACTTTGGAAATCAAAAGGTTGATTTAGATTCATTGTTAAATATCACATATGACGGAAAGGGATTGCTAAGAGTAAATCTTCCTGTACGCTCAGATGGTTCTCCTAATTTTGATCTGTTAGAGGAATATTCTAACGCCCAAGCGGAGTTCTTACTAAGTTCTCAAACAGATGAGGATAGACTTAGAATATTTGGAGATACAGAGAAGTATCCCGGACTAAGCTCGCTAATCAAACCCACTGGAGAACTAGATATGGATAAGTTTGCTCCATTTATAGTGGCATCTGGTATGACGACAGATGGTATGGTGGAAATAGATAAGAAGCAAAATAAGTTTATCACTGAAGTTAAGCAATCTCCGGAATTAGTTTAGTAGCTAAAGACCAGTTTGGCAACAGGTTCTGGAAAAGAGACTCAGTATCCCGATATTGATGAGTACGACTGGACAGAATGGTTAATGCCTGAGTTTATAAATAGTTATGACCATATATTTAAAGGAAATATTTATATACCTCTTAACATGAACAAGGCAGCCGCAGCTCTAGGAGGAAATCAAACTATCGATACAAATACTGGATAGATGTTAGAAAAAGAATACCAAAATAGGGATCTAAATTTTACCAAATTAGATCCATCAATATTAAATAATTAATTATGTTTGAAAATGATTGGATATTATCAAGCTTAAGTAATCCTACCTTAGACATAGATGATTTAGTTTCAATTGGAGGTTTAAATACTAAAAATACCCAGTTTCTAAGTAAGGATTAGTATTTGAAATCAAGCTTTATTAAAGATAATCCCGTATTCAAGGACGATAAGGGAGATTTTTCTAAAGAGAAGTTTGATAGATTTTATGAAATGCAAGCATCCAGATGGAGAGATTTTTAGAATAATGAATTTCCAACTGGAATAGAATTAGATGCCTTTGATACGGCAAGCAATAAGGCTAATGCCAAAATTAAAGAAAATAAATTTAACTTAGGACCAGACTATAATCCTGATAGGGTTTAGATTGGTGTAGAAGGTTGGAGAACTACAAGTAAGAGAACTAAATCTGAACAGGAAATAGCTCAATCTTAGAAAATATTCAATCCAGAAACAGGAAAGTTTGAAAATTATACTCCCGAAGATTATGCCTTATTTAGTAATCCAGTAAAATGGGTTTAGAATCTATTTAAGGAACCTTTGGTATTAGCTCAATATGACTAGGATGAAGTTGATGAACAAGGAAATAAACATAAGAAAGGAGAATACAAACTTAATCCAGAAGGAACTTATTATTATGAGAAATTAAACGGACGTTCTCCACTTGGAAAAACAGTTTTATCAGCTGCAAATATCTTAACAAAAGAAGATTCTGCTTTAAACAAGATAGACTTCATGGATTCTGATGACCTAGAGAAAAGTGCTACTGGAGTTATAGCTAAGAATATAGCATTAATAGCTCCAATGTTTACTCCTGCAGCTCCATATTATTATAAGGCTATGGTAGCTAAGGAAATATCTAAGACTCTTCCAATGCTTCATAGTATTGCTACCAACTTGTTTGGTTCTGGAGATAATGAAGCTCCAGAATGGATGCGAAAAGCAGCCGCAGTTGGAGAATCATTATCTACTACTAATTCTGTGTGGAGTAGTGAGCATACATTCTCTTTTGAAAACTTAGCTAATTTAATTTCTGATATTGCTTTACAATGGGGACAATAGAAGTAGATAGCTAAAGCTGTAGGATGGTTTGGAGATAAAAAAGCATTGAAGAAGGCTGAAGATTAGGCATTCCAATTCTACAAATCAAAAGTTGGAGGAAGTTTAAAAGGTCTAGAGGCTCCGTCTGATGAACTATGGAAACAATCTACTCTTGGTCAATTATGTATGAAAAAATACTATGACCCAGTAGTTGAGACCATGAGAAAGAAGCAAAGGCTAGGAGCTAACTTAGCTTTAGCGTATATGTCTTTAATCTCGAACACTGATGTTTATTCTGATATGCTAGAGAGAGGTGCTACTAAAAAGGAGGCTGCCTGGGTAGCATTGGGTAGTGCGGCTGGAATGTATGGAGTGGATAGGTACCTACACCTTGGAGAAGTATTCTATGATGACCTTACAGCCGAATCCATTAAGTAGGGAAGACAAGCAGTAAAAAGGGAACTGAAAGAGGCTTTCGAAGAAATATATAAACCTGGAACTAAGGATAGCCCAGGTAACTGGTATAAAAAGGGTGTAGCTTTTGGAAAGAGGGCAGCAGAAACATTTGTAGAAAACCTTAAAGACCACAATCTTGGAGGAGTTGGTAAGGCTCTAGGAGAAGGTTTAGAAGAAGTTAGTGAAGAATTAGTAACAGACTTAACTAAAGCTACGTATTCTCTACTTGGAGATTTAGGGATGTATGATAAGAGCGTTAAAGACACTGGAGCTTTTGAGAATATGTTAGAGAGATACTCAATGTCTCTACTTGGAGGTACTATTGGTGGAGGATTATTCTACGGAGTTGAGAAGTATAAGGGATTTAACAAAACTAGGGACAAAGACCTAGTAGACTTAATTAATGATGGAAGAGCTTAGGAGCTAAGAAATATAGTAAAAGGATATGTATCTAAAGGTCGTGCAGGTAATACCAAAATTTCTGGATTACAATACTCTCAAGATGATGCCGGAAATATTACTTGGTTAAGTACAGACAAAAGCGAAGAATCCTAGAACCAATAGGTAGGTAATAGGGTACTAGAGAAGATTAATTCTTTAGAGGCAGCCATAGTTGGAAGTGGTACAAAACTTAGTCAAGACCAACTGTTCGACAAGATGGTTCTACAAGAAGCAAGATACTAGGAGTATAAGAATGCTTCTCACGTGACTGGATATTATCAAGAGTTTAGAAAGTTACAGAATTAGTTGTTGCAAGCTAAGGATACTTATAATAAGGCTGCAGAGACTGCCGATGGAACTCTTGATGGAAGAATAACAGACTCTCCTACAGAAGCAGAAAAGTAGGATAAAATTAAGAATTTGTAGTAGTTTTAGACGTCGGTAGATAACATTCAGAAGAAAATGAATGATTTTCTATCTGGAGACACTTCTCTAGACTATACTAGAAAACTTAACTTTGCCTTAGACCCAGTTCTTAATTCTGCATTTTTGGGACTTGACAGAACTAAGTGGTTACTTAACAAAATAGACCCTACTTAGGAACTTACAATACAAGATTAGATAGATTTGAATAACTAGTGGAATGACCACGTTAAAGAGACTATGCTTAAAGACTTAGATAAAGCCTTTTTAGCATATAAAGCTTTAGAGAAGGTTGTATCTCCATAGATGTTAGCCCAGTAGGACTATGCTAATCAATATAAGAGCATTTTTAATGCGTTAAATTAGTTATATAATAAAGAAGATTTATCATTAGATAAATATATCAATGCCAAGCCGTTCTATACGATGGATTCTAGATTAATCGACTAGAACGGAATAGAGGAATCTGAGGAAGAGTATAATGCTAGAAACAATACAGAAGCCCCTGATGATATTCAAAAGTATTATCAAAGACAGCAAAGAGTATTTGATTTGAATAATTAGATACTAGCTGATTATATATAGCAGTTTGATGATATCTTAAGACCTATAAACTATTAGATTGATAGTTCCACAAATAGGACTATCATGCAAAACATTAGATATAGACTTAAAGACATTATCAAGAAAGAAATGCAATATCCGTTTGTCGATTAGGGCGGTAAGTTTGATGTTAATCCATATAGAACCATACTGCAAGATTTAAAAGATGATTTGTCAAATATTGATGATATACAACAATAGTTGCAGGACAAGCATTACACTATAGTAAAAGAATAGGCAAATAAAGTAATAACCCTATTAAATGATACTATTCCTCCCTTGGAAACTCTTATACCAATGAAAGACGCGGTATAGAGAGGAACTCTGAAAAATAAGATACTTAAACCTCTAAGAGAATCTAACCTAGAAAATAAGGACTAGATAATCGCAGCCATAGAAGAAGCAAAAAGAAAATATGACGAAGCAGATGAACAGGATTAGGAATTAGCAGCTATGGAACTCTATAACACTATTCCAATGCAATTCAAATCTAAGAGTCAAAATGCTTAGGTAATATTAAATGACTTTGCAAAATAGGTAGGAAAGGACTATGGAATAAAAGGTGATGGAGAGATAGGTGATAATATCACTATTGATGAATTAATAAAAGGTCTGGACACTCCAGATTCTGCCATCTATAAGTATTTTTCTGGAAAATCTTCAGCCTTACCAGAACTACTAAGTGCAGCTCTTAAGTAGATTCCTATGAATTTTGGAAAGGATTCTAAACTTAAACTTCTTACTAACAACGCTAGTGATCCAAGAGACGTTGCTGGAGAACCAGTTAGAAGACAGATTTCTACATTAAATAGATATGTAAATAATCTGTCTAGTAGAATATAGAAGAACCCAGTATATTCATTCTATAATAAGTTATAGGTAAATTCACACAGTCCTTTAGAAAATATTCTATCTTCTATAACTAAGGAAATGTCTGATAATTAGGAAGAGGTATTCAACATGAATTATATACTTGACTAGGTGTATAAAGATTATATATCTTAGGATAAGTTAGATTCATTTGAGCTAAATGATACTCAGGCTAAACAGTTAAATAATGCATAGAAAGCTCTAGAATTACTTTCCGCATATGTATATTCTGCATCAGTATCCCCAGATGGGACTCATTATTTTGGTTAGAATAAGCAGATAAATGAGTTTGCCAATACGCATAGGGATGTTCTTACAAGAGAATGGGAACCTCTTCCAGAAATAAGTTAGGATTATGCCCAAGTATTATAGGATGAAGTAACTAACCTGAATACTGAAATAGAATTATGGAAGAGAATATCCGAGAATAATAGTATGAATAAGTTAAGACGTCTTGTTGATACGGAGAATGTTGTAAATAATCTAAGATATAAGATAGGTCGTGGACTATCTTTCTAGTTTACAGTAGGAGATAAGGAATATGATTTATCTGAAGGATTGGATTCTTTACCTCCTTTTGATGGAAACCCTGAGAATCAGCTCGGATAGCTATTCCAGTTTGAACAGACTCTTCATAATAACTTTAATAAGATATTAAAAGATACTGGATGGACTCCAGAGTAGTTCTTTGCTAACTCAGACTTTTGGAAAAGGTACTTAGGAAATTACACTGATTTAGAAAAACAATAGACCAGTAAGTTAAATGAAAATCTTACTGAATTTACTAAGTATGACAAGGCTTTGTACATTTTATCAGTCTTGTCTGATAATCCATCTAACTACTATAAATCTGTACAAAATTCTATCAAAGATAATGAGGATATTGCTCCTCTAACAGTACAATAGAATATTTCCAGACTTGGGGAAGCTGCTCATACTAAAGCATATAAGGCTGGGTTTAAAGCATTAGCTAAATTAGTTAATCCTAATAGCACAGTTACTCCAAATGTAGTTTATATAAATGGAGTAGCAGGAGCTGGAAAGACTGAGGTTGTACTAAAAAACATTAGATAGCGCTTCTATGAATAGCAAGCTTTGGTAATAGGTCCTACTACATCTTAGGCTATTAAGCTTCAAAATTCTCTTAATGAGGGAACCTCTTATACTATAGAAGGAGACGGAAATATATTTAGTAAGTTATTACCTAATTGGGATAAGATAAACGAAAGCTTTCAAAGAGCGGCCTCTGAAATAAACAAAAACGAAAAGAATACAGAATATAAGACTGAGACAGACTACTTTGTTATGCAAAGATGGGCTAAGAACGGAGCTACTGGGGTTAAAATAGACCTTAAAAGTGACAAAATAAAATTCAATCCTGATATAAAAGCTCCGCTTGTTTTCGTAGATGAAGCTGCCCATATGAATAGTCTATAGATAGCTTTGCTAGATGAGTATGCAGAAAGAGTTGGAGGAACGGTATTTTTGGCTAGCGATTCTAACCAGTCTGGATATTCAAACGGACAGATAGAAAATTTAACGACAAATGATATATTTGCTACCAGAACTTCTAAACTTCAAGAGTCTTTAAGAACTTCTAATATTCAGAAGCAAAGTAATAATAATAAAGTTTCTGCAATATTAGATACTGCAAATGATATTATAGAATCTGGAGATAACCAATTATGGCATGATTTTGAAGCCAAGCTTCCAAATCTTATCAGGAGGTTGAATTTAAGAGTCTATAATTAGTAGGATGATATAAATGGAGACTTAATCGGAGGAAACATAGACGAAGTAATAAAGATACTATAGGATAAACATAAAGATGCTAGTATAGGATTCATAGGAGATGTTAACTCGTAGGCATATTAGAAGCTTAAATCTGCAGGATTTTCTAATTTAGGAGAACCTCTAACAGAGAAAATTGTTCCCGGTAAGAAATTTATGCAGGGTTAGGAATTCGATTATGTTATAGTAGATAATATAGACCTATCTGTAGACTTAGATGGACCAAATTCTTATGATAAGGTAACTTTCTTAAGAAGATTTTATACACTAATGTCTAGAGGAAAGACTGCTTCTATTTTCTTAGATAGGGGATTATCTAGACTTGTTGGAGCCAATACCCAAGATGATATGAAATCTATAGGATTTAGTTTAGCTAACCAAGTTTAGTTATTTAGAGATTAGTATTCTAAGGCTCTAGATAAGTTAGACCTATCATAGACTACTCAGGAAGAAACTCCGGAAGTGAAGGAAGAACCAGAAGTTAAGGAAGAGGGAGAAGAATTAGTAATATCTCCAACAGTTGAAAATACTCTAGAGTTTAATCCAGAAGCTTCTGAAGAGCAAGTGTAGCAACAGTTAGAATCTAATAAAACAGAAATATATAAGGATTTCGTAGAAAAGAATCCAGCTGAGCGCCAAGATATAGAAGTATCGGAATTATCGGATCTTCTGATAGAAGCTAATACAGTAGTACCAATTACAGGGCTAAAAGAGACTCTTGTTAATCCTGATGGGACACAAAGAAAATACCCAGCATGGCTTCCAGGAGAAAAAACTTCTGTTAGAAGAAACATTAATGCTATATATGATGGAACTGAGCCAATCACCAAGAGAGTAGATAAACAGAGATATTAGGATATTATAACTAAAATTCAAAGTTCTGTCATATTTGGAGGTAATGTAACTGACCCAGCTATGACATCACTATTAGGATTTAGTGAGGCTTGGAAAAACAGAAAATTATAGTTAGAAGTCAGAAGAGCTACTGATTCTGACAACTTTGGAATAGGAACCGACTTGAAACCTACATACATAGATATAGACGGAGAACGTTATATTGTATCTATTACTTGTAGACTAGATGGTTTAAGTAGAACTATTTAGGATACTCCATTCTCAGCTGTATTTGATATATGCCTTCTTTCCGATTTTAATAACTTAAGAAAACCTGCTGTATAGTAGGCTATAAAGGATAAAATAAATCAGAGAATTAAGGATGGAAAAATCACTGGAGAGAATAAGATTAAGGCAGAAAGATTTAGAGATAACTTGAGCGAATCTGTTAAATAGTACGAAGGTTTTATTAGAAGAATAGTTTCTGAACATCCAGAAGGTCATGCTATAGAACTTACTCCTGATATGTACGAATCGCATTAGACTACTAGACTGGTCAAGAGGAAAGTTCCAAGAAGACTTGGCGGAACCTTAAGTATAGCAACTGTCGAGAACAACAGAGTGGACCAAGACGGAAACTATATATCTGATTATAATAATTTCATGGATACTGACAAGAGAAAAGTAGTTTCTCCAGTATATATTTTGGGAAATAAATCAGATGTATTGAAAGGAAAAGTATCAGAGTCTATTTTCGGTAAGGCTGTAGTATTTGCATCATCTAATACTAATCTTTCTCCAGAGGAGTTAGCCGATAGATATATAGAGCAAAAGAGAAATCCTGATGCACATACTCCAGAAGTCAGAATGATTGTTCTTAATAATCATGGTTTAAGTTTTACAGAACTTATTACTCATAGAATATAGAATCAATTAACTGGGGAAGGAGAAAAAGCTAAAAAGCCTTGGAGAATGGATACTCTAGGAGTTAGGATGTTCATTGCAATGTGGAATTTCAGAGCAAGCTTAGAAAATTTCATATCTCAATTAGATAAGTGGAAACAAGAAAATGGTTATGACAGCAATAAGATACTAGATATTTCCAAAGTTGAATCTGAACTATTTAGTAGATATGGCAAGAATTGGATAACTTAGCTAAATGCTGGTAGTTAGGAGGTATAGAAGCTCCTAAACCTGTATAAAGTAACAGCAGCAGACTTGGAAAACTTAATAAAGTTTAACTAGGAATACTGCAAAGATATACCTACTTTTAGGCTAGGAATTGACCTAACCAACAAAAACATCGGCGGATATGTAAGGTCATTTGATGTTAGTAATTCTAGTGTATATGGAAAGAATGAGGCTAATATGTTAGCTATAGAAGAAGAATATGCACATAAGTACCATTCTATTCTATCGTCTATATTAGAACAGCTAACAGCTAATGAGCCTCCTGAAATATTTAGAAGGGCTGGATTAAACTTTAAACCTATGGCTACTAGACTGGCTAAGGCTGATGGTTCTAACTATGCTACGAATGAATATATAGGAAAGAACGAACAAAAAAGAAATCTTTCCGGACTTATTCATACAAATAATAAGAACATAGTAATTGGAGAAACAGACGAAAACGGAAATGTTATATCAACGTCTACTATTCCTGCAGAATCAATGTTCAGCTTCTTCCCCAAGGCTGTTTCAGCTATTGCTACTAAATCAAGAATATATCAAACTAATAGTAAAGCTAATGGGTTGATTAGTATTACTACTATTGACACAAAGAATAATACTGATAAGTTTGATTTTGATATTTCAGCGCTATTTGGGGATGGAATGTTGGAGAGAAAAGGTAATGATAACACATTATTTAATATGTTTAATCTTATCTTTCATGGTACTGTATAGAGCTTAGAGGAGCCTCATGCCTATACTGAGGAAGCTCCGTTTAAGTATGGAATATTTGTAGACCCAGATTTAGAAACTAGTCATGATTATAAACAAATAAACGTTAGAGGACAAAATGGATAGGATTATGCATTCCTAAAATGTGGAACTAATCCTATATACTTTGACGTTGACGTTGATGTTATATCTGGAGGTATTGCCCTTAACCTTTCTAAATTATTAGAGGGAGGAAAGAGATAGCTAAAAGAAGAAACCAAGGTAGAAAACCCGGCGGAATAGTATATAGGTTATTCCTCTAAGATAGTAGATGAGTAGGATAGAACTAGATTCCAGAACTTCCTTCTTAATGAAGGAAAGGAGGACAACGAACAAAGCTATATGGAATATGTTACTATATAGAACAACAGAAAATTGATTAATTTCTTTAGAAACGGATCATCTGTTGATAACATAGTAGAGCTTATTAATATGTAGCTAGGATAGCCTACTATAAAAGATGTAAAGTATGAAAACGGAAAAATAATATATACTGACGTAAATGATGGCACTGGAGAGTTGAGTTTGGACACTGAGGATATGTATATCTCTATGACACCAAATAAAACTAATTCAGTTGAAGAGATTACTGGACAGTCATTTGATTCTATGGTTGTTGGCCCAACAGGAATGGATATAATGACACACTAGGACTTTTTAAATTAGTTAGAAGAGACATTCTAGGATGATAGTGATATATAGATGCTATCAAATTCTTCAAACGTAGAAAGCTATCTAGAATTGTTAGTAAGTATGAAAGATACTTTGAATAATAAAATAGAACAACTAGAAGATTCAGATTTAAAATGGAATTTATCTGATTACTTATTGTATGTAGATACTTCATGTTTTTAAAAATAAATGACTATGGCAGCTTGTAATGTTAAGTACGACAAAAAAAGTTATTAGCAACTAGCCTCAGATTTAAAGTTATTGTATAATCAAATTAATAGACCTGGAATAGAGGACAGAATTATTAAAACTTTGGAATTTAAGTATAAATCCAAAGATGGTTAGGATAAAAGATTACTTCTAACAGATTCTGAAAACTTGGATGAAACTTCTAGAGAGTTTATTGACGATGTAAACAATATAGTATGTGGGCTAGCTAATGCTTCTTTAGACAAATTACCAGAAAAAGCCATGAAGTTTAGAAATATTGTGTTGTCAACCTTCTTCGACATGAATAGTGTCGGAGAAGTGACAACTCAGATTTCTGAGACTGAAAAGGAAATGGAAACTGATGAAAGTCAAGAAGCAAGAAAATTATAGAAAGTAGAAGACACTTTATTAGAAATATACGGACCGATAAATACTGGTCTTATTCAGGAAGTAACTGACAGCTTTGGAAGAGAACTTAAATAGAAGTTAATATATAATAACTACCTGAAAACTAAGTACGAGTTGACCTCTGATGAAGTCAACAAAAGAATCGTGGACTATAAGGAAGGGAAATTTGAGAGCATTCTTGGTCATCTAAAGGAATAGTTCCCAAATGATTCTACTTTGCAATCCATTACAAGTATGTATAGCAATGGAATGTTAAATTCTAGTCAGTACTACTATGTTATAGATGCTTTTAGAAAATATGTATTGCAAGACCCCGATAGAAATACAAAGTTTAACCAATAGTTAGAGGATAAAATCCTACAGAAAAATAAAGTATAGCAAGAATATCTCTATAGACAACTAATTAAGACTATACTAAATAACCCTAAGCTTAATACATGGTTTAATAACAAGTACAATACTAATTATACGAACTCGGAAGCAAAGACTTAGCTGTTTATGGCTAACAGATTCTCTAATTACTATCTAGAAATTAAGGATAAACTTCTGAAAGAAATTGAGAGAGGTGCAGAGTTTAAGGATGAAGTATTGCCTATTATTCAGGAGATAGAAAATCCTAAGGATGATTTATTAAACTATGTAAATGATTATATAGTTCTTACGCAATTCGATGATTTATTGGCTTAGAAACTAGGAAGTAGTATTGGTATAGAAAGAGGCTTCTTGAATAATGTAGAACCATAGAGATAGAACGCTAAGAAATATGCACTGAGAGAATCTCATGCGCATCAAAAGGCAGGATGGGAAACTGCTAACAATGAGGGAAGTGAAGCTCATACTAGTACTGGAGTAAAGGATATGTTGGACACTATATTTGTTTATAAATATAACGAGTCTCATCAATTACTTCCTTAGACATTAAATATGACGTCATTGATGCAGGCATGGCAATCCTTGTTATCTGACGTATTGAATAATAATATCAATTTCGATACAAGTAACAGTGAAGCCGTTGTAGGAGTATTGAAAGATTTAATTAATACATAGAATGTTAATGTTTTAGATAATATTGTAGATATTCTAGAAATATTATTTAAACCATAGGCTATTCAAAATTCTAGAGGTAGAATGATAGATTTTATGCGCAATGAGAACCTGTTCTCAGAATAGCATAAGAATATACTATATTCATTCTATAATGAAGTCTTGAATAAGAATAATCCTAACTCAAATATATCTATAGAATTAGGAAGAGTAAATGACAACCTAAAATATGGAACTAAATTCTTAGAGACTGTTTCAGATTTATGTGCCATTATCTATAGAAATGTAAACAACAATTACATTGATTGCAATCTACAATCATCGAAATCTTTATTTGCTGTAAAGAAGAAATTTAATTGGGATGCTGACTTATTTGATTCTGTCGAAAGAATTACTTTTAGAAGTAAGACCAGATAGATAAATAAACTTGGGGAAGATAGATTGTCTAAATATAACTATACTTCTGTGCTAGATTAGACTGGTAAGTTTATATCTAAGGTTGAACTTCCTGGAAAGGAAGGAACATTATATACATTTGGATTTAGATATAATCAAGGAGCTTCTAATATGGAGGGACTGTTCTCTACTATGGACAACTTAGAGCTAGAGAACTCTACGGTGAGCATAAATGGAAAAGAGGTTCCAATGTTAGATATATTAGCTGGCATAAACCTTAGAGACTTTAGTAATAAAGTTCTTCAAAATAAAGAATTACTAAATGAGTACGAAACAGTTCTAAATAATCTATTAGAAATGTTTGATTATTATTTAGATACTAATTTCCTATCTGATAAAGGACTAGAAGCGTTATAGGGATATAAAGACAAGTATACCTATGACCCAAAAAATAACTTATTTTCTAAGAATTATCTTAATCACTTCCTAAAGTTAGCAATTAGAACTGCTGACATTGATAACTAGGTAAAACTCGCTGGGGATTAGGATATGAAATAGTTTTTGATGGAAAACTCTAAATATACAAGTTTGTTTAATAGAGAGTCTAAAAAGCCATCCTCTAACGTTTTTGACATCCAGGCTAATAGAGTTTATTTTAAACCTGTAACTACTAGTGATAAAGCACTTAGCGACTTAGCTAAAAGCTTTGTGGAAGCATCTGGTAGGTCTGTACGCTCTACATCTTTAAATAAGGCTGGTTCAAGTGTCTCTAACTATAGTATATCAAGATTAGGCTCGGAATTAAATAGACGTTTACATAAATAGCGCCAAGATGGTGGACCGGTAAACTCTTTATTATTTGTATAGAATCCTAATGCTATAGATATAGACCCAGTAATTGATGGAGAAATAACCACACCCATTGGCGATGTTAAAGCTGTTAGAGATATGTCCTCTTCAGAGTTATTTCAACACGCAATTCTAGATAAGTTCTATAGTTCCTTCTTGAAGACTGGAAGAATATGTTTCCAACCTACTGTATACTCTGATAAGACCAACTTCTTAAATTATATGTCTAATCTATCTATGTTTAGTGATAACATAATGGATCTAATGTCTGATAAGAGTCAAGAATTTGTTGATTTATATAGAAATACTTTCTTCTCTGCCCATAATCAAATTCAAGCTAACGTAGTAACAAAAATGGAAAAACTAATGTCATTTTTGACTACTGAATATGGAGCATAGTTCAGAAAGGAAGGAGATGTATTTACGTCTAACAGACTAGATAATGTTAGAACATTCCTAAGAAATAGAACTGAGAGTGATTTAATTTCTCTTGTCTTTAGTTATAACCAACACAATCTTGAGAAGATAGAGTTAGAGAAAGACAAGGATTACAGAAATAGAAAGAAATTCTGCGACCTTAATGAAATAACAGATTTTTATGCTAAACTATATAATGAGCCAGTTCGTCTAAAGAAATTTCTAAAACAACAGTAGGAACTGTTCCTAGAAAACCTTAGAGAATATGGTGTTAATTTCCGACTGTTTGATTCAACTTAGGAATTGAACTCTTGGATTAATAATAAATTAAATGAGAAGGCTGCTACTTAGACAGTTAGATTATTGTCTGACACTAAACTGCTTCAAGTAAAAGATAGACAAGCTTTTGCTGACAAGTGGATTGATAAAGAAACAGGAGAATTGCTACTATAGAAAGATTCAGAAATGAATCCATTCTTGGAAAAATTCTTCTATATAGAGGGTTTATTTAGTAATAACCTAAGACTAAGTTTATCTGGGACGGAAATAAATCATCCAGATAAGGCAAAGGGGACATTATTTAATAAAATAGTTTCTGCTGTTAATGACATAAAAGGAGCAATTGGAAATCCGATAAAAACTAATGTAGCTAGAAAGGCTTTAGAAAATATACTAAATAATAACAAAATAAGCTTTAGTTCTCTTGATAATTTTATCGAAGAGTTTTCTTCAATGAGAGCTATAAATGATTTAGATGGAAAACCTAATATGTAGGATATATATGATAAAACTATCATAGAAATTATAAATACTGCATAGGGAACTCAATTTAAACGTAATGTTATTATTCCAGCTACTTTGTAGCATCCTCTTACTGGTTTAATAAATGGTGTTGCTAGTAAGGTTAATGCTGCTGTTGCATATGATATGTCAGCACCGGTCAATAACCTAAGAGAATCTGATGAAATAGATTCTTAGGATGGTAGTTCAACTATGTCTCCTATTCAAGTTATTTTGGAAAATAATTCTTTGGGAGATTAGAGAGTTGGAACAAACAGAAAGCCTATATGGGACGATTAGACTGGAGACTTAACGTCATTTCTGGCTAAGTTTGCATCATTTGGATAGACTAATGCGATGATGTTACAATCATTATAGTCTAATTCAGCTTAGTATAATATGTTCAAGAAAATGCATAATATACGTTGGAATGGAGCTATAGATTTGACTAAGAACATTAATCAATTCCAGTAGGCAGCATATGACTAGGAAGAAGTTTCTAGATGGTTTAGAGAAGCAATTCTAGGAGGAGAGAAGCTGTTCTATAAGAACCAGCTTGGAGAAATAGTTTAGGTGACTGACTTTGGAAAAGATAATTCTGGATATTTTACTGTAGAGACTATTTTAGGAAAAGGTTCTAATAAGATATACCACTATTTTAGTGACAATACATCTGAGCATAGCACAGTTGGAGGATAGGGATTTCATACAATAGATAGTCTTTATGAATTGTTTGTTGCCCTTGGAGGTATTAATTGTACTAATGCTAAAGGAGTAACTTCCGAATTTAGTAATTAGGTTTTAACTAACTTTGTAATTAATGTTGGATATAAGGTTAATCCGAAGGTAACTTCTATAAATGATATAGTCCAACCTCTTAAAGATAAGTTTGTAGCATATGTATTTAATAACTCTGCAGTAAAGAATGGTGCTAAGAACATAAATAGTAAAGATGTATGGACTAATAATGCCCCTCTTAATACTTTCTAGTTGAATATATAGGGGTTAGGTATTCAACTTAATGCTGACCATGATGTAGTTGACTCGGAATTAACAGAGTTCTCTCAGGTAGTTGCGGCTTGTGCGGCATATGGAAAGGATTATAAGTCTGTAAATGAGATTTACTACGGATTGGCTGAATCAGCATTCTAGGCTTCTGAGTAGGAATTAACTAATATACAAAGATACTTCAAAGATTACGCTGAGGACCCAAGTAAAGCTAAATACTAGTTGTATAAGATAGTTGGAAAACTTATAGTATAGTCCAAGAGTAATAGTGATATGGATTTAACTGAAAAGTTAAAATAGGAAATAAACAAGGAATTTAAGGTTAACAAAGATAACTCATCTTCTGGTTTAAAGATTCCTTTTAGCGATCCTAGTATCTATACACAATTTATTACTAATATTACTTCTGTAATTAATTCCAAGTCTATTAAGCGTAAACACCCTGGGTCTGGATATGTTATGGCGCCAGGCTATAATGTAGTTCAATACTTTCAATGGTTTGACCCAAAAACTAAAACATATAGGAAGTATCTTTTTGAGGATGTTTTAAAGAGAGCTAGAAACGACTTTAAAGGAAAATTAAGAAGTGAGTTAGAAGCATGGTGTGCCAAAAATGGGGTTGACCCAAACAAATATGGAGAACGTAAAAGAAGAATTTCAAGTTTTGACCTAGCTACACTAATTTAGGAGTCTTCTGATAAGATAGACACTTCTCTTATTCCTTATTTAGGTATAACATCTTAGGACACGACTGAGTATAATAGACAGCTTGTAAATATGTTTCTAGCTTCTAAACAAGAGGCAGAGCAAGTAAGGGATAAGTCTTGGTTTATGCCTACTGATATAGTATAGGTTGTTACCCCAACTGGGGAGCTTGGTTAGGTTATAGACCTAAGTGATATGGAGACATATTATAACTTTAAAAATAGAAAAGAGTTGGAGGGGACATAGTTCAAACTATGTGTGACCAAACCTAATAATCTTAAACCGTCTCTTCTTAGATGGCAATATGTAGACCCAGCTGATGGTATTACCAAGTACATGACTATATATGACCATCCAATTATTAGAGGTTCTTGGAACTTGCCAAAATCTGAAAGACCAAAACAAACTTAGATATAGTAGGTTTTAGACCTACTAGATGAAGGAAAGTTTGAATTGAATGGATAGGTATTAGATATAGTTCCAGGAAGTCTTGAGAATACCGAAGCTGAAATAGTTCTTGGTAATATGTATAAAGACATCTTCCAAACTGGAGATGCTACGTTAGCAGACATTATGGACTAGGGAGAGAATTTCTTCAGAAAACAGACTGAGGTTCCAAAGATTCCTGCTGGGTTTTATAATCTTGCATTTGTTAAGAATAACGGTCAACATACTTTAGTTTCGTTTAGTAATCTAATAGAAACTCTTAATATATACGAAGACCCGTTTGATTATACTTAGGAGTATATAAACGATAATAACGAAATTTATACTCACTAGGATGGGATAAAGATTGGAAAATATATACAATCTTCTTGGAAATATTCAGATGGTAAGGTTTTAGACTAGAACAATCAGGAAATAGATAAGTCTCGCTATAGACTTATTCAAGATGAGAATGGAAACGTGGAGAATGTATTGTAGAGAATAGATTATGTCAAAAGATACAAATATACTAAATCGGAATTAGTTAATGGAGAGTAGTAGTTAATTAACTATACTTTATACAAGATAGCTCCCGTTTAGGATATAAGAAATGCTTTAGACAAAAAAAGCAAAGACTAGGATGTATTAAATTCAGACGCTTTCCACCAAATCTCTTCTATACTTAATAACATTTATTCTCAGGATAAGTATATAGACATATAGGTTAATACTGGTGTAGAACTAAACCCAGATCTTAGAAGAACCATCGCCAATAGTCTTGTAGACTTCGGAAACGATACAAAATATGATAAGGAATCTAATAAAAGAGTCTTAATGACTCCAGAGGAAATTTAGAAACTTCCAAGATTCTAGTAGCATATGATTGAGTTACGAAATGCCCTAATTGGAAATAATTTCTAGGAATAGTACAGGTAGATAAGAACGTCTTACTATGAATATCTCCAGTAGTACAAGAAGCAATATTCATCGTTCTTAACATCTCTTCATTTCATCTCTTCTCGTATCCCAGCACAGTCATTGCAATCATTCATGCCCATGACTTGTGTAGGATGGACTGCTGATACCTCTAATACTGCTTATGTTTCCTATATTTAGACATATTTGTAGGGTTCTGACTATTGACACTAGACCGTTCTAGTGTGACAATTAACCCTTCTAAGTAATACTACTTAGTAAATTAATATTGTAGTCGTTAAATCTTGTGAATTGACGGGGAACTCCTTAGAGCCAATTCTACTAAGTTAAGATAGTAATATCTTAATGGCGATAATTAACTATTATCGGTATAGTAAAAAAGAATTGGATTGGACAATCCGCAGCTAATGATCCTAGATAAACTTATAGTATATTAGACTAGCTAATTGATAAAGTTATCAATATACTTGTTTATAAGGATAAAAGTTCACAGACTATCTCGAAAGAGAGTAGGGCTTTTATTCAGTTTGTTAAATAACTAATTGAATAAAATTATGAAAAGAAAAATTGTTAAAAAATTAAACAAAGAACAAAAGAGCTTACTGATAGCTCTATTATTAGGAGATGGAACAATATCTAGTAATTATGTATTTAAGCTTAGCCACTCAGAAGAGCAACGTGAGTTTCTTACATGGAAACATAATCTTGCTATAAAACTAGGGTTTAAGTTAAATGGAATAAAGGAATATATTTGTACTTGTGGATATAACAAAGGTAGAAAAGTATTATATACTCAATTTTCTATAAATCCTACAATAAAAGCTCTTCGCAGAAGTGTATATATTCCTAAAAAAACTATTACTAGAAAACTACTAAATTGGTTAAATCCATTAGGAATTGCTATTTGGTATATGGATGATGGCTGTATAAACGTTAACACATCTAAGCAGCGTTCATCTATACAACATTCTATAAGAATAGCAACTTGTGTGAATCAAGATACTGCTGAAGAAATAATAGAATATTTCTCAGAGGTATGGAATATAAAATTTAGACTTTTTCATGAAGGAAAAGAAACTTATTCTATAGTTACTTCTTCAGAAGAAGATTGTAGAAATTTTATATCTATAATAAAGCCATATATATTACAAGTTCCATCTTTAAAATATAAAATAAGAAATGATTCTACTAAACAAGAATTTCTTGAATTATCGCCCGAAGCGCAAGACGTTCACTTATTGTGAATGATGATATAGTCGGTTCTATTTTGAAAAAAATAGAGTAAACGGATATTGATAAAGCTTATGTTATGGGACAATCGTTTAGTGATGATGCTATATATATAGGCTGGAGTCCATTATTCAATTATTCTTCTGAGCAAATGGTTGATGCTAGTAAAACTCTTCCATTACCAAGAGGAAATAAATTAATTGTGGTGGAAGGAGAGCAATATTCTATAGAAAACGAACTTAATAGTATATTATCTTCATCTGGTCCAGAAAGACTTAGAAAAATGGCTAACTTGATATATAAGATAGACAATAATAATGGAAGATATAATTACATAGTTGGAGAGAATGCTGATTAGAAGTAGAAGATTATAGAGCAGATTCAGAAACATGAAAACTATAAAGTAAGCTATAGATAGAGAGAGTAGGCATACAAAAATGTAGCCAGTGCTAATATTAGAAATGTTGTTCATAACATTAGAAATAGAGACTAGGCATATTCTCCTATTACAATGAGGGACTTGCAGAAAGAGGCTGACAAATCTCCAAAGGGAGCTAAAACTAAGTAGTTAAATATGATGAATCCGCTTACCAAATACGTAATGCAAAACCAGAACTTAGTTGGTAAAAACGTAATTGGTATAGCCGCTAATGGTGAAAAAGACTGGTTTAACCTTACTTACTACTATCATAATGTATTAAGAAATGGAAATCAGAAAGATAGATTCTTCCTAAAGATGAGTCACTCATACAGTAGATTATCTGGGCGTGCTACTGACCAACTAATGAACGTGGTTGTAAAACACATTCCAGACTTGTGGAATGCTTCCCCAGAATTGTCTTAGAAAATTAAGGAAGAATTTTATGCTACATATGATGGTTAGATAGACATGGATGATAAATATGTAGACTAGTTAATTTCTCAGATTCTTTCAGCAGCAACTGATAATGCTAAAGAGTTAATTCTAGCTAAAATTAATGCCGGTACTAACTTGGCTAAATATCATCTACACCTAGTTATGATGGGATTCAATCTTAAGGATATTGTAGCATTTATGACTAGTCCTGTAGTGGAGTTGATAGATAAGTATAGTAGAAACGATTTATATAAAAATCAAACAAGTTCTGTAACTAATGCCATTAAGACTCTGAATGGAGACATAGACTTATCTAAATTAATAGTTAATCCATAGGATAACCTTTCTCCAGAAGAAAGAATAGAAGCTATGGAATCTTAGATGGAAGCTATGGAAGCTGAGGCAGATATGATGATGGAATTAATGGCAGAAGGTCGCACTCCGAGAAGAGTAAATAATGAGTATTCTTGGGTAATTAAAGAACTTGGTTCTATGTATAAGACAGCATAGGCTAGGTCTCTTAAAGATTTTGTATAGAAATATATTAAAGCTAAGACTGAACCCTTATCTGCCAATAGTCCAGAATTTATGGCAGCCTTAGCAAACTATGAGTTGCCAGTAACTTCTAATATGAATACTAACTATGTATTCAGATATATAGACTAGATTGTAAACGATATAAGATCCCAGATAGAAGACTATAATAGGATTCATCCGAATAGTAACTATTCTATGCTAGACTTCAAGCTTGACTTAAATGAGTTCTAGAGAATAACAGATGAAGCAAATGAGACTTCTACATTAGCCTCTGTATGGTTGAAATTAAATTAGGGTATCCCACAAACGGATATGGATTTAATTAAACTAATCAAGAGAATGTACGCTACTGTATCTACTAGAGAGAGAAGAATGGGTATAAAGAAACCTGTAGATTCTAACAAGTAGAAATTTGTCAATTTGTCCGACGAAGAAGATATAGTTACTGGAAATTCTGGAACTAAATAGGAACTTCTACAATATCTGGAAAGATATTCTATGTTACCCACTGTCCCAGAAACCTCTAAGAACAAAACAGAAAATGGTTTGATAAAGACTATAAAGAACATCTAGGGAAATAACCCAGAGTTGTCTTTTGCTGAAATAGTTTCGATATTAGAGGATGCAGTTAATACGGATTTGTATGGAAATTTTGATTTATATAAATTTCTGAATGATGAGAAAGTAGTACTTCCCCAAAGTTCTAGAACCATCTATAACACTAGATAGGGAGACCTTGTTTCATATAGGGAGCTTGCTGCTACATATTATAACTTAATTAAATCTAGTTGGAATATTCTTGATATGGTCAATCGTATTCCACACTACAAAATGAACCTAGATTTATTAAATTATACTCTATAGCAAAGACATCTATTTGCAAATAAGTCTAAAATAGTAGACCAGTTAATTTCTTTAGGAGAACTATCCTATAGTGCTTTATCCGATAGAGATTATAAAAACATCATACAGTATGCCGATAAGATATTGATAACATCATATTTCTTATCTAAAGAAGAACCTATAGATATATCTAAAGTGGATGATACGAAAGTATACGATTCTAATTATGACTTAGTTAGGTCAGATGAATTATATCTAAATTCTCTTAATGGAATTGACTCACTAAAGAACTTTGTAGAAAATAATTTCTTTGAGTGGTTGAAGAATACTTACCCAGATAATTTCCTGGTTAAAGAATTAGTATAGAGTTCTAATAGGGGAAAGAGTATGTTAAGAACAGCCCTTAATCTATTTGAAATTGACTAGAGTCTGACCAACAAGTAGACCTATAATAGATACCTAATAGGTATTCAAGAGTTGGCTAATGAAAAATTTGATTAGAATCACTCAGTAGCTGACATACTGATGCTATATAACCTGGCAGTGAATGGAACCAGATTGGGAGGAAAATACATGACTGGTATATTTAGAGATTAGGTCAGAGAAGGTAATGTTCTGTATGATTATTATAAATTCATGTCTGAACAAGATTATAATGATGACTTTAAATATATTATGCCAACTAAGAGAGATTTCTTAATTGCTATGGCCCCTACTGTATATTCTACTTATGCATTAAATTATAGGACAGAGCCTTATGTTAAAGTTCTTAATCCAGCTCATGGATATGACGTGTATAAAAGATACTATGATAAGTCTGATTATACTTGGAAGTATGACATGAGTAAACCAGAATCCCTATTATAGTTAGACCATCTAGGTTTAACGTAGGGGGAGATAGATGAAAGAACTTATAATTACGCACAGAACTCTCTGGTAATGTTCCCAGAACTTCATAAGAGATTAAGAGAAAATTCTATATTCTCTGGAAGCGGAGAAACGAATATGAAAGACAAGGTGTTATAGTTAGCACAATATATTAGATAGAACAGGTTGCTTATTTACAAACTATGTTAATATGGAATGTGATGTAATTCTTGAGATAGGAGGGAAAAGTAATTTTAAAATTGATAGAGAGTCTAGTGAAAAGGAGCTAGACTCTCTTCAAGATATCGTGGAGTACTTAGACACCCTTCCTGAACATAAAATAAAACAGTTGATTTACGACTTTTAGACATCCTCTACAAGAGTGAAAAACTCTCAAAAATACTTCTTGGACAAACAGCTAATAGGGAACTGTTCTTTCGAGAATTTGAAACTTCGTTATCCAGAGGAAACGGAATTGATTAAAGATATTGAGAAACCCTATATAATTACTCTAGTAGATAAAGCATATTCTAACGGAGATATGCTTAAAGGAAGGGTTGTAGTGAACGGAGTAGTTAGTTATATATTTAGAAATAAGTTTGATGTTCAAAATTTTGCCGAAACAGAACATAAGAAATATCTTGCTGAGCAAATTATAACTGACAATGATATTACTGATTAGTATCTATCAGAAAAGTATAAGGATAAACTGAATATTATTAGGGATAACTATAAGAAGAACTTAGAGAGAATTACTAAGGAAGTAGACCCTACTCCATCCGAGTAGTTTACTATTAAACATCTTATTTTAGATTATCTTAACAATAGTAGCGACTATACCAAGCTGATAAAGGTAGGAGACTAGATTATTGATTCTGGTTCTGTATTAAATGATTTCTGTAGAGAACTTAATAAATAGTAGGTAATAAATGAGGATTCTGAATCCGACTTAGCTAGATACTTAAGAAGACTACACTGGAAAAGAGAGTCGTTTGGAAAATCTGAATTATATAAAGGGTTAGCTACTTACATTCCAGAATTTTCGCAAGAAGTTAGTGAGTAGTAGTTCATAAATCTAGATTAGGATGGAATGGAAAGTTTACTTCAAAAATACTTTAAGAATGATATTATTCTATCTAACTATCATGTAGAATCAGTTGGCAAATCTGTCCCTCAAACTATAAGACTTACCAAGTCTTAGGTAAAAAAATTGTTTGAAAATACTTTAGCTCTTAAGAATACGGAGAGAAAGGCTTTAGGAGAATTGGAATTATCTAACAGTTATGAGGACAATATATCATCCTTAGAGGACGCACAAGCCTTCTTTCAAGGTCACTTAAATATGGACATAGACGGAGAGATATATACTCTAAATATTTCTAAAGATAAGGACTAGATAGTGTACAGTTATAGAGGTAAGAAGCTCACAAACGATGATAAGGTTAAGTTAAAAAGGAAAGGAAGAGTTTTAAAAGATGAATTTAATTTTGGATACGACACAATGAATATATTTACTCCAGTAAATGAGGATGGAGTAAATAACGGATACTACAAAGGGTACTATATATATAATCATCTAAACGAGGCTGGGGATAATATATTTATAGTAAGTAACAGTGTTATTAGTCCAAATCTATATGACCCTGCAAAGTTTAAATCATTGAAGGATGCTAAGTTAGCAGTAGAAGGATTTAACCGCTCGGCTAATGTATCAAAACAAACTAAAGTGGGATTAAAGCAAATATTAGGAAGTTCTGATGGAAAAAGATATGTTAACCTAGAATTTCCGACTAATGTTGGCTAGACCATAAACTCTATAGCCTATCCAATAGGCCCAAAAACTAAATTATTTGCTCAGGAGCATAATTTAATTACCACAAAGAAGCCCTCAGAAATCCAAGCCTTTTATAAATAGAGAGGTATAGATATTTCATCGTTAGACCTTCCTGAAAAAATAGGAATCTTTCTATATGCAATGACAGAAAATGGATATTCTATCAATGCTATGTAGGGAAAGACCTTAGAAGATTCTGACTATGCCAATATAAGAAAAATCATATTTGATATAAATAATGCTCCAATTAAATAGTATCTAGTAGAAAGAAGTAATAAGAATGGTGAGGGTAATTATACAACCTATATAAAATCCTTATCTGATTCTGGAATCACTATAAATTCTACTGGAGTAGACTTGGCAGGAAATCCTCCGACGTAGAGCCTTACGAGTACACTATTTAATTTAAAAGATACTCTTGAGAACACACTTTTCAAAGATACTCCAATTAAGATAGTTATTACAGATAATGAATAGCTAGCGCAACTTCAGGACTAGAACGGAAATAGAATATTCCCCGATGGTACTGATGGGGTGAGGGCTTTTATCTATGACAATAATCTCTACATAAATCAGAGTAATGCTAGTATTAATGACCTTCTTCATGAAACTTTCCATATTGTACTAGGAGCCATAAAAGCTCAGGATATGAATGAAGGTACTAGAAATTATGAAAACATTTTGAATTTCTATGATAAAAAAGTATCTTAGATGACTAAGAATAGAGTTAATGACCTTTATAGAAACTTAGCATATATAGATAGAATAGAAGAGGGTGTCGTTAGACACTTAGCTAGATAGGTTGAAAATGGTGATGTGTTTTACTATAGTGATAGAACTAATGAAGCGATTGATTTGTTTAGATAGCAATTTCTAAACATAAGACAAAATATTAGAAAAAATATTAAACTTGATTTGGACTCCGATTTAGGTTTCCAGTCAAGTATAAATACTCTAGTATCATCATAGGTAGGACAAATGTAGAAAAATCGTATCATTTCAAACCTTATAGAGAAAGGAATTGAGAAAGGTTTAATATTAGAAAACTGTAAATGAAAGATTGTAATTACACATTAGTTGGAAAGAGGCAGTATAACCACTCTTATGACGAATTAATCAAAATCTTGAAAAGAAGTCCGCAGCTTGCATATGACATTCTTTATTCTAAAGATTATAATCGTTAGACAAGAGTGGTTGACAAACTGTCAGAATTAAAGGAATAGGGGAAACGCAAGTTTAGAAAGGAATTTTCTGACAGGGTAGATGTTATAAATGGATGTGCAGAAATAAACGCATCTGGATACACAACTCAATCATTTATTGATTCTGGGTTATATGTTGACCAGTATGGAAAACAAATAATGCCGGTTTTATAGGTAGATGATTATATTGAAAGAATGAAATCTCTATATGAATAGAAGGGATTAACTAAAGATTAGGTCGATTAGCACATCTCTATTTTGAAAAATAGCTGGAAAAGAATAGCAGAAGATGGTAGAGATTTACATAAAATTATCTTGAAGCAAGGTAAGGAAACCTCTTACTCCTAGACTGAGGATAATACTAAGGGCACTTCATTTGAGCATCTAAGTGACGTTATACATGACTAGGTTTATGATGATATATTTAGTTAGGTATACTTAGGAAACGGAAAAGAATCTAGAGAACTTGGGGACGACTCTTCTCCAGTTATTCTCAAGAATCTAAATCTCTCTGCCAAATTAATAGGAAGAGACGAAACTATTACTGGACATATTGATTATATTGTAGTTAAACCAAATGGTTCTGTAGAAGTATTCAACATAAAAAGTTCACACGAATCTCCCGCATTTTGGGATTAGGCGAAGAAAGAAAAATATAGAAATGAGTTTGCTTTATTATCTAGAATACTTTAGTATAATGGAATTAATACTAACGATATTAGATTTAATGTTATTCCAGTGACACTTGGATATGATGATTAGTTTCAGAACATAAAAGAGATTACTGTTAATAGAGCAGAGTGCTATAGTCATAATAGAGGTGCATTTATAATGCAAGAATCTATGAAATTAGCTCAAAGGTTCATAGCATCTAATGCAGAAACTATTACAATAAATGACTCTTCAATAGATACCGTAAATAAGCAATTAAGTGCGGTATTTCCAAAAAGAGATATAAAAGCTGATGGAATAACATCTACTATTGAAGAATATATTGATAAAAACTGGACATATTGGACTCAAGGAGAGCAGCCAGATACTGGTTGGAACCTCACTATAGATGGAGTGATCTATCATGTAAATAGTTCTGAAGTTAAGAGTAAGAATAAGGAAGTAATAGAAATCATTAAGCAAAACCAGGATAAACTTCTAAATGTAGATAATGGAAAACTGAGTGCTAGAGGTATAGTGAATTAGATAGGAGAATTTAGAAGATTCGGTTTTCCAAAATTTGACAATGACTATTTAGATTAGCTGTTTAGTCCATACTTTGAACATTCTGTTGTGAAGGTAAACGGGAAAGATAAATACAATTATCTGTGGGAAGTAGTTAAAAATGATACACTAGATAATTGCAATATCATTATGTTCAAAAATACTCTTACTGGATAGGTCAATGTAGTTACTCTTTCTGGTTTAAACTTAGACTAGAAACACTCTTTCGAGGGCAGGGATAATATATTAGGTTTCCATTTGAATGATTTATAGGCTACTGACAATCAAGGTAGAGAATTGATGAAAGCCACATATGGAAATATAGAAACAATGAGAACAATGTTCTTATTAAATGAGATAATACCACAATTAGGTTCCGATATTAAATTAGGAGATTTAATAGTAGTTGGCGGATTGGGAGGAAAAATATAGAGCCAATAGTATCCAATACAGTTAGTTGTTTCAAATTTCGTTAAAGCTCAGGAAGTTTTAAATAAGAAAGAACCAAATCTTAAAATTAACAATAACTTTTCTACTGTGGAGCACATCTCTCCAGTATCATTATTGATAAATGAATTTTGGGATATTTTACATGAATCCCCTAATTTGGGAAAAACAGATTTCAATTCTTTAAAGGAATTAATTTCTGGGTCTGATACAGACGGATTGTAGCATCTATTAAATGGGACTACAATAGATTCTTTGGCATCTGCTGAAACTACTGAAATATAGATTTAGAGACTAGAGGAACTGATTAAGAAGCTAAATACTATCATGTCCAATTAGCATATGTCTGTATCTCCAGATACTATTATAGAGTATGCTACTGGAAAAGCTAAACTAGCCAATCCAGAAAGGAATGAACTAGTTACTGGGTGCTGTAAATTGTTACTTAATGCTTCTATAGCTTTAGATAGATTGTCTGGAGTTATCAGAATATCAGAGGGAGATTTATCAGAGATGGAACGGCTACTCGCAAGACCTCAAAATATATCCAATTCATAGGTTAGAATTATTAGTAAACTATTGCAAGACGCTATCCACAATATTTCTAATAAACTAGAACCTCAAATATCAGACTTTAATTTAGCCTGTCTAGAATATTACGAAGCTAAGGGATACGGAAAAACTCGAAATGCTTTGATAGGAGATTAGGTTAAAGTTTTCAGACACTTGTATAAAGAAAAGGATGGGGAGTTATTCTTCAAGAATCCATATGATAATTCTGAAGATTTGGATGAGGATGATAGAAAGTTCCTAAAGAAAGCATTATTTGAAATAAACAAACTAAGATTTAAGGATAATAACTTTTCATATAAATCTGAAGATGATAAATCTCTATTGTCATTTATAAAAAATAATCCTCAATACTTATGGGTACCATTGGAAAAAGCTTCTTCATCTACTAGATGGAGTAATCCTGGTAAGTACTTTGAAGACTTTAAAAGAAGAGTTAGAGGGTACTGCAAAAATCCAACATTATTCTTTAAGGAAATGTATGAAGATATTCTAACAGATTAGGAAGAATCCTAGATTAATTAGGATATAGAGGATATGTAGGCTTATAATAGATTTAGAGCTTCAGAAACTACAAAAGGTAGACAAAGATTGCTAACCAGATACGGAAAGGATTATTTTGAAACCAACCTATAGAATCTTGTGATAGATTATTCATATAAGAGTCTTCAAGAAGAAGAAATGAATAAAATGTTAACTAGGGCTAAAGGTATTCTTCTGTAGTTAAAGTTAACTGGAATTAGAGAAGATGATTAGGAAAAATTTGCTAAGACTATTAAGCATATTGATGACTACATTAAGACAGCAGTATTTAATAGGAGCATAATGGAAGAAAGCTCCAAGAAAATTATTGCTAGGTTGCAGCCTCTCAGAAAAGCAGTATCTACAGCATATATTGCAGCTAGTCCTGTTGCGGCTATCCGAGACGTTTTTGGAGGCTTCTTATCTAATGTTGTCAGAACAATGACAAAATATAGAACTGATATAGACGCCAAAGATGTTATGTGGGCGTATCAATTTGTATTAAGGTAGGGAGTTCATTCTGCTATGAGTATAGACTTATTAGATAAATTAAATAGTAAGTATCTTATTTCTAATATCAATATAGAATAGCAGTAGGAAGGTTATAAAACTAATAGAGGGGGTATAACAAATGCTGGAAATTGGATGTATGCCACTCTTAGAAAACCTGACTTTCTAAATAGAATGGTTCTATTCATGGGAAAACTAAAACATGATGGTTCTCATAATGCTTATTCTATTGTGGATGGAAAACTAGTATATAACTGGAGAATGGATAAAAGATTTAATTTATTAGCTTCAAATGATAAGAGTGATATGGAAGCCTACAATAAGTAGAAAGCTCTGTACTTGAGCCAGATTATGAAGTTTAATGAAGAGAATCCAGAAGCAAATCTTCCTGTCAGTCTTGATACTAATTTACCAGACGGTTATACCTAGAACTAGATTGATGAAATCAAGAATTTAGGAGATACCATATACGGTTCATATAACCGAAGTACAAAGGCTATGTATGAAAATCTTGCTATAGGTTCACAGTTTGGAGTATTCTCTACTTGGATGAATGGTATATATGATGTATATCTAGGATAGAGAAGAGAATCTTCTTATGAAACTTAGAAAGTCTAGAAAGAGGATGAGAACGGAAATAAACTATGGATAGATGATAACGGAAATGTTACCACAGAGAATACAGGGGTTCCATATTTAACTGATGTTCCATTAGTTGTATAGGGAGTATTAAGAACTTTACAAGATACGGTCTCAGAACTTTATCATGGTAGAGGATGGGAAGGAATAAAGTAGAATATTCTTAGTAATCCGATGCAGATGAGGAACTGGAGAAGAATACTGTCTGATGCTCTAGTAGCTATGTTATTGTATTGGCTATTTGAGGAATTAATCAATCCTGCATATAAGGAGCACAAGAAGACTGGAGATGGAAAGGATGTTCTAACTAATGCTGCTATTGAACTACTATATAAAGGTAGCTCTAGTAGTTTTGAAGAGTTTAAGGGACCTCTTCCAATATTAGACTATGTAATGAATAATACTAGTCCCGCATCTATTAAGTGGGGAGCTAAAGTCTATAATGACATTGAAGGATTCCTGTTCGGAGATACTACATTTGGAGAGTTAGTTACAAAATCTCAAGCATTACCACGTTCTCTATAGGATACATATAAAATGTATAAAAGAGATACTATAAATGGTATTGGAGAAGAATAAAAAAAATAAGGGAATATAGGAAGGCATAATCGCCAACCTATATTCCCTTTATTATTTACCACGTACCGTAATCAGTTATGTTAGTGCGTTCTTTACATACATTACATTGTACAGTTTTACCTAGTCCTATTCCAGTATGAGTAAATATTATTGAACATCCGCACGCTTTTATTCCCTTGTGCAGTTCATAGTGCTCCTTTTGGAATTTAGCATAAGCCTCTGCTTCCTTTTCATTTAGACTGTAAGTTATGGTAGGTTTAGGAACAGAAATTGTTCCTATACCCCATCCTTTTGCCTCATATACTGGTTTCTGAGCTTGTTTATCCTCTTCTAGTTGTCTAATTCTTTCTCTACAGATGTGAATAATTTTCTCATAGTCCATTATTCTAGCATCCTCTTTAGATTTTCCAGGCTCTTCTTTAATTCTCAAAACTCTTTTAACTATATCAGCATCCCACGGATTGAGATTATATTCTTTCCATATATTCCACGGCTGAATTACGTGAGTACTATAATCAGACTTTCCTATATGGTAATCTTGACAGCTCTTTTCCGTGGTTTTCAAAATACCCAAGTTCAATAAGTGCTCTATCTCTTTCTTGTTTAGCTTTACCAATTGAATCAAATCTTCCTCGGTTCTCATATTAATTATTGTTTACGATTTGCATAATAGTTTCGAGAGATATGGCACCAACAGTTCTCTTAACTTCTTCATCTCTGTCATTGTAGTAAATCAACACAGGCACATTTCTTATGCCTTTAGAGTTTGCCAATTCTTCCTCTTCATCTACATCATGCTTTACTATCTCTATCCCAGAGATTTGTTCAAGAGTTCTGTCTAATACCTTGCATGGTCCACACCATGATGCTCCAAATTTTTCAATTCTTGTTACCATTCTTATTAAATATGAAAATCAATTACAGAAATTTCTACATCATCTTCTACTGATTCCAGATAATCTAAAAACTCTTTTCTCCAAACATCTTCATCTTTGTCATTGGTAGTCATAGCCCACCAACCCATACTAGCAGACTCATGCCAATCTCCGTCCTCTGTTACAAAACAGAATGGAATTCTATCTTTTTCCAACATAGCATCCCAGTCTACCTCTTCTTTGGTAGCAAAGATGGCATTGAGGGGTTCTCCGTCTTCTCCTTTTTCCTTAAGAAGTAACCATGCTCCCCATCTACCTCCTTCACAATACCAATCCCACTTAGAGTCAGGATTATATGTAGACATCAAGTTCTCTTCGTCATCAATTTCATATCCCCAGTTCTTAGCTTCTTCCCAGGCATCTTCATATGAGATAAACAACCCTTTCTCTATGATTTTATTAGCTCTTTCAAGCTGTTCCTTTTCCCATTCAGTGGTAGGATTCTTATACTTATCTGCCAGCTTGATGGCATATTCATAGTTATCAGCGTGTCTGGTTTTAACCTCATCAATGGCTTCATCCTTTGTATATCTAACGTATTGTTCTACCTCCATGTTTTCATCATAGGGTTCTAACAATGTTTCAACATTACTTCCAAATACTAACCCAATAAAATGGCTCATACTATATATTTTTTAACAATTTCTGAAATCATCTTACCGTCTGCTTGAGGAAACTCCGATTTAAGAAATTTAATTGCATTTCCCATTTCTTTCTTTGGAATAATAGTAGTATATAATTGTTGTTTATAAGGTGCAACTATTTTTCCATTTTCCTTGCGAAATCCATTTTCTGCACACCACTCCATTAGTTTAGAATCTATTTGTGACTCATTTACAGGCTCAGGAAGCAACTTTTTTAGTACTTCCAATTCATCCCTATATTCAGTTGCCAAGTCCTCTCTACCAGCCTCTATAAAGCTAGAAATACTGTCCTCTAATTTCTTACACATTTTAGAAATAAGCTGTATCTCAGCTGCTTCATCATAAGGTTTAGCATTTTTAGCAGTTTGTAGAATCTGAATTTCTGCCTTCAGATTCTTATATGCACGAAGTTCTACTTGATTTTTAGACTTCATTGCTTTAGCTATACATTCGTTTATATTTATCATTTTAAATTATTTAATCCTTCTTCTAAAACTTCATTTAACCAAGTGCCTCATTGTAAAATTGGGCAATGTACTTGTAAGTTCCATCTCCATTACTTCTAACGTCAACCAAATAGGAAGTGTCTTCTGGATATTGAGTATCATCACATTTATACAGTTCTCCGTTTAACACTTTATAAGTATCATCCACATCCATTAAGGTTTCAGCATATGTATCTCCTTCATAAGCAATCTCATAACCATATTTCTTACAAAGATACTCACAATATTCTTCTACTGTAAGTCCTTTTGTATTAATTTTAGTTAAAGTTCCTGTATGTAATTCAACACAACTCATATTTCTAGAGTATAATTAGAAATCCAATCTCCACAACATTCACAATGTCCTAAGTCTTTATATTCTCCTAGATGCTCAATAAGAGACATCCATACATCCTGAAGAGTAGCTATATCGGTTTCTCTATCCAGCATAGCTCGTATAGATACTTTTATCTCTTCTGGAGTCATATCTGCAGTCTCTTTTCCATCAACTGTAAGTGATGTGCAAATACATCCGTCAGTATATTCTATTTTCATAATTAATTTATTACCTATTATAATCCAAAGTCTTAACCAAATACTTGATTGCTTCTAACTGTCCATATGTTAAGGATATCAGTTTGTCATTTAAACAAATATCCCAACCTTCTCCATTAGTCCATTCTGTTACGTCTACATAATCATGTTCCTTAGCTAAATGGCAAAATTTATTTAAATTCTCCATAACTGCATTTCTTTTACTCTTTTCCATTTCTTATTTCATTAATTATTACGTTAATAATACTATCTCTTTCTTGTTTGCATTTTCTACAAGTACCAGAATGAGTATATTCTCTAATAATATTTATATAATCATGACCATCTATAGTTCTTTCTGTAATAGGCTCAGATGTAGTATTACCTATAATTCTACTTTCAGATACATTACCAGTTCTTTCACAACTCATTAGAAAGAACATTACTAATAAAAATAAATAATATGTTTTAGTTTTCATATTTACTTCTTTTTATATAAATAGGAGCTTTCGTTCTTTTAAATTTAGATGCAATATGTCTTTGAATAACCTTCTTAATAACTTCAGGTTCTACATTATACATAGCATTTTCAACAAAGTAATTCTCCATATTAACTTTCTTAGAGTTTTTTGGAAATAAATCATTATAAGATAGGAAATCCTGCAAGATAGCATCTACTTCAGCATAAGATTTAGCCCCAATTTGGTCTAAGTCAGAATTAGAGATTCCAAGTCCGTCAGTTGGGGTCAGATCGATAGATTCATTCATAGCTTCATACATTTTGCAATATTCCAGTTTTTCCTCAGCAGAATTAAGACTCTTCAAGGTGTCCTTATAATAATCACTTAGCCATTCTGCCAAACCATAAACTTCAGTCTTCCATAAATCCTGCAATGGGTCGAAATCTCCAACATCTCCATGAATAGTCCAGAATCCTAACTGATATTCAGTCTGATTATCAGTAGACATTACTAAACCATTATGGATAGATGCAAGATTATAGAGATATATCATACGAAGTCTAGCTTGAATATTGCCCTCTAAGATAGGAGTGGCATTAATAGTCCACCCAGGATTTCCATCAGCTTCTGCCCTAGCTATATGAGCACTTACAGTACTATACATATTAGAAAGAGCACAGCACTTAAAATTATCACAAAAAGCTTCCCCAACTAATTTGGAAGTATCGAATTCATCATTCTTATTTTTAATCGGCAGACTTCTACCAATCAATGGAATACCAGTTTGTTTACTTACCTCATGGCAAATGGCAGCAGTAACAGTACTATCTATACCACCACTAATACCAAGAATTTGAGCTTTTATATTATTATCCAAAAGATATTTCTTGGTTTCTTCTACAAGTACCTTAAATACTTTTTCGTAATTTATCATAAAATTTTATTTATTACTTTGTTACAAAATTCCTCATATAACTTCTTATATTTCTCACTATATACTATTTTAGTTCTATATCCAAATAAAGTATCGCAGATATCATATCCACCATAGTCTAATAAATATGTATCTCTCATAGTAATAGGATTCTTTATAGTAACATAACTAAAATAGATATTATTATCATCTATACCTTTAAATTTGGAGATCCTATAAATAGATTCTTTTTCTATTTCTTCTAAAGGTAAAGATAAATCTACTTTATTAAAATTATTCTCAACAAGATAGAATTCTATTTTAGGAAATTCACTAATGTCATTGAAGTCATATTCAGAATAAACAGAATTTATGATAGCTATATTCCATTCACCTAAACATATTCCCTCTAATTCTTCCATAATAGATTCTTTAGATAAAATAATAATATTATAAGACCATATATCCTTTTCTTTATAATGATGACTTACTTTATTATTATTTATTTTAAATACTAAAGCATCATCTGGAATTTCAATAGATTCTTTAGTATATTCTCCATCATAATAAAATTGTAAATAATTTATCATATTATTTTAACCAATGGGAAACGTTGACATTATTTTTAATTTGATATTCTATCTTTTCTTTTACCTGTTTCCAGGATATAGGAGTATAATTATTTAAATCAGTACCTACATCATATTGGTAAGGAAAGCTTATATCCACTCTAGGAGTATCTGCCCCAGTTGTTCCAGGCTTTAAATGTAAATGTCCAAATAACTGCCACACAGCATGTTCTGGATTTTTCCAGCTTCCTCCATAACATAAATATGGATAATGATTTAAGTAGATACATCTATTATCTATATAGATAATCATTTGTTGCTCCACTCTATCAAATAACTCCATAGTCTTATCACCAGGCCATCGTTTTTCGTCGTGATTCCCTAAAATAAGATAATGCTTACCATTAAGTCTTTGAATTAATTCTTTCCATCTGCCATTAGTAGCAAATGCAAAATCTCCTAAATCAAAAACTATATCTTCCTCTCCTACAACTGAATTCCAATTAGCTATAAGAGCTTCATCCATTTCTTCAGTAGTTTTCCACGGTCTATTACAAAACTTCATAATATTTTTGTGACCAAAGTGTAAATCAGAAGTGAAAAATATATTCACTTCCGACGAATTAAATTTTAATGGTTTTACTTGTTCAAACATTTTCTTCTAATTTTTTAATTTTGTCTATTAGTTCTTGTCTATCTGTAACATATTTTTCGTTAGCTTGTATTAGATTCTTAATGACTTCTTCTTGATATTTAGCAGGAAAAGCAACTTTATAAGCTGTAGAATCATTACCTATAATAACCATAGTAATTATCTCACCATTAGATTTAATAAATCTTTTATCAAACCAATAAGAATCTACTCCGATTAAAGTTTCTGTAAATTTAATAGGAACTTTATCTGTAATATCAATAAATCCTATATCAATTAAAAAATCATACATTTTTAATCTGTTTTGCTAATAATTCTTCTCTAATCTTTCTATATTCAGATTCTAGTATTCCAGAAGGTTCCTTCATTTCTTTTTCAGAATTATCTAAAGGAACTCTTCTGCATTTACTTTGAATCAACAAATGTAATTCTTTATTCATTGATATATCCTCTTTTAATAAACTCTTGTCTTAACGGTTCTACTAATTCTACTACAGTAGGATGTGGTTTACCAGTCTTAGCTATCTCACTTCTCAAATCAAAGAAATGATTATAATCAGAAGCAAAACCAGTCATAATAATTTCAGCTTTAGTTCCTTGAATTAAGAAATACGCAGCTTGCTGAGGTTGCCATCCCTTATTAATCCATTTAAAGTAAATAGATTCAATAGTTTTCAAATCTTCTTCAAATTCTTCTTGCTCATCTTCTTTTAGCCAAATAGGAGCTATAAATGAAACACTAGAACTAAAGCGAGATTTGATATAATTGCAAAATCTTGTAGATTCGATAGCCCATGAGAATACACGATGTCTTGTAATATCCTTATAGAAATGAATATCAGATGTATATCTTACACAGATTCTTTTCTCATGGTACTCTGTAGGTTCACAGATATATTTTAAATCATCCATCCAACCATTTTCTACAAGGACTCTTAGATTAGTGGTAATATAATGACCAGCTTTACCATATTCAATAGGAATAAAAGAAGAATTACCGTATTTATCACAAACTGTATTACTATAAAATATAGACCTACTATATTTATTTCTTGAATATTTTGCATCTATACCTCCTATACTTACCCAAGGAAAATATAGATATACAGTACCGTGCTCCAACATAGCATAATGCTGGCTCTTAATCATTCTATCTACAAAGCCTTTAGCTGAATCTGTGGTAATCTTATCTTCTGAACGGTAGCAAGTTCTGCCTGCAATTTCTATCATCTTATACATTCCATCTAATCCAGCTGGTTGTTCTAGTATTTCAAATTTAGGAGTAATTATGTTCATAATTCTACTGTTATAGTTTTAATTGATTTCTTAATGATAGGAGCATAGGTATGTACACCTTTAATATCTGAATCTTTTAATTTATAATAAGCTTTAGCTACTTCCATAGCTTCTATTATAGAATCTGCTTCTACTAATACAGGACTATCAAACCCTGTATTATATTCTACCCTATATACATTTTGTTTAATTACCTTCATAAGTTTGTACTAATTTTAATTCCATAATCCTATTTGTTTTCCTACATTATAGTCAATAAAACAATATTGAGAATCATCTTTTAATTTAAGTATAAACTCTGAACATTGATTAACTAGTTGAGAATCTTTCTTAACTCCAGTTATATGTCCAGTTTTATATGGATTATCTTTTTCAGATTTACTTATATCTATTCCAATAAAGAATACTACTTTATCTTTATATTCCGAACACTCTTTACAAGCATGGTCAGAATATCCTATAGCTTTTCCATGTAGTTTTTCTACTTCTTTAGCAGCTTTTTCAGAAAGAAGGGAATTCATTATGATTCCCTCCTCTGCTATATTCCCACAAACTGGGCATAGGTAGTTTACTAAAGAGACCTCTAGTTCTTTCGACATCTCTTGCAAGCTTTATATCCTTGTTTACGAGCATCTGATAAAGATATTTTCTTAACTTCAGGATTGCGGGCCTTCAAAGAAGGACAATCCTTACTAGTATGATAAACACTGCCAGTCTTTGTTACATATACATCAGTATCTTCATAGTCAATACAACCACCAGTCGGATTTCCATTTTCGTCGCAATAAGCTCCACTATTAGCTAGAATTAACTTTCCGTTATCAGCCTCTATTACTTCGTCACCATTTTCTAAATACATATCCTCTACCTTTCTTAATGTTAAACTTTTTATTGAATGATAATCATGTCTTATATTTTGTTCTGCTTCATATTCATCTTCAGCAGTAGTCCAAACATTTTGATCATCCCATAAGTATGTTCTATATGATATATAAATCTTTTCATTTTATTCCTCCGAAATAAGCTCTACCAGAGTGAGATTTCTAAAGGTCTCATTTAGAGACTTTCTAGCTTCCTCCTCACTTGGAGCTTCTATAGTAACTGTTTCTGCACATCTTTTCTTAAATTCTATATAATACGTATAGGTTTTCATCTTCTTAGTTTATTAAAAATTTTACTTAATATAATTATAAGCGCCATACATATCATAGCGGTGATATAATATAGCGTCAATGTAAAGAAACACAATCCTGCGGCTATAATAGCTATCCAGATTGGGCTAGTTATAATTAGTATGAGAATTACGATAAATTCTAACATAAAGTTTTATAATATAATAGGGTAGGATTATTATCGTGTATATCAATCTGGTCTAGTTGATATAATGCCAACTTCTGAGAAAATTGTTGTCTATCAAATCCATTAGATATAAGGTGATAACCATTAACAGTGGGAATTATATGCTTAATCCTATCTCCCTCTGCTCCTCTACATTCATTAATTAGAGATATTATCCTATTCCTATATTCGTCGTCTTTAGAATCTATATCAACAATCCACAACTTTTTATAATTAGAACTTCTACTGGCACCAGTAGCCCTGTCATATACAGCTATGCCCTGCCTAGTATTTCCATTCTTAATCAAGTCTGCAAATTGTTTAATAGACTCGCAAGCTATATCAAGAGTATTTCGAGGATTAATCCAAAAGTAAGCTCTAGCATTATTACTATTACACAAGTCCTTTATATATGACTCTTGTCTCAGAAATTCTTCCTTTGTAAAAAAGTAGAAACTTCTAATAGTTCTAGCACCAGATGTATAGGATGGGAGTTCTACCCCATCCTTCTTTCTTTGAATTATTTGAACGAAATAAAAATCATCTTTATCTACTAATCCATCAAATAGATTAGCTAAATATTCAAAATTGTCTACCATAAAATAAGTCGTTAAATATATTAGCACCTCCGAAGTAGTCAGGAACACATCTAGTTATAATAAGCTGTCTGAATGAATCTCCATGCTTCCTTTTAAGGTAATCTTCAAGTGAGCATTTAGCTATCAACTCATTGCTTTTATTTTTAACTATAATCTCTTTATCATAGAGTGTCTCACTATACAAGACTACATTATAATTGATCCTGTAATTCATTTTCTATATGTTTTTTAGCCTCACGCCTTGCTTTTTTCTTATCTACCACATCCATCATTATTTCTCCGTATTTTTTGAAATAGATTTCACCTCCCCATCCTTTCCATCCTTGAGAACCATAAGCTCTTCTTTTTCTTCTACGTTCTACCTTTCCCTCTTTATCAAGGTATGGAGTAGGGATTCTATTCTTCGGATTGTGTGCGGTAGGATGATGCTCCTTGTAAGTTCTACTCATGCTATAAGTTTTTCAATATATTCTCTATCCTCTCCTTTAAAGATTGGAATCTCATTATCAATAAACCAATAACTTCTTAAAGTTTGATTCATAGTCTGATGATATTTCTTTATACAGCAGCTTCCTCTTTTAAACTTAGTAGGATAATCATTCCAGTTAATTCCTTTCTCCTGAAATAGTAACTCTTGAATTTGATTAGAGTTTAGACCTTCCAACTGTTTGTGAGAGAAATGTGCCTGCCCAGCTGAAGAAATGCTGTTCCTCGTAGCATCCTGCTGTCTCCATAGGATACAATTAGTTACTTCCTCTTTTGGAATGTTAAAGCATCTGGCATCAAACATTGCTCCAGTCTTAAGAGAACGCTTATATGAGCTAGTTAACTCATCATCGTCTAACTTTCCATTATAAGAAAGCTCTACGATTTGCTCTTGAAATCTTCTGTTAAAAATAAGAGTTGCCATAGACGCTGCCACACTACATATCTTCTGGACGTTATAATCAAACCAGGCGTCAGTAGTAAGTTTCTGATAGTCGATAAGTACTAAAGTAATTTCATCAGACTGTGTGTATCCCAAAACACATCCCTGAATATTCTCACATAAGTACTTCATTGTTTCCTGCATAGCATTACACATAGCCCCATCAAAGGGTTTATTAAAACCTCTTGTGAATGTGTGAAATGCTTTTCCATCTAGTCTTATAATAACTGGTGTGCGTCTAGCTAAAAATGTTTTAGAACGATTCTCATAATAAGATTTCATTCTATCTCCTAATTCATCTTTCATAGCTTTTCTTTAGATATACTTATACTTCCTTCGTAG